GATTTTTTGCAACGAACAGGCGTGCAGCTCCTGTTGCTTTTTCTAATTGTTTGCGTGATATTGAAAGAACAACGTCGGCAACCATAGCTTTTCCATATGCTTCAGACATATTGCCAAGACCTACAACTTCTTTATCAGAGGCTTCTCTATTAGCTTGCGATGCTGTCCAAATTGGTATTTTTAGTTCCATCGCTAAGTTTCTTAATTCCTCATAAATCAACTTAAGCTCATGACGCAAAGAATCATATTGACGTGTCGATCTCATAATGTCTGCATAATCAATGACGATTAATCCAGGTTTGAAATCTTTCATTGCCAATTTCTCCAAATGATTCTTAATTGTGATAATACTCGCTGATCCTGTCGGGTATTCTTTAATTATCAATCGTCCGTAATCGTTTCCTTCATACCTACTCAAAATTTCTTCTTTTTTGTCGATGACATCAGTTGAGTTAATACCACAAAGGTGAGAGTCATATCGAACGCCTACGGCTGTTTCTGTTAGCTCGAAAGTATAGTGTAAAACGTTTTTTCCACGCTTAAGAGCCTCAGCGCCGCAATGAACTAGCCAATGTGATTTACCAACTCCTGTTGGTGCAGTAATAACTCCTATTTCGCCACGTGCAAGACCTCCATTTAGGACTTCTTTTTTGTCCAAAGGATCCAAACCTGTTGGGCAACATACACGAGTTAATCGAGTAAAGCGTGCTTCATAATCTTCAAAGAAATCATGTCCAATTGTGGATGGTGTTCCTTTTGAAACAGCATCTTTCATGATACTCAAAACTGACTCATAATTTTCTGCTGTTATGGCTTGAACGCAATCTTCTAAAGCTTGCTTAAGAACTTGCTTTTTGCAAAAATCTAATGTTTTTTCTTTAACGTATTCAAGGTCGCCTTCGTTACCTTGATTTTTAACACGCGAAAGAAACTCAATTACTTGTTCACGAAGTATAACATCGTCGCCAGATGATAATTCATCTCTGATTATTGAAACAAGTAACTGAAGGGTTGGAAAATTTTTATATTTATGATAAAAACCAAAATGTCGATCGCAAAGATAAGTCAAGTATTTTAGTTCAAAATACTCAGGTGTCATTACTTCAATCATTTGTGCTGCCCATGTATGATCGGACAACATAGCTTGGAAAATCTTTTCTTGAAACGGTCGTCCGTATTTAGAAAAGTAACTTTCAACATGGTCGGGGGACATGTTCATTAGTACCTCATAGTAGTCTATTGTAAATTATTTTTGTATTGTAGACATCAATACTGTTAATTGCATTTTCATTTAGTAATTTATGTATGTTTATATTATTATATGTTTTTTGATGGTTTTCAAGTTTTTGTTCAAGTTTATTAATTTGGTAATGTGCTAAGTTATCGACGTCAAGATTAATAACTTTAAAGTTTCTTTCAATCATATCCTCGTTTTCTTTAATACTGCGATATATTTTCTTTTTAGATTTTTCCATTTTAGCTGAATTTTCAATAAACAATTGAAAACGATTTGAATCAAAATCAGGATTTTGAAATAAATTGCCATATTCTTTTACCAGCGTTTTAAATCCTGCACCAGGAACACCAGGAATATTATCTGAATTGTCACCTACAATTGCTTTAGCTAACGCAAAATTACTTGGGTGAATTCCAAATTTATCTATTACAAATTTTTCATTAACAAAAGACTTTAAAGTAGGTGAATAAATTATTGTTAAATTGTCGAGCAATTGATAATAATCATGATCTGAGGATAGAATCACCTTAGGTCTGGATTTAAAACGGTATTTGCATAGGTATCCAATAACATCATCAGCTTCAGAACCCTCCACGTATAACTGCGTCACAGGAAAGTTATCAAGAAATTTTATCAAGGTTTTAATTTGATAATTTCTATTTTGCATAGTGTCAGGTATGTCATCATAATACCTGTTTAGTTTGACAGGGCGAGACTGCCTTTTATAATCTGAATAAACATTCTTTTTTCTGACAGAACCACCGCCTTCCCAAATAATATAAACATCTTTTGCATTGGTCTTGTCAATTAGTTTTGTTAAATTATTATAAAACCCAACAATGCCACCGATTTGTTCACCGTTTTTTGACATTGTTGGGTTTGCAACATAGTGCCTAATAAAAAGATTGTAGGCATCTACAATAAGACAGCGATTATTCGCCATCAAACATTTCCGCTTGTAATGCTTCTAGTTCTGATAAAGATTCTGCATCAATATCAATACCATCAGTTGTTGTCATAACTTTTACCATTGCTTTTTCTACCAATTGATCGAGATAAGGTTTGTAATCAGGGTCTTTCATTAATTCATTGAAAGCAGTTTTTCTAAATTTTTTCTCAATAAGTACTTCGCCTGACTCACAACAAACAACCTGAAAATTCTTCCATTGTCCACTACCTGCGATCTTAATTGATTTGTTATTAATTATCTCTTCACCATGCTTTCTTAACAAATCAAATAGCTCTTCGTGTTCAACAATTCCTTTTCCAAAATGAATTTGAAATTTAGCTGTTCGGAATGGAGGAGCAACCTTATTTTTAATTGTTTTTGCTGAAACATTGATGCCAATTACGTCATCACCATCTTTAATTGGTTGGCCGGCACCTAGTTTGATTCGAATTGAACTATGAAATGGAATTGCTTTTCCGCCAGGAGTTGTTGTTGGATCACCATACATTACACCAACTTTAGTTCGAATTTGATTAAGACAAATTAAAAGTGAATTAGTTTGACCAATAACACCTGTTATTTTTCTCATACCCTTAGAAATTGCACGAGCTTGAAGACCAATAGATTCTTTGTCATAATCACCTAACAATTCAGCTTTTGGAGATGTTGCAGCAACTGAATCCCATATAATTGTAACAGGAACATCTTTATCTAATGCTTTGGCTTTAAGAATTGTTTTTTCTGCAATTGAAAGTACTTCTTCTGTACAATGTGTATCAACGTATACAAAACGTGAGGATACATCGACGCCTAGCGCACGAAGATTATCAACTGATGTTGCATTTTCTGTATCTATGTATACAACAATTCCACCCATTTGTTGAGTTGAACGTGCTAATTGTGTTGCGATATGTGATTTACCAATCGAAGGAGGTCCAAATATTTCTACAATACGACCCTCAGGTAAACCGCCTCCTTTTTGATTAGCACAAATATAGTCTAACATTTGACTACCTGTACTGACCCACCTTTTAACGTGAGTTGGGCTATCATCAACTGCGAGGTTGTAAGCAACTCTTGCACCTTTTTCTTTATTAAGTGACTTTATTAGGTCTTTAGTAAAATCATCACTTGGCATTTTTTCTCCTTTTTGTTTTGATTATACTTTACTACTTTAAGATATACAAAAAAAGACCTTTTAAAGGTCTTTAAGTTTTAAATAATTTAAATTTAAAATTACATGCCAAAAAGTGTTATGTCAACCTCTTCTCTTTTTTTATCTGCCTTTATTAATGCATCTTTAACTAGCCTAGCTTCTTCATCCATGCCGTCGCCTTCTAGCCAAGAAATCAAGTCTCCATCCCACTGTGATGCCTTCATTAGGCTGTTAATAGAATATTTTCCCCAAAAGTCATCATTAAAAAACTTTAAAAGATTGTTATATTCATCATATAATCCAACCAAAGATTGTTCTAGTTCTCTTCTTCTAATAATGTCTTTCACAACAGATTCAGTTGTTCCTAATCCCTGCATTGCATTAAAAAGCTGATAGGCATCTTCTGATGAAGCTTTTACCATTGTTGACTTAACAGCTCCTCGTGTAAATATATTTGTGAGGCCTTCAGCTGCACCTGAAATTGCACCTGATATTGTATCAAGTATTCCTTCATTAATAAGATGACGCCTAATTAGTTTGTTTAAGTTTTTTCTAGAAATTTTCATTGTTATTCCTTGCTTTACTGTTTAAAACTAATTAGGCGCCAAATTTTAAATCTTAACTGACTTTTTTAAGACATTAAATCTGCAAATGCATCATCTAAGTCATTATAAGATTTTCCTCCACCACCTGATTTTGGTGTATCATCAGAATCTGAATTATTACTTCCAAATTTTTCAGTACCTTCATCATCTTCATTGTCACCATTAAGCCAATCATTTACGATTTTACTAAGTTCATCGTAAGATTTTGTCTTAAAAATACCTTTTGTATCAGGTATATTTGTCATCCATTCTTTTGCTTGAGATGTATCATCAGATAGTTTTGTTGATCTACCTCGAGGAAGAATTTCTGTTTTTGCCCATTGTTGACCAGGCGGCTTTGAACAAATTACTTTAATATCACGTCCTGATTTAGGATCAGTAATATCTCCATAATCTTCATCAAGCATAATTCCAAGAAGTTTTTGATAGACAAGCTTTCCAAACCCCCACAATTGTACTCCTTTGTCTTCTTCACCTCTTACAACCACAGCAGCATAAACTCGCATTTTAGGATACAATTTTTTAGCCATTTCGTAGCTTTCTTTTGTACCTTCATCACGAAGTTTATTAATCAATTCTTGAACTGGATCTCGTTCACCAAACTGAGATGGTGCAAGAAGACCTCGCTGTCCAGGAATGTTGTAATAAAACATCAACTCTTTAAAAGGTTGACCGTCATTGTCTGGAAAACTCATAAGACGAACATTGTATTCTTCGTCAGGTTGTGGTTTCCACATTACGTTTTGTGATTTATTGTTACCGCTTAGTCGTTCTAGTTTGCGCTTGATAGCTTCAAAATCAATAGCCATGATTTTTCTCCGTTTTTAATGTTTAATGTGCAATATTTAATTTTTAATTTTTAATTGCTAGGCAATTATACTTTGTGTGTGTGTAGGTTACAAAATTATTTTAATTTATTTGATGTCTTTTGATGATAAGCTTCAAGTATTCTCATTCTTTCTATTTGTTCTTTAACTTCTTTTTGCTTTTCAAACATTCTATGATGATCTTTTTGTTTTGATTTTGGTTTGTTAGGATTAGGGCCGGGCTGAGGAATTGCAAATCCTCCAACAGCTGCTGCCACATTCATCTCCTCTAAATCAATTTCTTCAAAAGATTCTTCATCTTTTTTGTTTTTTTCTAATTCTTCTAAAAGAAATAAAATAGAATAAGGTTTATGTGATTCAGCTAATTCGAACGTACTAGTAGGTGTTTCACTTTCTATTGGTTGACTTTTTGTAAAAGCTTGTGTGCCAGCAGGAGTCACCTCAGAGGCGCCTGCATGAGGGGGCTCGTTCACAGTAGGTTCAGCTTGTTCAATTTCAACAGTTTCACCTAAGGACGCTTTATATAGGTCACCCAATCTTCTTAACAACTCAAAAGGCTTTGTAAGAAAAAGTTTTACAATTTGGCCTCCCGTGGATGATATTTTTTCAACAACATAACCTAAGGCTTCACCTAACATTCCGCCACCAGTTACTAAAGACATGACTTTTTCAAATAATTCAACAACCTTTGAAACAATTCCTTCTCTTTCAGATAGCGTTTTAAATACAAATTGTTCGACAGGTTGATCTCGTAAAAATGTACCTAAAGAAGTAGCAACGTTTGCGATAGTTTCACCTGCTACACCTCCAATTCCTGCTGCTGCGAAAGAAGGTAAAGCAACAACCGAATCAAAAGTTTGTGCTGCTGTTATTGTCATTTGTTTTAAAATTTCTAATAATTCTTCTACACCTTCTTTAAGTAATAAATTATCTTCTTCAGAAGCTGTCATGAAAGCTTCTAAAAGCTCATTAAACTGTTGTTGTGTACCTATTATCCCTAAACCCGAAAGGCCTGCTACGTGTTTTAAACTACCTATGATCTTAGACAAACCATCAAAAGCTTCTTTTACTTTTCCTGCTTGAAAATACAATTCAATGTCGCCAACAATTTGATCTAAACCAGGAACTGCTTTTGCGATGTCTGCAATTGTTTGCAATATTCCCTCATCAATCCTTTCAAGCGTTTCACATAATTGATACTTGTTATTTCTATAAACTCTAAATTCAAGTATGTCTTCTGTCACTGATTCCTCCTCATCAGAATCTTCATCATCTTCACTTACCATGGTCATTCTTTGCGCAATTACGCTATCAGCATTTGAGTGAAAGCCACCGTTTGTCATAAAACCAGATGTTTTATTCATAATATAAGAAGAAGGGTCTAATTCTACGTTTAAATTTAATTCTTTGATTGATTTCTTTTTCATGTTAATAATTATGAACTTAAAAAAGAAAATGAAACAGGTATTTTTAAACCGCTAATAGGACATTTTAAATGAGGGATGTTAATGTTTCTTTTTGAAGAGCAAATAATAGCATCATGAATTATTGCATGAAAATTAACTTCATTATTTGAAACAAAATCGTTAAAAGCAAGATAGCAAAAATCAGCAACGGATGACTGTACCCAATAGTTTAAAATAGACCGTTCGCTTTTGACGATGACTGGACGATTATAATGATTTAAAATAAAGCCTAATTCATTATTTTGCTTAAGTAACTTTTTTTCAAACTGGTCTATTTCAAAATAATTTTTTAAGTCATTATAGCCTTTTTTGTCTATCTTGCTAATTCTTTTAACAGTTTCATATCCGGCTCCATAAAGAATAGATAAGATTGTCTGTTTTAAAATTTTTCTATCCGTTATTTTTAAATTTAGTCTATTTTTAATTGTATCATAAATGTCGCTTTCTATTGAGCTTATTTTATTTTTTGACAGAAGATAAAAATAAGGTTCGCATGAGTTAAAATCAATTTCAAAGACTTTCAAGTTTTTGTAAGTTAAATTTTTTCGATTAACTTTTTTCATTGTCATAAAATTAGTACCGCCTACAATTTTTGACCTACCGGTAGCACTGTTATGTTTGTACTTTGGTAATTCATAATTGTCGACTGGTACTAAATTACTTAGCAATTGCTCTCTAGCTTTAAAAGCTTTATCAAAATAGCCAGTATCAAATTTAATAATTTTATTAATTTTTTCTTTTAAATAAGACAGATAATCTTTTTTATTTTTATTCGATAAGAATTTTGATGCGTCTATTGCATTAATGCAAAATTTAAATTTGCCAAAATAGTCGTTAACTGTTTTTATTTCTTCTATTGACAATTGATTAGCTATCGTGTTTAAATAGTTAATATCAATTGTATCTTCAGAGTTTAAGTTTATTTTATAAGAGTTAGTTGTAACGCTGTAATCTTTGTTTATTAGTAAATTTTTCATTTTTATTTTTATAATAAAATAAAGTTTAATTTTTTACAAGTTATTCAGTGTTTTTTACTAGATTTTCTTTAAGTTTTTCTTTATCTATTGATTTAATTGAATTTATTAATTTTGATTTGATTTGTTTCACAGTTCCTATTTGTGGCAAGAACAAAGAAAGATTTGTTGTATATTCACCCGGCCCTATTGTGTGTGTTACGTCACCTACCATATAAACATTGTCAATATCAGTGCCTGTATTTAAATCAACAAAAATGTTAAGTCCCATTGTTATAAAAGGACAGCCATAGATAGTTGCGTCTATTGAAGTTGGAATTAAAAATTCTTCAATATCTCTTTTAACTGGTAATTCTTTAGTACTGCTACTTTTTTCTTTTTGTTCTTGTTGATATATTGATTCGTTTAAACGAGCATTAACTATTTCGTCTGTCGTATTACTTGATAAATTTATTGATTTAACAACTGCTTGTTGACTTCCGTATGTTATTGACGGAAAAGATCTTTTAATATACTGCTTTATTTCTTTTAAACTCATTTTTTGAATAAACTTTTCTGACGCTTCGGAAAAAGTCTGTATACTATCATTTAAATTATCATCATCGTTGGCGTGAGATAAGACACCTGCCACAGATAAAAATCTTGCTGGGTCTGTTGCTCCTTCCATAAATAATGTTTCAGCCGGCCTAGATGAAGAATTTTCATCATATACATGAATTTTTAAAATCTTTTTTGAGTCATCAGTCCCTTTAATTTCATTAAGTTTTTCTTCTGTTATGTCAAATTGATTTTTAAAGTAATCGCTATATATTTCTAAAAGATTCGCATCATTTAAAGCGTTTGCTTGATTTGGTATTATCGCAGAAGCAACTTCTAATTCAAGATGAATAACCGGTTTCCTGTAAGAATCTGTACTTGATATATCTAATCCGTCATTTTCATAAATTTGAGTTAGTGTGTTTTTTAAAGTTTGAGTTTTGTATTTTTTAAGTCGAGTTTTTACATATCCTTCTTTGGCAGCAGTTTTTTGTTTATCAGTTTCAGGTAATTTACCATTTAAAATTTGATATTTTTTAAACGCATTTTCTTCAAATTTTTCTTCTTTTTTAATTTCTTCTTCTCTTTTTTTAATATTTTCTTCTGTTAATTTATCTAATTCATAAATTTCTAAATTATCATTTTGAAAGTAATTAGATAGTAAATCAAAAATACCTCTTGTTGTTGTATCTCCTTCCGCTTTTACTGTTTTATAAATCATTGATTTAATTGCTTGAATATTGATAGGAATACTTGCTGTCGTATATTTTCTTGCACCTGCCGCTGATTTATTTATCGGATAAAAAAGAACTTGAACTTCTGAATATTTATTTTCTCCTCCTGTTGCCAACGGTACTGCGATTAAATTAGTAATTAACTTACCTAAAGAAACATGATTGTCAGGATAACCTAGAATTTGATTAGTTTCTAAGTTTTTTGAGTAGGCCCAGCAAAGAGGATTTTTAAATGGATCTTCAGTTAAACTTGCACTTTCATATGAGTCATTTGTTCTGGTAGTACATGTATCTACAACAGAATTAATTTTTGCAATTATTCTTTCGGCAACATTTTTTTTAATCTTTTCAAAAAGTTTTTCTGTTATTTCCCCTTCAAAAAAATCAGCTGTAAATATTTCTGAAGTTGTAATATCTTCTGGTACGTCTATCAAACCTAACATTTCAAAGTATTTTTTCAAAACTCTTGCATGATTAAAAGTTTCTATAAATTCACCATTTTCTGTTGCAATTTTAATTTTCTGAATTTCAGATTTTAATTCTTGTATTTTGTCTGCAGGCAATAGAAAATCAACTGACATTACTGAATTTCTAAGAACTTTTATTTGTTTATGAATTGCTGCTGCTTTTTTCTTTTCTTCCTTTGATTTTCCGTATAACGCATATTGTGTTGGCACCCCAGTTGTATTTTGAGGATCTAATGATGTGGATGTAATTCTGTTGTTTTTCTCCATGTCATCGATTAATTCTATAAGCATGTTAGATAGTTCTGAATCTTTTTTTTCATTACCTAAAGCAATAGAAGTTGTTTTAAAATCTGTAGATCCAAAAAAATCTAAAGTCATATTAATAGTTACTTCATTCCCGTTAAAAGAAAAATCTGAACTGGTCAATTGATAGATATGAGTTTCTCTTAAAGAGTTTAGAAATTTACCAATGTCATTGTTAGATCTAATGGGATCTCCATCTGGGTGTGACCATCCGTGTTCCACCTTAATCACAGTTCTAGCAAGTTGATTTAAAGATACAAGAGGGGCAATTTCTTGAAGACGACTCCTATCGTGAAGAATAACTGATAATTTTGCCCTTCTATTAGTTATCATAAAATCACCACCGCCATTAATGCTAGCAGAAAAGCTCTTAAGTGACATTAACGGTGCCATCGGATCAATAACATTATCAAGTTCGCCTAAGTAATCAGTATTGTTATTTCCAATATCAAATAAGCCAGAATTTCGCTTATTGTTTATTTCTGGGTTAACCATGGTTTGAGGTGCTGTGAATAAATCCATATAGCCTACTGAGTTTAATTCTTCACCTTCTCGTATAAAATTAGGAGTATTTGTATTTGAAAAATTGTCCCAAACTGCATTAAAGTTGCCGTAGCTATCTTTTTCAAATTTCATGAATCCAACATTGCTCATATTAGATAAAGATTTTTCACCTTTGCTTCGTTTATTGTAAAAAGTCAAAGATAAATAAGGCACGCATCTAGACAATTCAAGTTGCGAAACTGCACCGAAAAAAATTGACAAATAATTATCATTTCTTGTGCTTTTACTGTATGCATCTTTTTTAATAACAAAAGCTGACACATTAGGATAATTTTCATCTGGCGACTCTATGTTTTTATTAATTGCAGAATTAGTAATTTCTTTTGTCTTTCTTGCCAAGTAATAAGGCATTTTTTGTGGATTATTAGCTAAAAAATCAGAAAAAGTAGAAACATTATAAATTTGTTGAGGTATTTCGTTTTGTATTGTACTTACAATTTGCTGACTAACTTGATTGACTAATTGTGCTTCATAATCTGCATTTAATTTATCTATTGACGCTTGATATTTATTTGAAGTTAACTCAATCCATTCTTGACTTTCTCCATTTTCTTTTCTTGTATACCATTTTTTATTTCTTCTTTTATAAATGTAACCTGACGCGTCATTATTTAATCTAAAATTATCTACGTCTTTTGATAAGTCTATTTCATTATTACTAGATGATGGTGACTTTTTTGTTTTTTTCGCGGGCTGCGGGTAATAATCAACAGCTCCCATTGAAATGTTATAATCATTGACAATTGTTTCTTTTTCTTCTTGACTTAAATTTTCAAAAATTACCTTATTTAATAATTTATCATTATTGATTTCGACAGTATTGCAAATTTGCTTCATACTAAAATAATTATTTCTATCTTTCTTAATTAAAACATCAGGAAAATTTTCTCCTTTTCCTGTAGGTTCGAATATAACTGCTAAACTATCTATTAGACCGCCAAATTTTAAAACGTCAGTGCTATCATCTTTAATTAAATTATAATCAGGAAAAACAGAAGGATTTGTTAATAAATCATGTGTTAAATAACTACCTAACATTGAACCGGTAAACTTTTCTAAAATGTATCTTTCTTTATCAGACGCTGCTGTGTCTTTGTTTAATTGTGCTAACAAATCTTGAAAGTTTTGATTATTTTTAATCGACTCAATAGCTTCAATAGCCTCAGGATTACCAAAAATTGCTATGTCATTTTCTATTTCAGCGCCCGTTACAAAGCCTTTATATTTTAAAACTAGGTCTCTTAATAACTTAAGCTTTAAGTTAGGATTAGAGTTATAAAAACTATCAAAATTCATCTACTTATACCTAAGGCTGCATTTAAACTTTCAGGAACTCTTAAAATAGTTCCTGGAGGTATTTGTAATCCCCAGCCAATACCTGATGCTGCAGCGATTATCCACCAATATTGAGAATCTCCGTAAAATTTAAAAGCAATTTGATCAATTCTTTCGCCTTCTTTTAAAATATATGTATTAAAACTTAAAAAACCGCTATTTATTGCCTTATTAATTCTAAAAGAATGATTAGTTGTAGCGTAAATAATTTTATTAGAAATGCTTAATTTATTTATAAAGGAATATCTTGATGTAGCCATTTGGTTATCCTTTCTTTATAGATCTAGAATTGTTATAATTATTTTCTGCATTGAATCCTCCATCACTGTAAACGTCTCCTGATATATCTTTCATTATCTTCCCTACATTGTAAAGCGGAGCTCGATTATAACCTGCATAATCCAAGCCAGGCGGTATGTCGTGTATCACATCTAGGCTAAATGTTATTTTGCAACCCATGGGAGCTCTAGAGTTATAATCTGTTTCCCATTGAAATGCTTGGTCTAACCAATCAAACGTTATTCCTCCTAATTTACCTGCTATTCCTCGACCCATTGTTGCCTCAAATGATCGAGTAAATGGATTATTTTCAGCATTTAAAAATTTATTTTCATTTGTTTCAAATAGTTCAGCAAATGCGTTTACAATGGGGCTAGCTGCTGATGATGCTGAACCAATGGCTGGTATGTTTGAACTTACTAAATTACCTAAGTCTTTGATTAAGTTTATTGCAGCAGCTCCACCTGTAGCTGCAGCGGAAAGCGCAGGTAAAATAACTGTATTTGCATAAATTGTATTTGGTAACGGGTGTAAATCTTCATGATAACAATAGATAGATTTCCCAAATAGTTCAGGATTATTAGATAACGTAGGATCTATTAAAGTGCATTTATACCTAACTCTAAACTTTTTTTCATTTTTTCCAAATATTTCTTTTCCTTCTTTTTTATCGACCAAAACTGTAACTGATCTGTTAAATCTTATTTTTTCTCCTGTTTCAAATAAATATCCTTTACTCACATTAGGTTTTAACAATAAAACTGATGTTTTTTCATTATATCCGTTACTAATTCCTGGAAAATTCAACCAAAAATTAATGTCATTTTCTGGGGTGTTTATCTGATTATTTACTGGGTTAAATGCTAGCGGATTAACAAAACCATTATAAAGTAATTTTGTCGCGACGTCAGCGGCAGTGTTTATAGCAGCTGACATTAAACCTCCGGAATTTTTTCCTATTTTAGCAGCAACTGAATTTGTAAATTGAATTGGAGAACCAAATGCAGTGCCAATTGTTTTTATTAAAACTTCTTGGATGTCGGATCCAAAAGATAAATCTATTCCGCTGCTTTTAATTTTTGTTCCTTGATTGCCTATACCAAAAATTCTTCCTAAATTATGTTTAGAATAATTTGACTTAATTACATCACCAATTCTCAATCTTACTATTGGGCTAGCGCCTATTACTTGACTAAAAGGTTGTATAAATCGCAAATTTTCACCTTTAGCAACTTGAGTTCCTTGAGACCATTGCGGATATAGCAAAGTTGTAATTTTGTTTATTTTATACCACATGTTATCAAAATCTTCTTTTGAAGTTGCCATTAGAGTAAAAGTACAAGAGATAGATCGATTAGTGTTGTTATAAACATGAACCTGATCCATTCTACCGTAACCACCTTGAGAATTAAAATTAGGAGTAATTGTATCTGTTAAAGAACTTAAAAATGCATGAAATGAAATTATTTCGTTAGTTCTTAAATCTTGAATATAAAACGGAACATACTCGGCGTCTAACCTGTCTTCTAATTCTTTTACAACGGCATTTGGTACTCTCCCAGAGGCGCCATCATTATTTGCAGAAAGATAAGTAGATTCTACTAGGTCACTACCAAAGTGTGCTCTAATTGCGTTTGGGTGATTTGTACCATTGTCTAGTTTAATGCTAGACCTAATTGAATTCATTGGCAAGAGATAAACTGAAGGAACTGTGCTTTGTGCGTACGAAAGTTGGTTTTTTCTCTTACCGTTTTTCATTTTACTTTTTGAAATTCTATTTCCTGGTGTATCTTCTAAATTATCAACATCATAAAACGAATTATCTTTGATTTCTTGTTTGCTAGCATTAAGCGCGTTTCCTGAATATGCTCTTAGGCTGCTATCCCCCACTATAGCCATAGCGTTAAAAAACCTTACTGCACCGTTTGACTGAATAGAATACATTAACTCTCTTATCATTTCATCACCAATATCTGGTTCTGATATATTATCAATAAAAGCAAGAGATTTTTCTGCATTTTTAATTACATTTGAGCAAACTGATAGCCAAAAACCAGGAGATTCTTTTAAAACTTCTGATTCTTTAAAATTTTCAATTCCTCCTGTACCTAGGCAAATTTCTATACCTCTATTTACACAATCATTATAATTATAAGCTGTCTTTGCTAAATACTTTTCTCTAATTGCATCTAATCTTAAGTTTAATAATTTACTAGCCGATCCATAAAATTCAGAAAAGTCTAATGTTTTAATAGCTTTTGTAGCTATCTTTTTCAATTCAGACTCATTATCCTCTTTTAGGCTTTCAAAAATCTCTGCATATAAGTTATTATAAATTGCTAATACTGACTTTGCTGCTATGATTGCATGCAATTTTACTAATGATTTATTTTTTCCATAAAAATTAAAAGTATTTGTATAAGTTGATCCAAAAGATTCAGAGTTTTGATTATTAAAATCACCATTACTTTGCCTAAAATCTTGATCATTTAAATTTTTAGGATAAAAATTAGTATTTTTAGCTCTATAATCTGACCCTTCTATTTTTTTAAATGTACCATCTTTAATTCTATTGCCGTAACCTAATATACCACCTCCAATAAAATTTTCAGAATTAATTTCTGAATTTTCTAGAAAGCCTGCAGATTTTTTAATAAGGGATTCTCCTAAACCTTTTAAATTTTCATATTCAATAATTTTTTTATTTTCTGTGCTATTTCCAAACCTATCGTTCATTACGTAATTTTTTTCTGTTCCTGGCTGATCAGCAAACGGCGTAATTTCTTGTTCAATATTACCAAAGCGATTGTTGTTAATTAAGTAATCTTCAACTAAACTTAAAACATCGTTTTCATTTCTTGCATTATTACTTGTAGTATTCCCAAATTGATCTAAACTCGTACCCTCTATATCTTTAAACAATTCATTTCCGGATTTTTCTGGGTTGCCGCCTGTTTTATCTAGAGGCATATCTTGTATTTCTCTTACGTCTTTAAAATATTCTCCTAAACTAATATTTTCTAAGTAGTTTTTCCCTAATTTATCACTTTCAGATTTAAATGAATTTATAAATGTTTTTTTACTTCCTGGTAATTCAACTTGAGTTGCACTGTCTTCTGTGTATATCTTGGTACCTCTATCTCCTACGTTAACTAATAAATTGTTATCTGCTGGATAATAAAGATTTTTTGATTCTTTTACAAGATAATTTAAATAATTTCCTAAAAAACCTTCATTTTGATCGATTAATTTTCTATTAACACCGTCTTGATCTTTGAAACTCCCTAAATCATTTTCATTGTTAAGTGATATATTTTCATCTGAATCTTTGTCATGATTATAATCTACTCTGTTACTAGTAACAGAGCCCAATTTTGAAAAGTATTCTTTGAGAGTTTTTCTAGTATCAGACATTGTCTTCCTTGCTTAGTATTTTAACCAAATAATTTTTTAAACTTTCAAAATTATTTTTATCTATTTTTTGTAAAACTGAAGTGTAATTATTAATAATTATATCAACTTCAGCTTTTTCTTCGTTTGTTAGATTATAATTTTCTGTTATTTGATATAATTCGTCTTTTAATTCATCTTTTTTTATTTTTTTGTATTTTTTCATTCTTTTACTTCTAATCCTTTAATTGGTATTTGTGTAGAATCAACTAAAACTTGAATTGAACCTTCGCTTAAATTAAGTTCTGGTTTTGGCATGTTAATAACTGCATTTTCTAAGCCAGTACTTATGGCAGCTTCAGTTGCTGCAGCCTGGGATGCTTGTTCTTCTGCTTTGTTCGTACCCATAGTTCTCATAAGATCGTCTAATCTGGCTTGAGACTCTTCAGCTTCTGTTGTTGTTGTAGCAATAGAATTTGATATTTCTTCTTGTGCGTCTGTTATTTTACCTGCCTGAGTCATGACATCAACCGCAGTAGCTCCCAATCCCAAAGTTGCTTGTCCGACCTTTGATGTAAAAGATGCCAAATCAATGTCTTTTGAATCTATGTCTGAAAGTTGATTCATAGAATCAATAAAACCATCAGCTAATTTATTAAAATTTTCTTGAGATTGCCCTAAAAGTTTTGTATTGTCCATCAATCCGGTATTCATTCTTGAAAAATTCTGGGCTGCTTCATAAGCATCAGCAGATTTAGCTGCTAAAAGATTTTTAGTTTGTTCTTCTATTATTTTTTCTGTATCTGCAAAAGCATTTTGTGTTTGTTTTAAATTTTCTAATAATTTATCAAATCCTTCTTCAGCAGCAACATCAGAAGCTCCCATCATTTCATCTAATTCTTCTTGTGAAGAAATTCTTCTGTTGTTGTCAAGTAAAAATGCTAATTCTTCTTGACTTCTTCCGAAAGCTTTTGCAATTGCGTTTTTCATTGAATTAGATTGTGACAAAAACTTTTCTTTAGTCATTCCTGCTTTTAATAAAGAATCTCTTTGATACTCAATCAATTCATCAAATTTACCTTCAGAAGTCAAGTATGACATCTTCATTGCATCAACTTGAACCCCTGTTAACTGTGCCATAGTACCTGCAGCCTGTGCAGCACCAGAAAATGTAGCAAATTTATTTTGTACAGCATTTAACTCTTCGTAAGTATAACCTAACTGTGTTAATTTAGCAGACATTCTAGTAGCTTCTTCAGCCGTAATATCACCAAACATTTCTGTATTTGACATCATTTTCATTGTCATGTTAGTTAATGTCTTCATTGGTATGTTTAGCTTTTGAGACAAATTATTAGCATACATACCAATCTTATCCATTGATTCAAGCGTAATTTCATCAGTAAACCCAATTTGCTTTTGAAAATACATTTGAATCGTATCAGCTGAAACTCCCATTGCGTCTTCATAAAATGATAACTTTACAACTTGCTCATCTGTTAATTTAGAAACTTGGTTTCCGTAAGTTGTTGACAAATCCGTTAAAATACTTTCTGCTTTCATAGCAGCATCTTCAGCATTTTCAAAGTATTTTTTAAGAATGTTTTCGTTCGTACTGGTAATGTTACTTATTATATCAGCACCAGTGGATTCCATTCCCATTCTTATTTCAGTATCATTATTTGCAAAAGCTAATTTAACTGTTTCAAATCTTCTTAAAGCTTGGGACACTGCACTTTGTGGAACAAAGTCAAATTCTTCCCCTGCTTTTAAACCGCCATAAACTCTTCTATACTCTTCAATATTGTTTATGTTTTCTTGATACATTTTACGCATACCATCGCCTAAGGTATCAAAACTATCTTTTACGCCTTGAATACCTTGAACTGAAATTGCTGTTGCAGCTGCGCCTAATCTTGCAAAACTTGTATTTTTAAAAAAAGTATTAGTGTCTTGAGTGTTTTGTTCAATACCAACTAAAGAATTGGCCATTTGCTGGCTAATGTTACTTTGTGAATCACCGTAACTAGGTATGTTACCATTAGACATGTCATCTCCTAAATTAGTTCTTATTACTAACTATTATAAAAACTAGAGTTTGGAAATGATATCATCTATTTTTCTAATATTTTCAGATATAGGCGTTTCTTCTTCTTTATTTTTACCACTCAAGTCTTTAAAATGCTTCACTAGCCTTTCAATATACCATCTACGATATGCAGTTGGCATATTTCTCACCTCTGAATATGACATGTTGAGGTGCATCTGAAGCATGAAACTTTCTTCTAAAAAGTATTCTCTCCAGTTATGTCCGAGGCCAAAAAAACTCAGGTGTTATCGCCAGATTTGCTTTGTTTACGTGCTGGCAATGATGACAGGCAAACTGGTGAGACATGTCAATTCCTGGCTCATTATCTCTAATAAAATTTCTTAGCGATTTAGAGTCAAAAGCAGGCATGTTTTTAATAAAATGATTTATTTTATTTTTATCTGTAATTCCTTCAATTGAAATAATTGTTGATTCAAGGTAACTTGTAACATTATTGTCAACTTTAAAAGTATCTTTATAAAATTTTTGTTTTCTATCTCTTTCTTTGTCGTCATGAGAAGTTAAAAATTTAAAGATAACATTCTTTTTTGTGACTGGTAATTGAAAACTAAATTCATTTTTACCTTCTTCTATTGGGTCTATTTTTAGTCTTTTAATCCCAAGATCTGATAAATCAAAATTAATGTCTGATATCTTACCACAGCTTTCACAAATTGGTTTAATACGATAATCTTTGCCGTATCCAGTTATTCTTATTGAAACCATTAAAGCGTTCTTATCACCAAGAACTAAGTCTAAAGCATTTACTCCTTCCTCTAAAACGCAAGATGTAATTAAATGGTCGACCGCAGTCCCTTCTTTAATTAATGCATTTGAAGTCAAAATGTCTTCTTCTCTTGCAGTCATTGCTTTAATTTTTAATATTTCTTTTTTATATAATCTGCTATCTGGGCTATATAAAATACCTCTCGAAGGAATAGGTACAGTCTCAACTGGTATTTCCCAGCCAAACTCTTCTTTGAGCACGTTTTGCTTCATTACGTGCTGCATGGCATCTAATGACGAATTCGACATTTATTCTCCATAAAAAAATGTTACACTACTATTGTAAAATGTAACACTATAAAATAAAATCAAAATTTAATTATTTAGTATTGCAATACACAATTGTCAAATTGCAATGTTAAAGAAATCTCCATTAAAGAATCACCACCGTAATCTAAACTTCCAAAACCTGCCGATGTTATGAATGCACCTTTAACATCCCATAATTCTACAACAGTACCTATCGGGTCTAATAATTTAATTTGTAAGTCTCTTTTATAAAAATCTGCATATCCTGCTCTACCAGAAACTGATTCAACATGCGTGCGAATCCATTCCATTACTTGTTGAGCTCCTGAGGGTGCAATAGGATCATGCAAAGTTACATTCATATTTCCCATGTCTAATTTACCTGCTACATAACGATAGCTATTGATAAATTCAATTTTTGTTGACCCAATAGTAAATGTTGGTCGAGCAGTTCCTTTAATTAAAAAAGAATCGATTCCTTCAAGGGCCAGTACCCAACGATAACCTCTTTTTGGTTCAAACCTGTTAGGTAGCATGTCTGTGACGTTTAGCGTTTCTGCCATTTTATTTCTCCTAGTTAGTCAATTGTTCCATTGTTTGTTAAATTAAAGTCAAGAGCAATAAATTCTGCTACTCTGACAGGTTGTATATAAATTTTACCTCTAATGGTATTATTCTCAACATCAGCTTGCGTTGTGGTAGTTTCATCTATAACCACCTTGTATCTAGAAACTCCTTGCTGATTCTTCAGACTTTCTAAAACTGGATTTACTAGTGAAGTAAACTTACTCAAAGTTTCAGTTCTGTTAGGTTCAAAAATAAGAGTGTTTGCAATATTTCTAACAGAACGTCTTACACTAATTAATAATCTTCTTACATTAACTCGATCCAAAGCTGACAAATTCTTAAGTAGCGTTTTTTGACCTTGTATAACTACACCATAGTTAATTGTAGTATTAATTGGATTAATGTCAGCTTCGTATAGTTTATCTAAATTAGTCCTAGTTAATGTTCCTAATTCAGAAGAAATAGCTGTACTTAATGAACCTCTTGTATTTCCAGCTGGAGCAAACCATGACTTTCCAATCGTATCGTTGTTAGCATAAGCTCCAAGTACACCAACTGAAGGAGGTACTTTTTTTGTAATTACTTCACCATTTGCTTTTTGAAATTGCATATTAACGTCTGGGAAATAAGCTGCTGCAAATGATGTGTCTAAACCTCGATTAATAAAAGCATCCACAGTGTATCTTATACTAGGTAAATCGTCAGAAGACCCTGTCATTAAATTGTTTTGACTATTGTATTTTTCTATGTCAAAAATAAATAAAGTATCAAATCTATTTTCTGCAACGCTTATTCCATAGTCTGTTACTGATGAATGTCTAATACCTGGAGCTGATAGCAATTGTATGTCAATGTCAGATTTTGATCCTAAAACATCCAGCGCTTTTCTATATGACTTTATTGTAGGTCCGGACTTGACACCGCCTTGATCTGACACATTATCGTATTCTCTTTTTAAAGCATCGTTTGCCAAATTTGATTTATCTACATCAAATACATTGACGCCATTAAAACCGCCTTGAAATAAACATGTGAATTTTGCATATACTTGATTTGCTGATTCTACTAGGTCGTTAACTGTCAAAGCTCTTGTCTTTGCCGTGTCATCTTCTGTAATAGATCCACCTCTTACGTAAGATGCACTTAACCATTTTGTAGTATCTGCTCTTCCATTAGACGCAGTAACTACCTTTACATGTTCAAGAGAAAATTTATTCTTATTGAATAAATCAACATCTAAGACAGAACCATTTACGTTTGCCGTTCCAACGTTTTCCTTAACAGCAAAAGCAGTTGTATCTGTTCTATGAGTCGGATAATGTTTTGTAAAAACATTGTGACTTTCAATAACAGTATTATCAAATAGATTAGGTTGCGTTACGTTGATTTTTGCTTCTTTTTGGAATCCCCAGAAGTACTTAGATTCAGCTTGTTTATTGACTCCTTCTCCAGAAGAAATTGTTTCTCTAAATGGGAAAGGAGGTTCAGTTAATCTTTGCAATATATCTGAGTTTGAAAAGTTTCCTGGGCAAGGTGCCAATAAAGAACCAGATGTAACTGTATGCATTGCCCCTCTAAAACCAAAAGGTAAAGCAGTTTTAGGTACATTTCCGTTTTCTAAATCACTAGAAACAACTACTCTGACTAATTTAGATATGTTAGGATGAGATCCTTCAACAACTAAACCTTGAGAAGATTCTGAATTATCAAAATTATATCTTAAATTAAAATCACCAATAACTCTAGCGACATAAAAATCATTATCCGGATTTAAAGATAATCCATAATAAGCTTCTATAATGTTTAATTCTCCATCAACGTCATCAGCAGATCTAATTATAAGATCAAAAGTTTTCACATTAGGATTTATGTTTTGAATAGAAAACTTGTATTTTGATGCAAAATCTGGCCCAGGAGATAATGATACTAACTTAAATAAATCATATGTTTCGCCTAAGTCTTGAGAAATAATATAAGGAGACTCAGCATGTGAAAATCTGTCTTGAAAATCTTCATAGTCAGGTATGTCACTGAAACCGGATGTTATTGCTCTTGCATTAGATCCGGTTAAAATAAAAGCAATGTTTTCAAATTTTGAGCTTACTGTGCTTGGTATTGCTCCAGAGCCTGTTATAACCCCATACTGAGGATGTATATAATATTGAGAATATAAAAGATGTCCGTGTTCTTCTATTTTGAGCGGGTCTGTATTGAATACATCACCAAAATAAGAAATTGATGTAGGGTCAAAAGATGCTGTTATTACGTTAGATTCTCTTTCATTGGACCCTTTAAAACCGTTCAACAATAAAGTAAAACTACCTGACTTTGCCATCTCTATAGAACCTGTCATTTGTCCGTATCTTGGGGTAGAACCATCTGTGGTTGCTGTCGTTGTTAACAAAGGAGTTTGACTTACTTCATTGTGAAAAGCTCCACTTAAAGAAAGAGCTACACCGCTTGGCGCAAGAAGTACACCTCGAAGAATAGGAACTGCGTGATCATTATCTACACCGCCAGAAAATCCTGATATTGTATAAATATTGTCAGCAGTTATAACTGTTCTTGTTATTGTATTATTACCTACTGTGCCAGGTGTAGTAGGTGTCAAAGTAAGTGTATCATTTGCCGCGGCATCTGTTGAAAGTGTTATTGTTATTGAACCATTATGCCCGTTTGTACTTTCAATTGCAGCTTTAATTTGGGCTGCTATTGCACCAGCAGTACCCAAACCATTAATTTGAATTCTTATATCGCTACCATCAAGAGTACCAGTCGCACCATCGTTGTCATCATCAAATACATAAACCTTTGATACAGACTCAGAATCAACTATGGTCAATTTTCCACCATCATATTGCGCTGGAAGTATCGACACAGCTTGAATTTGTGCTGTTGCTTTTGTTCTTCCTGTTTTTTGTATTCCTGCGTCAGAAAAAATTGTTGATCCATTTGATTCTGACATGAAACAACCAAGAAAATAAGTTCTACCTTTAACGTCGCCAGAACCTGCATTTGCATATGCGTTATTACCTACATTTCCGTTAGGCTGAATTATTTCATTACCAACAACAAATCCAGCGTTTGTAACTGTACCATTGTCATTTCTTTGTTTTCCATCACCAGCGCCTAGTACCCTAACATAAGCAACAGATCCCCCACCGTTTCTTAAATATTCTGCTGCTGCTAATCTTCCAAAGCTTGACCCATCGACGTCGCCAAAGACAGAGTTTAATTCTGATAAAGAACTGATCGTGACCGGTACAAATGCCGGACCCAAATTAGCAGTTCCGATAATACCCGCCGGCGTTGTCAAAGGTCCGTTTTGAGGACTAGGCTGAGAATTATCTATTTCTCTTGTAAATACGCCTGGACTTTTGTATACTATTTCTGCCATTTAAATTTCTCCATTATTCATTAAATATACGATTTAAAAAGTTACGCCTGAATTTGTTATAATAAAGTCAATTGAAATAAACTCAACTGCTCTTGTCGGCACTAAAACAATTGTACCATTTAACCTGTTTTGCTCTTCATCTAAAGCAGAATTATTAGTCTTATCCATGATTACTTGGAATTTATCTATGCCTTGTTGCGACTGAATTATAGATAATTGAGGCGTAACTTGAGCAATAAATCTATCTTTTAAAATTTGAGTGTTTTGTTCAAATACAAAATCACCGGCAATTCTAGAAACAATTCTTTTTACTTCTAAAACCATTCTTCTTACATTAACTCGATCCAAAGCTGACCTGCTCATTTGTAATGTTTTTTGTCCAAAAATTACGACCTTACCATTCGCAAAATTTGCTATAGGATTAATTCTTGCTTCGTATAGTGTATCTCTATCTGCAGTGTTTAATTTATAATCTGTATTTACAACATTTTCTAAAGCACCTCTGTTAAAGCCTGCTGGTGCAAACCAAGGATAGCTAACATTATCATTATAAGCTAACGCTTGAAATGCTGAAACGGAAGCTGGAACTTTAACAATTTTTCTAACAGCTTCAGTTGAAATAAATGTATCTGGAAAGTATGTTGCAACAAAATTGTTGTCAATGTTTCTAGCTTTAAATTTATCTACTGTCTTTCCTATGTCTAGTAAATCAGCTGATTCGTCGAACTTTCTTATGTTGTTTTTGTCATAACTAGGTATGTCCATTAAATAAATAATTTTTGAATTGTCTTTTACTTTTTCTGAAACTTTGTTTGTAATTAATTTTTCTCTAATACCAGGAACGATTAAAGTGTTAATGTTTGTAACGCCTTCTTGTGTCATCACATTAGCAGCATCTAAATAAGCAGAGACAATGTTATTTCTTAAACCTTTGCCAGGTGAAGATCCTGCATGGAGGTTTTGATAACTTATTTCTCCTCCATTGGCCTTACCCCCTGTCTCCAGGGAAGAAGCTTTGTCATTCATTAACCGTGCATCTTTATCGACAATGTTTAAGCCATCGAAACCACCGTAAAAAACATTGGTAAATTTAGCAAACTTAGAAAACTTATTAAAAGTATTAGCGCTAGATGCTGCTAGAGATGCGAACGTTAGTCTTCTTGTATTTGAAACATTATCATTAATAGTCAAATTAGGAAGATCTAGAGATGCATTTCTGATGTAAGCAGCATCAATCATGTGTTCGTCAGCAGAACCGGTTAATTCTCTAGCAACAGCAGCTGATAAAGTATCTGCGCTATTTGATTGATTATTTAATGCTACTTTTGAAAGAGAAAATTTATTATTATTAAATGCATCTGCACCAGAACCGGTTACTAGTGCATCTAATTTTTGTATTCCTAAAAATTTACTGTATGCATCGATGAGACTAGGCTCATTAAATAACCTACTATTCGACTGCAGTTCTGGGTTTCTAAGACCTACACTGCTATCAATGTTAGTATTTTTGTATAGTCTACCTTGTTGAATGCCCCAATAAATATTGCTATTTATTAATTCATTTTGACTAGCATGACCGGTAAAACCAGGAGATGTATTTCCGTTTCCTTTTGTTACTTTAAAAGTCATAGGAACCGGTGGGACTACTGAATACTTAAATGCTGAAACTGAACCTGAGACACCCAATCTAATACTTGGACCTCCTAAACCAGGTAAAGCTGTTGAATTAGATGTTAAAGTATCTGTTGTTTTAGGAACAGGTAATCCTCTAAAACCAAAAGGTAAAGCTGTCTTAGGAATTATTTTATTTGTAACGTTTGGATTTAAGACAATTCTTATGAAATTAGATTGATTTGAATAAGTTCCTTTTTGTGCTAACCCTCTTTCACTCTCTAAAACTGTATTAAAATTATAATAAACGTTTAAATCACCTATCTTTCTTCCAACATAATCTTCACTATCTGGATTTAAGTTGCAATTATTAAATTGTTCATAAATAACAGGATTGTTGTCATCGTCTGAATATTTTCTTACTTGAACGGTAAATGTCCCATATGGATCGTTAACATCTTCAGACTTTTTTAAATTAGCAATAGAAACAGATACTAGTTTATTTGCACTTTCACCGTCTGATAATGTTTCAAAATGAAATAAATCATATTCTAAGGATCCATAAGGCTGAGAAATAAAAGATGTAGTTTTTGCATTTTGGTATCTAGTATTAAATGAACCAAATACTTCTCTAAAGTATTTAGTTGTATCACCATTTGCAGAAGTACTTCTAGATCCGGATAAAACTGCAACAGTTTCATTTGTAGCATGATACTCAACTTTTGCAATGTCATTTTCTACGACAAAATCTGCAAGAAGTAAATGTTGCTTTGAGTCAAATAAATCATAACTTGTGTTTAAAATCTTTCCTACATAATAATCAGAATCAGGATTCAAAGACGCTGTGTAAATTTTAATACCTGGATTTAATTCGTCATTAGAAAAGCTACTTCCTAAAGATGAAGAAATGACAACCTTAAACGTTCCTTGATTTTTAATTTGCCCTGTATAGTTACTAATTCTCGCTAAATCATTTGCACTTCCAGTTGTAGCATAAGATTCGTTGTGATCTAATATTTCTAAGCGTGCACCCGAAGCTAAAAGTACCATGCTTCTGATAAGATAAGCAGTACTGCTAGATATCGATTGATTATCAGTAAAAATCGGGTAAGTATGCTGTTCGTTGGTTTGTATTTCGTGCTTAGCTGAAATAAACTGAACACAACCTTCATCTCTACCATCACTCCTTTCAGCATGCCCAGGTGTACTATTAACTGAACCACTTAAAGAAAATCCAGCATTTGCTACAATACCTAATGTAGTGTAGTTATCTAAGTCTGAACCGTTTTGTATCGATCCTGCGCCTAGGACTCTTGTAAAAGTAATAGCAGGTCTTAATTTTAAAAATTCATGTGCTGCAATTGCTCCAAATTGTTCTGGTTTGATATCTCCAAAATTTGTGATAAATTGGTTCATTGACGTAATTGTTTTTGGAACAAAAGCAGGCCCTCTACTTGCTATTCCTATAATTCCACCTGGGACACTAAACGATCTTGATGCTGTTCTTTGAGAAGCATCAATTTCTCTTTCAAAAAACCCCGGGGACTTAAATGTTTGTTCGGCCATTCATAACTCCTTCAATTCTTAATTAATTATCTTAAAAACATAGAAACATCATTTAATTATTCGTTTTGCTTTTCAATGTCTTTGACTATAAGCGGAGAAATCACAGATTCTCCTGTTCTTTTGTTTTTTCCCAAAACTTTTGAGAATCTTACTTCTTTTTTCCCTGTAAAAGGGTTTTGCACATAATGTTCAATTTCTTCTGATGTTTCTCCTCTCTTTTGTTCTTTAAATTCGTTTATGTTATTTAAGTCTGACAAGACGTTCTTGTTTGCGTTTTCGTCTTTTATAGTTTGACTTTTATTTCTTAAGACAATTTTATTTGCTGAATCTTTGTAGCCAAAATCAATAAAAGGAGCAGACATATAAGTTCTTAATTGATTTGGTAATCCCTTCACAGACTTTGGATTAATCATGTATCCTGGAATCGTGATTCCAAATGCATATTTGACCATTCTTTCTTCGTTAGTAAAGTCAGTAAAATTACTATCTAAGGAAAAAGTCTCACTAAAATAAGCTACTAATTCGTATCCGCTAGAAGTAGTTATTGGTATTTCATGACCTTGCCCTTTATAATTTCTAAAAACCATTTGTAGCATTTGATTTGCTTGTTGCATATATTGACACCAAAAAACAACTTCATATTTAATAGACATAAATTTAGGATAAGGTACTTCTATTATTTCAAAAATGTTATCTTTAAGATCATTTGCTAAATTAATGTTAACACCTTTAAATAAACTATTATTGCTTTTATTACTTCTATTTGCGATAGTACCGGGAGAAGAAAATTTGCCCGGATAAATAGAATCATCTATGAAAGAACTATTTTGAGCAACGTTATCTTGGTTTTTAATTTTTTGTTTATTTATTAAATTTTGATATTTTCTATCTTTTTTAGAAAGTCTTTTTTTAATATAGTAATTAGGCTGATCTCTGTATGCTATTGCCGTGCCTTTGTTATGTTGACTAGGACTTACGTCAATTTCACCTCTGAGTATAGAAATTAGAGGCAGAATTAACGCGTTGTTTTTATCCCTAATTGAATTCTTTCTCCTAGTTAAGGCGAATCGTTCTCCAGTTGCAAAGATAACAGGAACTTTTCTTGAAGATCCTTTTTCTTCAACTTCAAACCCTATTGTTTTATCAAATAAATTAAATACTGCCCTGTCAATATCTTCAATTTCAATTGAAGGAAACTCAAAATCATCAGGAACATTTGTTCCATCAAATTGACTAAAGATTTTATCACCAAATTTAGACATTATTCATCTCCATAAAAAGAAGAACCTACATTAGAATTATCTCCTTTTTTAGATACTTCTCTTGGGCCACTAATCGGCTTTTCCAAAACACCATTTTCTTGTAATTCTCTTTTATCAGCTGTTTTTCCTAATCTATTTTCTTCAAATCCTCTTTGTTGTACAAATGTTTCTTGAACAGCATCAGCATCTGTATATTCTTCTGATGTAGGTCCGAAAACTTTAGCAATAAAGTTAGATTTTCTTGATTGTTTACCTGTGACTGTAATATACTGACCGTGTTCAATTTGACCAAAAATTACATTTGTTCCCGGGCTTGTTACAACTTCAAAAAAAACAGACCCATATGAAAAGAAGTCACCTTCTAAAATCTCTATTCCTTTATCTAATAAGTCTCTTGACTGAATGTAAGCAGTCACTGAGAAGTATTTTTCGGAACCAAACCTATCTGTTTTTGTAGCAGGTTCTTCATACTTAACAAAACACTCAATTTCAATTGGGTCATCAAAAATTTTATCTATTGCTTCTTCGTATATATCGTGTACTCTTGACTTTACTTCTGATACTGGGAAATAGTAAATTTTTTGCCCTGCTATATCTTTTACAAGTTCTTTGGCTAAATCATTTATAAAGTTAATTTCTCTAGGTGAGATAAAAAGTCGTGCCATAATTTTACTCCTATCCTAAATAAACACATTTTCCATTTGGGACAGGAACGTATTTAAGTTGTTTATTAATTTGCTCTGCTCTCGTAGCTTGCAATTCAACTAATTTATCATATGTCATTGTTTCTAACATTTCCTTTAATTTAGTAACCAAAGATTCTTTATCAGACCTACCATTATTAATCATATCTGATGAATTCAAAGATACATCACCTCCAGGAATAGGAACATTACCAAATTTTCCCCTAATATAACCTAATTGCTCCATTGAAATAGCAACTGTATATTGTCTAATCCACTGTTTTCCTATGGAATTGATTTGTTTATAAGGAATATTCCCGAAAGGAATATTACTTAGGTTTGAAACTCCTGTTATAGAATTATCTTTGTATGCTGGTGAATTAGGATCAGGATACTGCCTAATTCTCACCCATAATTTTTTAGAACTTTTTGTTGGTATTGGAAATATTCTAATTTTTGTACCGGTTACTTTGTAAGAATAATTAGATCTTCTTACACGATTAGATAAATCTAATTGTCCTGCCCTTAAAATGTCTTCAAAAACAGGTAAAACATAAAAAATAGTTTCAGGAGTAAATGATTCAAAGCTAAATTCATTGTTTAGGTAATTAATTGCAGAAGTTGTATCAAAAAATCGATATGCTGCTTGAGGATTGTAATGAAATACTTCAGCTACTTTAATTTTACCTTTTGTATCATCAAAAATTGCATCACCAGACCCATTTTTTAGTTCTGTATATAAATCATAATCCTGTCGACCACTCTCAAGGCTGATTGTTCCACTAACAAAGTTATAAGAACCACCGATTCCAGCCTCCATTGCGTAAGGTTCGGCGAAACGTGACAAATATTCTAGGTTTTCACGCGGGTATTTATTTTCACTACCGCTTAAAGCGCTTCCTGTTGCAAAACCTAAATAATTGACCATTTGAGATTTGGCCTGATACTGATTAAGAATTGAGCTGTATTCTAATACAGCTTCCTCAAAATTTCCAAAAATTTGTTTTTTAGTAAGTTCCACAGAAAGTATATCGTCACCTAGTTTTCTTTTGACAAAAGTAACCATATTATCTGCATCTGTTTGAAAAATAGATTCATTGTCATAAATTCCAAACGGTGTAGGGTTTGATATCTGAGAAAAAATAGCCATTGGTACCTCGTTAGTTTATATTATATATTACGAACAAAACAAGACTTCAAAAAGCAACTAATCTATTAACAATTATTACGTTAAATTATTTCTTTCCAGAAAAAAACTTTCTAATTTTTGCAATCAAACCATCATCTTCACTGTCATCGTCTATATCATAAAGAGTATCTTCTTCTGTATAATCTTCAGATTCTTCATAATCTTCATCGTACTCGTCTTCCATGTGAAAGTCATCATCGCTGTGTGCGGTAAAACCATCATCTTCTACAGTCCTATCATCCATTCTAAATTGTGGATCTGTAGCATCTAAAGAATATTGTGTTCCAAAAGGAGACTCTTCAGTATCTTCATCGTCTTCTAAGCCAATTCTTGTAATTTCAGGATCATCTACGGACTTATCATCAGGACCTAAATAGTGTTGTTTTTTGTATCTTCTAACAGCAGCATGATCATATGGGTCAGGTTCGTGATAATCATGGACAGTTGTAAATTTACCACCCTCTAAATTACCTTCATCGTCCACTCCTGGACCAAACGTCAATGGAGGAAATTGACCCCTATCACTGCCTTTTCTAAAATCTGTCACAGCATGTATGTTTTTTTCTTGCTTTTTTTGCTTTTTATCTAGTATGTCAATGAATTTATCGCCTGGCACTGTTTTTTCATCTGACTCTTTTAAGTACCTTTCTATCAGTATGTTAAGATTTTTTCTTGTTATTTTCATTCTCCGCCTCCATCTCCGCCGAAGTCTCCATCAAAATCAGCAAAATCATGATCATGGTCTATTCCATAACCACCTAGATACCAATACTTAGGCTTTTTCTTTGTTGACTTCTTTTTCTTCTTTCTTTTTTTATATTTTCTTTCGCCTAACAGTGAGTCTTCTTCATGACCTACAACTCCATGCTCATCATGTTCATCAACACTATCATTACTATCTTTTACTTTTTCTAAAAGACGTGCAGGTATGTTTCTTTCAATTGTTCCGTTAGGCCATTCAACATCATAAATTGCAACATGACCACTTTCATTTAAGGAATGCCAAAGAACAAAACCAACTTCATTTAAGGAAGAACCCTTCTTCCGAACATGAGTCAGTCAGGTGTGTCCTATTATATCGTCTGCTTTTTTCTGATCATATTGATCGGGTAAATGTTCAATCCCGTATGTATGTCCTTGTTCTTTACTGACATATGACAATCTTTTTAACTCTTCGTTCATTAAGCTTCTTAAATCTTTTCTTGTAAATTTATTTTCATTTAGCTTTGTGTCCTTATAATAACCTTTTTCTTGATAATCCTTAAGAAAATTTGGTCGATTAGCAGCTATAAATTCTCCAACTTCAGTATCTTGTTTTGATATGTCAGTTGCTACTAGATCTCTAATAAAACTGTTAAGTTTATAAACTGTTGTTCTGCCACCAGGACTCTCGTCTCTAAACTTTTTTATCATGCTACTTAATTTAAGATCAACGCTAGGTTGCACATCTGTAAAATCCATGTCAGGAAATTCTGCAGCTAACTCTTCTCTTGTTTTTTGATCTAATTCCATATCGTTGTAGCTGTGGAAAGAGTAAGCTTCTTTTCTACCTAAATCTCGCTCCATAGTGAGGTAGTCCGGATATCCTTTAGATTGTGCATCATACAAACGCTCAGCGTCCCCTTTTTCCATACCTTGTTGTAAGTTTTTAACATAATTTCCATATGCCTTATTCTTAATTCTTTGACGTTCTAAAGGTGTAGCTTTATATTCAGGATTCATAAAATCGGTTGCTCTTCTATGCTCTGCATCAGCTGCAGAATGACCAGGAAACTTTATCTTTCCTGGGTAAGGATCTGTACTATGCTCCGGTTCGGGAATTACTCCAGACTCTTCAGCATCTTTAAATGTAGTATTGCTAATCTGTTCTAATATTAATTTTCTTAATTGTCTTCTGGTAAGTTTCATTTAATAACTCCCGTTCTTTTTTCTTTTTGCAGTTGTTATTTTTTGTCCTAAAGCTCTATTTTTACCACGAGGAATTATTCTTAAGTTAGACAAATCATTTGATCCACCACTATTTATCGGATTTTTATGATCTATTTCATAACCACTAGGTATTTTAACACCCATCTTTTTTAATTTTCGGCCAGCAGCATTTCTTTGTGCACGCTCTTGTTTAGCTTTTTTTGAACTGTGGTATTTTTTATAGGCTTTTTTATAATCAATCTTTTTCTTTTTACGCTTTTTACGTTTCTTTTTTTCTTGTAAAAAGATTTCAAGAATAAGCGATTTTAATTTTTGCCTAGTAAGTTTCATTTTTTCGGACCGCCTGAACCCCAAGTCAAACAAGTCTTATGACCTGAACACATAAAGTCATGCATTAAACAGTAGCCTTTCTTTTTACCTTTAATTAAAAAGTTAGCGTCGATTTTTTTTGGGTATTTAACATTCATGCAATTTTGCATTTCTTTTGTTACATCAAATGCACCACAATTACCACAAAGTTTGCCTTTCTTTGCATAATCTTTTAATTCAGGCCTGCTAGAAGGACCATATGCAACGTCTTTTTTTGAAGCTGCAATTTCTTTTTTCTTTTTATTGTACTCAGGATCTTGTGTTGCTTTTTTGCAAGACTTGTCACCTTTAACTTCTTTAATTAAATTTCTTAAAAACGCTCTTGTTAGTTTCATTTTTTCTTTCTCATTCTTTCTGTTTTTCTTTTGCTTGCTTCTTTTCTTTTTTTAGCATAATCATAAGCTTTTTTTAAACGTTTTTTAACTTTTGGATCTTTTGCATTTTTATATGCTGCTCGAACCCTTTGGTGTACCAAATTAATTATTTGTGATTGACGCTTATGTGATTTTGACTTAAAACTTTTTTTAGAAAATGTTTTTCTAATATCTGAAACATTTGAAAATTTAACACGAACTGTATCTTTTGGGTTTTCGTCTGTATACAATCTTCGACCTGATCCTTTTGGCTTTTTACCTGTGCCTACTTTCGGATCAGCTTCACTTAAAATCTCACTGATAGATTCTAGAATCAATGATCGAAGATTGCGACGAGTTAGATACATCTATAAAATTAACAACGAGAAAGAATATCTTCGCAACATTCCTGAAGTAATGCTTTCGTTTCAGGACAATCACAGCATTCAATAAGACAAAGCACAGCTTTGCAACAATCTTCTTTTGAAACTTGTCCTTTATGACCACCTACATAATCAGCTTTTCCAACTGTCATACTAAATTGTCCATGATCATGATCTTCATGCTCGTCACATCCACAAGGTGACATTCCACATGCATCACAACCATGATCATTTTGCTGAAATGGTGAACTTCCCAACATTCCTACATGCGGACTAGCCATTCCAATCATTTTAAATTCTTTTAAAAGCATTTTTCTCAACTGTTTTCTGTTTAACTGAGACATCTCTGTAACCTCCAATATATATGTCCTTAATAATTATCACCTAACACTTTAAAGTATCACATAAACTAAACAGTAACTTCTTGCAAACATAAAAAAAGACACCCGAAATGAGTGTCTTTTATAAAGTTAAAATAAAATTAAGTACTAGTTGCAGTCTGCACGTCTATTAATGCAGTTGTCAAAACGTTTATTTTTACTCTGTCTCCTGAAGCTGTTGTGCCGACCTGAAAAGTCGCTTTTCCATTCGCAATTACGACGGCATCCTCAGAAGCATCACCTCCTAACTGTCTAGAAATTCCATCAACAGCAATTCCACCTGCATCACTTCCAGAAACAACAGCTGCACAAGAACCGGTTATGATAAATTCTCCATGCCATCCTGGCTTAACAGGAAATTGCACTGTCCCCTCCGATAAACTTAATAAAAAAGTTTTGCCGCTGTCAGTTTCAGTTAAAGTTGTCGCACCGGTTAATGTCTTAACAACATTTTTATGTCCGGACAAAGAACCTGCGGGTTCTGTTGATGTTGCTGCTTTTTGATGTAGTCCTTTTTTAGGATCAACTATAATTGTTGGCATAATTCACCTCCTTTTAGGTTCGCAAGATTCCGACACACTGGCGAGATCAGCTATTATGCTTGTGCCGGGCCTGCTATTAATTATTACAAAGAATTTAAAATTGCCTCAGCTTTTTTACTATCTTTAATTGCCACTGCTTGCGGTTTTCCTTTTGCTAAATTAAGCTTAAGAATGTCAATTAATAAATCAACTCTACCATCTTTACTAGCTGCAGGCGCTGATTTTAAGCTACTAAGCTGTTTTTTAAGATCTGATAAATCTCCGCAGCAGCTATGACATTGACCTTTAAGTGCTGCTGATTCTGCCTTAACTGTTTCTAATTCTTTTTTAAGTGCATTGATTTCTTTCAATAAGTCATCGTGCTTGTGAGTTGCTACTTCTTCTTTTTTTGCTTCTACTGTTTTTTTTGCTATTGGCATTGTTTTCTCCTTTAGTAAATAGCTATTAATAAAGATAATTATAACATAAAAGAAGAAAGTTTTAAAGGAGATTGAATGAATAACATGAAGCAAATTTTAACTGAGTGGCGCAAGTTTATAAATGAACGTTCAGTTAGCCCTAGTTTTTACCCACCTGAATTTTCTGCCATGATTTCCAAACTTAAAGATCTTGCGCAACACAATTGGGTCTTTTTTGATACAGAAACGACAGGTTTACCCAACAAAGACGGTTCTGTTCCTAATTTCGTACAAATTACTCAGTTAGCTGCTATAGCTTATGAACCAAATGGATTAGAACAAATACCTTCCCCAGTCAACGATGGAATGTTTAATGTTAAGATTATACTAACATCCGACACTGAGACTGAAATTCAAAGGCAACAAGCCCAACTTGATGCTGGAACTTATCAAGGCGACCCAAAATACTCAATTCCAGGGCTTTTAGACATGAATGATTATTATGGTGGTGATGGTGTACCTCGTGTTAATCAAGCAGAAGGCGCTGAAATGTTTAATCAATACATACAGGCCCAAAAAACAGCCAGCCCCACAGGAAAAATAGTTTTTTGGGCCCACAATTCTCCTTTTGACGCAAAAATGACAAATCTTTTTTACCAAAGAGGTGGACTAAATGCACCAGACATTGCCGTAATGGATTCTATCGCAATTATTGATAATTATTTAAAAGCAGTTTTACAATATGTGCAAAAAAATGAGTCAGAAATGAATGCAGAAGACAAACACATTATCGACAGTATCACAGCATTATCGTATAAAGGAAAACCTTATCTTGCTAGCCGCCTAGGCATGATGGCAACAGCATTTGAAATTGACAATGAATCGTGGCATGAAGCTACTGCAGACATTGGCATGACAATGGAGGTGCTTTATAAAACATTACAATACTTACTAGATCCAAATAGAGGTGGTAGGTTCGCTGTTGACACACTCAAGCCTAAATATCCATACAATAGGAGATAACATGAAACCAATAATAATAATTAGCCCAAAATTTTGCAAAGCAATGAGTCTTTTTATTGATGTCTATGCGATTACGTTATACCCGTTTATTATTTCAAAAGAAAAGCTTGATGTTACTGTATACAATCACGAAAAGATTCACCTTGTTCAACAGAGAGAACTCTGGTTGATTGGTTTTTATGTTCTTTATGTATGGTACTGGCTTAAAGCGAGATTAGAAGGTTTAAATGGTAGAAAAGCTTATTATGCAATTCCATTTGAAAGAGAAGCGTATGAAAACGACAAAGACTTAAATTACCTTAAAGATAGAAAACCTCACGCTTGGAAAGATTTCATTTAAAATCGAAATGAGCTATACATTAAAATAACAGCTTGGCGAAAATCTTTTTCATAAAGATACGGCTCTACGCTAAATATTTCTGGCTTTTGAGGATTTGTAGTTGTTGTACTACCTAACAAGCCTTGAGATTGTGTTTGCTGTACCAGCTGTATTACACTTCTTTGATGTTTATTGGATACTGTAGCTGAAGAAACTGCATTCATTCTGTGGTCATGCAGTGTAACTGTGACGTATGCTCTAACAGGATTAATAACCACCTGCGTTTTTAAAACATACATATATTCAGAAGTTGCACAATCTATTGAATTACCTAACCAGTTACATTCAGAATTAACCGTTTGGACAGTTGATGCGTTATAAATACTATTTATCATTCGCGGATCTTTGACAAAAGTTTCTTTATGTAAAGTCGCATAACTTGTAATTAAAAATTCTAATTCAGAAGATTGATAAGTTTCTCCTCCACCTATAACAATAGGTTTGTCAACAAAAATTGTCACACCTTTAACTGCAGTTACCGTAATCGACATGTCAGGTTGCGGCTCACCTCCAAAAGATAAAAAACTTAAAAGAAACAACAAAAAAAACATACTTACTCCTAACTTAGCTTGTTAAAAATAAGTATGTTTTAAAAAATAAATTTTATTTGTTTATTTTTTTTGTACAAATGCATAAAGCTTTTCAGCTTCTGCTATAATATCTTCTGTTGAAGGAAACTTTACATTATGAGCAGCAACGCCTTGATCTCGACATCGTTGCACTTCACTGTGGTATGCTTCTACTAAAATTTGTTGGGCTTGTCCTAAAAGACCTTGGCGCAGTTCATATGGATTACTAGCCATGATTTTCTCCGTGTGTGTATTGTGTGTAAATGTATCTTAATGATACTAGGTAATAGTACAAAATTTTTAATAAATGTATAATGATTAAGGAACAAAACAAATGCTATACCCATTAACAGATAATTTAGTGTACGGAGTTAAACCTGATTTTTCTACTCTTAGTCTTTCATTGTCTGTTTTAAATTTCTTACCATACTTTTCTATAAAAGCTACAACAGCTTTTTCTTGTGATGATAAAACCTTAGGCTCACGTGTACTCTTTTTAGAATATTTTGGCACTAGCAAATCTGGTGCACCATTTTTACCAATTAACACAGTCAAGCCATTAGGGCAAGGAACTATTGAAACTTCCCCTTTAGGAGTTTCTACTTCTTCATCAATTTGTACATCGTCTCCATTCATATCAGTTTCATAATCATAACCTTGCTGTAGATGTGCATGAAAAGTATCAGCTGCCTTATAGTGAGAATTCATGTCCCACATATTATCTTCTTTGAAACCAGCACCTTTTAAGCTGTCTCTCATCCCATCAGCATAATTTGAATTTACTTGATCAGCCCATCCTTCGCTTACATAATTTTCAATTAACATTTTTAAATCTTTTTTACTTATTTTCATTTTTTCTCCATAAAAAAAAGGGTGGGTGAATAAACACCGCACCCTATGGTTTTAAATCATCTACCTAAAGATTAGATAATGTCCATGTCAAGGCATGTAACTGTTCCGTAGAAATCGGCACGTACCATTTTCTTACCGTAACGAGTCATTACACCTTTTCTTGGTGTGAAATCTTCAGGTGCGAAGATTGTAGGAGTAACGATAAGTGGTACATAAGGAGCATAGACGTATCCAGACTCAAGGTATGATCCACCTTTGTATCCTACAAGGATCTTGTTGCGTGGGAAGTAAGGATCTTTGTAAACAGTAAATCTGTTAGAAAGAGATCCAATCGACTCTGCACCGATAGAGAAAGGAGCAGATGTCTGTCCTTGTCCATCAATTTTGATGCTTGGCTTGTAAAGAACTGATGCTTCGAAAATAGTTGCAACTTCAGGTGATACCACGATAAAGTTAGCAGCTCCACGAAGAGTCTTTCTATGAATTTCATTAGCAACGTCGATAATGGTTTCAACAAGAGTTTCGTACCATTCGCGAACTGTACCAGTAAAGTTAGGACCAATTGTACTAGAAGCAACTGCACCGGTGTCTTTCTTAACGAATTTACCAGGAGCACGTGACCAGTAGTAGTTAGCACCTTTTGCTTCAACAAGAAGGTCATTAAGAATTTCACGATCAATTTCTAATGCAATCTGCTCAGAAAGAATCTGGGTCAATTCAACCTCAGCGTCCATTGAATGATAAGCATTAAGATCTTGAGCGAGTTCTGGAGACCAACGAGCTCTTAACTTACGTGTCTGAGCTGTTACCGCGATAGACTCGATCTTGATGTCGATTTCAGGTATAATTGGAGCAACATTTCCGGTAGAACCAGCAGAAAATCCAGATTCGAAAGAAGGAATAGTTACAACTCCACCGGTTCCACCTTCTGCTGATACTTGATCAAGTACCGGAGCAACTAGTTGCAATTCAACTGCCGCTGTACGACCTGTTGTATCAGCTGGTGCACCTCTAAAAACTGCTAATAAGTGATCACCAGTCACGTCCGGTGTCCAAACCTTGGTAGAAGCGTTCCAAGTACCAATTTGATTAAGTCTTCTAAGGTTAAAAACACCCGTACCATCTTGGTAAGCGTTTCCTGAAGAGTCAGTAATTGCATTACCAGAAGCATCTTGATCAAAAGACAAAAGATTTGTATCGATAGCAGTTACCGCACCTAAATGTTGTACAAGACCCCAAGATTTTGCATTGGTTCTGTCAAATTGTGATTTGATAGTTTCACCTAACTCGAAGAAGCCAACAGAAAAAGATGTACTGTATTCTGAAATTTCTTTGATAAGTTGTGGATCATACTGAATTAATTTAAGGTTTTTATTATTAGTAATTTCTAAAGAATTACCAATAGTAAATGTTCCAGCCGTATTGTATGCACCCCATGCAGAAGCAATGTTGTGTACATGGAAAGTATCGTTTAGAGCTGCATCATTATCAGCAAGAATGTTTGAGGAAGAATGTACTAAAGAATAACCACTACCAGCTAAGTCGTACATACCGCCAACTGCATTTGCACCTGTTCGGATAGAACTTCCAGAAGGATTACCATAAAGAGAATCACCTTTTCCATAAATGTTTGCTGAAGATGTATCAGCAGCGTTTCCTGCACCTGCATCTTCACCGTGAATATCACTACCGTATGTGTAATCTAAGTAGAAAAGAAGTCCACTTGGAAGTGACATAGGCTGAATGGAAACCAATTCATTAGCAACCAATCCACCGAATACACGACGAACGATTGGAAATGCGATGTTAGAGAATCCATCGATGTTATTAGCAGATCCACCGCTTCCTAAGGTGTTTGCCTCACGAAGAAGTTGAGACGCTTGATTTTCAAGCATGCGAGCCATATTTTCGCGCTTGTTTTCGTTAAGTCCTCGAAGAAGACCGGTACGTGTCCATTTTGACACAAGACGTGAGGTATCAGCGCCTAAATGACGTTCTCTGATTCCTTCTGTCAGTTGATTTAAACTAAATGATCTAGACATTTGTTTTATCTCCTATAAAATTGTTAATTATTGTTTGAACAGTTACTTAAGACCAGCCAACCTCGCCCAACGATCAGATTCACCGACTTTTCTGTCTTTAGCTCCTGATCCGGAAGTTGTTGTTCTTGAAGAGCTACCAAAACGAGTCGATTCATTTAAGCTTGACTTAGATGATGACAATGATTCAGTAAGCGATTGGAACAATGCTTTTGTTTCTCCCAAGCTTTTTGCTTCATCTAAAGCTTTGATAACAGATTTCTTCTGTGACTCGTTTAGATTTTTATTTTGTAAAAGCTTATTTACATAGAGTAATTTTGCATTGAATAAGTTGAGATCTTCCAACTGTTCACGAAGTGTATGAACTGCACCTCTGTATTTATTCAGTTTCTCGTTTTGAGCTCGATTCATGCGGCTCAATTTGCGAAGCTGTTGAATAGCTTCATTTAATTTCTTTAAAGTTGAAGGAGGAGTTACGAATACATCTTTTCCATAAGATCCACCACCGAAAGACTTTTGATATCCATGTTTCTTGGGTCCAGAACCGCCGAATGCGTTTTTATGACCTCCATTTCCGGCGCCTTTTCCACCAAAGTGGTGATCCATTTTTCCTTCACCTAACATTGATCTAATGCTTGCTAATTCTTCACGAAGCATGCTAGGATCAACATCAAACATTTCTTTAAGAGGTTCGTCAACATCGTCTTCATTCATGCCGTAGTGACCCATTTCTTCAATTGATTCTTCTTCAGATTCTTCTTCAGAATCTTCTAAATCTTCCATTGCTCCTAAATCTCCTAGATCACCAAGCTCTCCACCGGCAGCTTCACCAGCAGCACCTCCTAATTCTGCGTCTAAAATTGATTGTAATTCTTGAGCAAGATCTAAAGGAATTTCGACAGCGTCATCTTCTGCACCAGCACCAGCTTCATCAGGTAATTCTTCCATTTCTTCTGAAGCTTCGTCTGCATCATCTTGTTCGAAAAGTATAGAATATTCATCTAATTTTTCTTCAGCTTGATTGTCTTCTTCTTCTAAACCTTTTAAAAAATCGTCTTCTTCTAACTCTTTAGCTTTCATTTCAACAGCTTTGTCATCAACTGCTTCTCTTAAAAGTGCTAAGTCAATTTCGTAAAATTTTTCACGACTACTCATTTGTTTGTTCTCCTGAATTGTGTTAACAGAATTAATTATTCTTCTGCTTTTTAAATTATTTTTTTCTTGATTAATTTTTTGTATTAAATTTTTCATTTGTAATTGTTCTGAATCATTCAGGTTGTCAAATGATTTTTTAAACGCCTCGTTTAATTTTTGTTTGTCAGTAATTTTACTAACAAGATCTTTACCTGCAATCATTTCTAATAATGCATGCATTGCTTCTTCCGGAACATCATCGACGTCATTCTTAGATTCAACTAGTTTGTCGTCTTGTTCAAGAATTTGTTGTTCAATAAACTCTTTAATTCTAGGAGTTACTGATTCTAAAATCGCTTTTTTAGCATTCGCTTCAGCAACCTCTTTGAGTTTTTTTGCATCTGCTAATGCTTCTTCAAAAATTTTTGACATAATCTCCTCTTGCCTAATTTATTTAATACTTATTTGTTAAAATCTATTCTTTCCTAGGAAATGACATTAATTATTAATCTCGTAAATGATTTTTTTTACTTTATTTTTCTGTCTAGTAAATTGATGAAAGCCATCGCGTGTATCTTGCACCAATGATTGTAAACTAAAATATCTTTTTTGGTTGCCTTGTTTTTTACTTTGATAAGCTCTTGACCAACCTTTTCTGGAGCCTAAATCAATTCTATTGCCTGTTGTCCTAAAAGCTTGTCCACTACCACCAGCCCCTAAAGGCGGACCGGAATGCTTTGGTTGTTTATAAGGAGAAATTCCTTTTCTAGCTGGGTTTTTGTGATATCCAGCAAATTCTTGTAAAAAACCTGCGCCGGCGCCGCCTGTATTTTTAAGCTGACCTGCCGACCTATCACCTTTCGCCAAAGGGTCACTTACACCCATTGCTAAACTATGCACAATTTTGCTGCTGGCGGCGTTAGGTAACACGTCTTCATTTTCTACTTCTTCTGTCTGGCCTTCTTCATCTTCCTCGTACAAGAATTTTAAAGATAAATCTCCTACAGACTGCGATCCTACGATCTTTGAAGGTTCTTTTCCAGTCCTAGGGTCGTAATTACCTAAATTATAACCGCCCCCAGCATACATTTTAATTACCGCCTGAATTTCCAGGTAGATAACTCCCTAGTTTTAAATCACTTAGTTTTTTTGAAGAAATAGCAGGATTATATGTACTATTATTTCCTGCCCCAAATTGGCTATTGATAGTTTGAGGATCTTTAACATCTCCTTCAAAAGCAGGTTTATCATCTGCATCTAAGCTTCCTGGGCCTGGAGACGTCGGGTTAGGAATATATGGAGAAGGCAAATTGTAAGATTCAATATCAATGTTACTAATATCTGGCGCGCCATTTTTAAAATAGTCTCTATTAAAAAGATTTAAACCGTTTCCGTTTAAAACTTCTCCATCTAAAACTAGTTTTTGAAAAGTTTCTTTTCTTTCTTCAGCAGAAATCTCTCCTTTGTTTACAGGGGAACTTGAAAATGCTGATTGTAAATTGTTGGTAAAACTTTGACCTTTATCCGCAGGTAGAGATGTAGCTACATTTTTACCTTCGACATTTGCATAATAGTTAGTTCCTGCCATTTGTGCTCTCCTTGATTAATTTTTTAATTTTTTGTCTTTCTTCAAAGATTTTTTGAAAATCTTTACCAGCTCTTTTTTGGGCTTTTTTAAGCAACACTAACTTTTTTAATGATTCAACAATTTGACGATTACTTAACTTACTTTTTTTCTGTTGTCTTTCCTTTAAAATTTTTTCTTTTTCTTCTTTAATAATTTTTTTTAAAAGAAGCGGTGTCAAACGTAAAATTTTTCTTTTCATTGTGTTCTCCAAAATTTAAAATCATTTATATATATAATGACAAAAAGTTATTGATCAAAAAAAGCTAGTTGAGCCCACTTGCCGGCACTTTCACTTCCAAATAATTCTTCCGGATTTGATTGATTTACTATCATTGTTGCTCTATCACCACCAGTAGTTACCATCGGTCCTCTTCGAGACTCAGCTGAGAGTTGCTCTTGCAAAGTAGTTTTAGCAGTATCAGCAAGTAGATCATTCAAAATAGGATCAGATGTCAAATTTGTATTTTTAATTTTACTAGCAGGCGCATAATCTTGTTTTTTGCTTGATTCTCGATTATAAGAAATTTTGTTCAAATAAGAAGACTTGTTAACATTTGATTTTATTGATTTTTTATTATATTCGCTAGATTCTTTTATGTAATTGCTGCTATTGTTTTCTGCCAACCCTTCAGATAATATTTCAACTAAACATTCTTTTACAATAGATTTTAATTCACTTCTTAATAATTTTGACATAATTACTCCCAGTTTAATATATCATTAAAAATTCTATTAACCCGATCAGTTTTGTTAAAAATCTTATTAATTTCGTCTTGAGAAATTTCTTTTCCCTCTCTCATTACAAATGCGCCAGGAGTAGAAGGCTCTGATACCATGTCAAAACAAATTAACTGAAAATCATCTTGTACTATTTGTGTATTTCCTTGTTTTTGTGTAGACCCTACGCCTCTTGAAGAAATACCTAAAGTAACGCCACTTTCAATTAGTGATTGAATAATTTTTCCGCTAGGTGTATCTAGTATTTCTATTGCGCCGTATACAATGTCACCTTGCATATAAGCTTCTTTTACTACGTGTGAAACATTTTTAAGTTCAACAACAGAAGAATCAGGATGATCGCATTCACCCATTGCACGATTTTCTTGAATTAATTTTTGATAATTCATAATTTCTCTTTCAAGTATCGCCCTAGGATAGATTCTTCCGTTCTGATTTAAAGTGTTAGACTTTTGAATCGGACCTTTTAAAACTAATTTTCCTCCATGACGTTCTCTAGACTCGTTAATCATTTCTTTTGTTATGTTAAATGCACACCACTCTGTAAGTAATTTCATTTATTTCTCCTTGAGTTCCTTAATTAAACTAGAAACTGTTAAAAATTTAATTATTTCTTGATCACTATCAGGTTCAACATTGAGATTATGTATTTTATTTTTAACGTTGTCAATTTTTTCTAGAATGATACGATTTTCACACGAAGCTTTAAACCTTTCTATTTCTTGCAAAGCTCTGTTTTTGTTTTCTCTTAAAAATCTTTTAAATTTTTCCTGATCTGCATCTGAATAAAGTGCATAATTTCTAATAATTTGTTTTTGATCGTGAGACAGATTGCTGTATTTGTTGTTAATTTTTTCATTCATTATGCTGAACACTAAATTGTTCGTACTTGATACATCTGCTTCTTCGTGCACTTCATTTTTTTTCTTTTCTTTTAACAACCACTGTGTAGCTTTTTCTTCTTTTTCAATTAGATTTTTTAAATTTGATGCATCTTTTTTTCGCCATTCATTAAAAAGATTTTGCAAATTTGCATATTCCCTATAATAAGGAATTGATCGATAATAAAAATCTTTATCTTTAAGATCGTAGTTAATTTCTTTAATTAATTTAGATTTTTCTTGATTGAGTTTTCTATTGTCAATGTTTAATATTTCTTTTTTTGCATTTTCAACTACAATAACCGCTTTTTCCTGAGAAGAAACAGATGCGTTTACTAGTGCATTAAAAAGGCGGAATTCTTTATACAATTCTGTGCCTTTTTTAAATCTTTTTTCTAGGATTTTAGTTGCTTTTTTAATTTCTTTTTTCTTGCCTTCAATAACTAGGCTGGATATGTGTCTAGTAAAAAGCTCATAAATGATTCCTACGTTTCTTTTCTTGTTATGTTTTGTCATTATCTTTATTGTCCTCATCAATATTTTCAGAAATTAAACTTTTGTCAAGCTTGCTTAATGTTGATTTAATTCTATTGGTGAATTCTGCATTAACAGTTATGTTATTATCTAAGTATTCTTGAACATTGAATACGTCATTATTTTCAGGCATTATATTTTCTGGTTTATACTTCACGTCAGATTTTAATTCATGTTTTACATCGTAAAAAACATCTTTTTCTCTTAAGCGATTTCTTTGATACTCACTAAAGTGGTTATCAGCAAATAGATGATTCTTTCGCTCGTATTTGTTTTTCTTTTCTCGTTTCTTTTTATCTGATTCTGTTTTTTCTTTTTGAAATTTTTCTAATTCTGTTAAATTATCATCTTCGTCTTTGTTTTCTTCTGTATCGACATTTTTAATTTCAGATAAAATAGAGCTTATTCTTTGATTAACTTTAATCGGTACTAGTTCGTCTTTTAAGCTTAATTTATTTTTTTCTGATAATGCTCCTAAGTCCAAAGATCCTATAGGGTCATCTGCAGGTGGGGAAGCTGGAGCTGGTGAGTCCATACCACCACCTAGGTCTCCTAAGCCACCAAATCCGCCGCCTACGTCTGTCGTTCCTCCAACATCAGGATTTTCCGGTCCTTCAGGTTGCTCTAATTGAGTTGCATCAACTTCTAAATCCAATAGTTTGTCTTTGATTCTGCCCTTAACTACTGATTTAATTTCATCATCTGTGAGTCGCATAATATTTTTTTGAACCCAAGTTCTGTCAACCAACCCTGGAGTACCTAATGCTGTTGATGCTGCATCAAACCTAGACTTAAAAAGTTCTAATTTTTGTTGTTGAGCGATTGTTGATGGGTTAGAAAGTTTTAAAGTAAAATCAACTAAGTCTTCGTCAGTATAACCATTACAATAAAGGTGAACAATTGCAATTTTGTTCATCTCGGACAAAATAGTCCTCTGAATCCTTGCTATAGTTCTACTAAAGCGAATGTCTTCCTGTGATAGTGTTGCTTTGGCTCCTAACCCTTCGTCATACCCAAGATATGCCTTTGGTATTTTTAATGCTGCAAAAAGCTTCTTTTGAATATATTCAACATCATTTACTTCGCCTGATATGCCTTGACCCGCCACACTATCTACCTTAGTGCCACTATCTCCACCTCTAACTGGAATAAAATAATCTTCATCAATAGAAAGAGGATTATAACGCAAATCAACTCTACCATTATTTTTATCAACCACGCCTGATCTTTTAAGACTACTTTGTGCTTGTTCCATATAGTTTGGTATATCTTCAGGCGGAACGTTACCAACATCAATGTAGAATACCCTGCGATCCGGTGCGCGTACAATTCGCATTACCATCATTGCGTCTTCAAGTAAGATTAATTGTCTCCAAATTCTACGAGCAGGTTCTAAAACTGAAGATCCGTACGGTAAAAATGCATCGTTACCTAACAATCTCATGTGTGATACTTGCCAATTTTCTAAAACTTGATTGCCTTGTGTAATCCACCTAAATCTAACTGCTAATGGATCGTTAGGATCAAAGCCTTCTTCTCTCTCTATTTCTGAAATTGGCAAAGGATAGGCGTTAATAACGCCTTGGTCTGGATGTACGTCATTGAACAAAAAGAAATCACCGTATTTAACTAAATTTCTAATCCATGATGACATGTTAAATTCAATGTTTAGTGTATCATAAAACAATTCTGTTAACAATTCTTTAATCTTTGAATTCTCAGAGTATATGTGCAAAGTTTTTCCGTTTTCATCCGCAGCTACAGATTCTTCTGAATAAATGTCTAATGCAGATGCAATTTCAGGAGTATACTCCATTTCACTAAAATCTGAATATCTTGCCATTCTATCATAAGTACCATATGCAGACATAGCTGCTGAATAAACCTGTGATTGATTTTTTCTAAACTGTTCAAACGCAGACGACGTTTTTGATGATGTTTTATTAGCCAATTTTCGTTTGACAACAGGACCACTCCTGAAGAGTCTGGTTAATTTACTAAATAAATTTCCATTATTTTCTTTTGCCATTTATTTGCCTTTATTTTAATATCCATTCCATACCTGGTGGTATTTTACTTCGTTTTAATGCTTTATTTAAATTTGTTTTAATAATACCTTTATCATTTCCTCTTGAAGAAAAAACAGGTAAAACAGTTGTGTCACTTAAGACTTGATCAGGAGTTTCACTATATTCTTTTCTTTTGGTACTGAAGGCATTTAACATTGCATCATTAATCTTTTTAGATGAATTACTATAGTCTGCTGATGCATCATACAACCAAGTACCAATACCTAGTGACATAACCAGGTCATCATTAAAACCTTTTTTAGCTTGAACTCTTCCGCTTTGCCAAGTAAATGTTTTAACTTCTTCATAAAACCTACTTGATGGAACGTAAAGCTGTTTATTTCTTATTACTTCTTCAAGTTTTCCTAACATTGTGTTTCTTGTCTTACCATTGGTATTAAAACCAGCACTTTCAGGTGCAGCTGCAGGTACATAGCCGCCAAGATAGGCTCCTTTTGATTGTTTACGATAATACATTCTAGGATACTTAAATTCAAGTAATTTAAGAATAGTTCCAAAGCCGTAACTATTATTTTCAGGGCACATTAAAGCTTTATTGTATTTTAGTCCCCATTCATTTAAAAGAGTTGCAAAGTTATCAGGCCTAATTTTTCCTTTATATTCAGCAACAACTTCACCCTCGTCAACATCAATAATGTGAAATGTTGAGTAGTCTTTTGAGTCTCCTCTTGCAACGTCAGCTGAAAGTATATAATTGTGTTCTGTCAAAGGATATTTCCATATCCATACAGAATTACCTAAGCCTTCTCTTGCAATAGGAGGTTTGACACATTGTCTCATCCACTCTAGAGAATTAGGGTCAAGAAAAGTTTCGCCAGATGAAGTAAAATCACAAAGATATTCTTGCGCAATTTGACGCTGAGACATGTTTGCTGTGGTTTTATCAAACCATTCTTTATCACGCTCAGGATGACAATCCCAAGGTAATTTTATAGCATTAAATTCATTTAGGCCTGCTTCAGCATCTGCATATAATTTGTAGTATTGACCTCCTGCACCATTAGGCGTAGAAAGAATAATAACACGCCCACCGGTAGAAATTGTTGGATAAATACCTGTCCAAATTGTATCAAAGTTTCTAACAAAAGCTGCCTCGTCTACAATAAGTAACGACAATGCTTCTGAACGACCTGCATCTTCTGAAGTTGGTATTGCCTTTATTTGAGATCCGTGATTGAATTGAACTATTTGTTTATTATTAGCAACTATTTCAGGAATTAACAACCATTTTGGCAAAGACCTGATCATTGTTTTAACTTTAATAATAAAGTTTTGTGCAACTGCTAGTTTTGTTGCAATAATAAGAATATTTTTTTCACGTTGAAATATCGCCATCCATACTGAATATGCAGCAACAAGTGTTGATAAACCTAACTGCCTAGACTTTAAAACAATGTTAAAGCGATGCTCGTTAAATTGATCAACACAATCGTCTTGAAAAGGAAACGTATCAAATGGAATTAATCCACGCACTGGATGCTGTATCTTAAGATAATGCTTAAAAAAATAATTAGGATCTTTTCCACATTTGATTATTTCTTGAACTTGTGATCTTTTTGTTCCTTTTGCCAATTAACCCACCTCAAAATCAATTGACCTTCTTACAATAGCTCGTCTATTTTCTGCATAATGATTAATCATTTCAACAGAATTTCTTTCAGAATCTTTAATTTGCTTGCATTTTAAAGCCCGACCTGCATTTTCTTTCTTTTTAAATTCTTTCTTAATATTCGAGACATACTTTTTAATATACTGATTTAACTCATTTTCACATTTTGCTATTTCTTGATGTTGTGTGTGAATATGAGAAAGATTAACGACAGTCAAACTAGTCACAGTTAATACGTCTCCTTGAAGGGAAGACTTTGTAACAACAGAAGAAAGTGTTTGACTAGCATGTGTGTATCTACTACTGTGCTCTTCATTGTAATTTGTAGATCCTTTTCCGTATGTATCGTTTGTAATGTTTCCTAATATGTTAATTTCTTTAAAATTTAGTGCCATTTTTTCTCCTTTTAAATCTTAATTATCTTTTCAGAAATTTGTTTTCTTTCTTTTAAATAGCTGCTTAACTGATCTTTGGAGGGCCTCCAACCTGCTAACCATTCTTTTTTTCTACTTTCTATGAATTTTAAGAAACAATTATAACAACAATCATATTTTTCATTTGTGTCAAAATCTTCTTTTGTAATTAATGAATAGCTACAAATTTCACAAAAAAAGTTATCTTTTTCTTTTGTTTTGTCAATAAAAACTATCTTATTGTTGGTAAACATAAGAGTCAACTCCGTTTTTCCTAATTTCTATAGTGTTGTCAACAACATCTTTAATTGCATCAATATGAGAAATAATAAGTATGTTTTTAAACCACTTTTTAAGAGATTGCAAAAGTTTTCCGCAAGACTCTAGATTGGTTTCGTCTAACGCACCAAAGCCTTCGTCGATCATTAACATATTTGTTTTTGGAAGTGTAGAACAATTAATCAATGCTACACGTATCGCTAAAGATGCCATCATTTTTTCCATTCCTGAACCTAACTCTATTATACGACGAGAATCACCATAGTTAATATAGATGTCCATTGCGTTTGATTCCAAGTCAGCTTCTAATTCAACAACAAAACCTACAACACCATTTAAAATTTTAGCAATTTCAGCATTAATTTTAGGAAGAAGTGAATGTATAATTTGAACAGGTATGCCTCTTCTTGAAACAGCTTGAGCAATCATATCATATGTTTTTAATTGACCATTTGCTTTATCGTATTCGTTTTTTTGCTTTGTATAAAGCTTAAAATTTGCTTTATAATTTGCTAATTGTTGAATTATGTTTGTTAAAGATATTTCGTGAGCTTTAATTAATTTTTCAGTTGCCTTAATTTGTTTGTTTAATTCAGTTATTTGATCGTCAACTTCTTGTAAATCATACTTTTCTTTAAGATTAATAAACACTTGATGTTTTTCGTCATACAAGTCATTTAATCTTTCTATTTTTTGACCATATTGACTTATTTGTATGCGAACATCAGAAACGTCTGTTATTAGCTCTGATTTTCTTTGAATTAGTTTATTATATTTACTAATCTTCGCATCTAAATTATCTTTACTATATATCTGAAATGATTCAGCAATGTCATCTAGTTTTACACTTAATAATGTTACTTTCTTTTCTTGTATTTCTAATTTTTTCTTATTGCGATGAGATTCTTTAATAAACTTACATGATGGAAACCGGTCACCACAAGGAACTTCAGATAACTTAGAAACAGACTTTTTAATAATTTCTAATTCTCTTTTTTCTAAATTGTACAAGCCTTGAAGTTCTGTCAGATCTCTTTCTATTTTATTTTTTGCATCTCTTTTTGATCTAATGTCATCGATATTAATAGTTTTTAGAAAATCTTCTATTTTTTTAATTTTGTTTTCTTTTTCTAGAATACTTTCAACGACTGCTTTTTGTAATTTTTCAAACTCTTTGTTTTTGTTATCAATGTCAATTAATTCATAATGAAGATTTTTAATGGTTTTTTCTTCAATTAAATCAGCAGTATCGTTTTTATGATATTCTTTGTTAAGCTCCTTTAGTTTCTTTTTAGCACCAGAAATTTCTAATTCTTTAAAAGCTTTCTTTTTAAGGTATTCGTCTATTCTCTGCTGGCTTTTATCTATTTTTTGTTGCCAATTTTCGCCTGACAACGCATTAGCACGAGATCTAAGCTCATTTGAATCTTTTTTAACCATGTCATAAAGCTTATCAAATACACCTAAGTCAAGAAAATTAGCTAAATGCAGCTTTCTTGCTGCAGCTTTTTCCTTTACAAAAGTATTCATTTCACCTTGAGAAGCTAAAGATGTCATTAAAAACTCTTCTGCAGTTCCTATCTTTTTTCTGACTATCTTTTCTGTTTCACGACGTTGTTCATCTGTGAGGTCTTCTACTATTTCACCATATTTATCTAATCGATAAAACTTAAGTGTTGTAGGTGCCCACACGTTCTTCCTAGTTACCTTTTTGACAGTTTGACGAACAATGCGATGTGGTATACCATTAATAGTAATGTCAATTTCAGCCTTGCAGTTATTATAGCGTGTATTAATAAGGTGAAGATTTTTTATTGAACCTCGATCAGAAGTGTTAAAAAGAGAATAGGCAACTGTTCCAATAATAGATGACTTTCCTCTTGCGTTTCTGCCAAAAATACCTGTAATTCCTGGTAACGATTTAAAATTAATGTAATTATCTTTCCCGTATGAAAATGCATTGTCAAACCTCAATTCATCTATTGTCCATTTTATATTTCTACCGTCTTCAGCTCCACCTAGCTGATCTACATATTTTTCTACCAAATCATCTATTTTTTGCCAATCTTCTTTTAATAGATTCTGTGTTGCATAATAATTCCTTAAAAGATCTTTGTGGATGTCAGCATTACGAAGATTTATTGCATTTTTATTTGTTTCGTCAACAACATGTTCAGCATCAAACTTAGAATCGATTTTATATACAACCTCAGCAGCATTTAAAGATTTTTTAAGTAGTTTTCTTAACCTTCGCGTATCTGATTGTGAAATAAAGTTGTCAGCTCGTATTCTTATTTTTGATTGCCTAGGTAAGTTTTCACAATAATCAAGTGTTTCTTCAACGCTACCTAACCATTCAACTGTATAGAAAGGATGTACTGGTTGAACTCTGTGAAACTCTACATCAAAGTCCCCTTTACCTCTAATATCCCAACATAAAAAACCTTTATCGATGGTTTCTCCATAATTCTGTTGTATAGTAGAACCACAATAGGCCACAGTTTTTTCTTCGTTAAGAAATTGACGTTTATGAATGTCACCTAAAAGCGCAAAATCAAAACCCTTAAACATTCCTTTTGATATTTCGCCTTCTAATTGCCAGTCTGTATCTGTTAAAGAGCCGTATGCAGCACCATGGTATAAAGCAATATTGACAGAATCTTCTTTTGGTTTTACATTGTCCCAACCTTTTTCATCAAAACAAGAAAAAACATGCCAATAATAACCAGGATGGTTTAAAATTTCATAACTTCCGCTTTCTTTATAAAGGTAAATATTTGGATTGTTAAGGGCTTTAATAATAGGTGATATCGTATCTTGTCTATCCTTGTTTAAGATTAATCCATCATGATTACCTAAAATAACATGCGTTGGTGCTACCTTAGCCATTTCATTAAACCACCAAGATAAACATTGAATTAATTCTGGTGATATTCCTTGTGTTTTAGAATGAACAATGTCACCACCAATGTAAATTACATCAGGTTTTAAAGCTTTTGCTTTTTTAAAAAAATCTTTAAACGCTAAAATGTATTCTTCGTGGCGCGACAAACCTCGCCAATGTACATCAGCAATATGAATTATTCTCATGTTTCTCCTTAACTAATTACAATCATTCCGCTAGCTACACAAAAATAATAACCAGCTGGTGACATTACTCTAATTTTACTATCATACCAAGACAGGCTTTTTTGGTGTCCTAAATATGGTGCTCTTTGAATTGTTTCTTTAATACCCCATGTTACCAAGCCATATATGGCAGCGCCAGTTGGTGAGGCGCTAGCTTTAATCTTAACTAAGTCACCAGGATGAATATTCCATGTTACTTTAACTTTATGGTCATTAAAAGCTTCTTCTCTTATTTGACGTCTTTGACCATAAGATAGTTGAGTTTGGTACTGCGGTTTATTTTCTGACTTATTTTCTTTAGCTTCTTGATTTTTAATTTCACGAGCAGCTTTTTTAATATCTTTTAATATGCTTCTTTTAATTTTAGCCATAATTACACCCTTTAGTTGTTATTATTATAACCAAAAATTTTAAAACTTACACAAATAATAACTTATTTAAATCTTTAAAGTGGTTAATGTAATCAACAATGTAACTAATGTAATTGTCACCACAAAAATCTAAAACGTTGTCAAAGTCAAAATCTGAATTGCAGAGTAAAATAATCCTGCCAGACCTTCCATTACCGTCATTAAATGGATGAACCCATTCATACAAAATGTGTTTGACATAATCATTTTTATGATTGTTAATTTTTGTCAAATAAGGAATTATTTTTTCAGGTGATGCGTACTTATTACCTGATGTACTTGAAAAACCTTGCTCAAACCTTAGTTCTCCTGGGCTGCCTTTGTCTAAACAAGATTTATCAAAAGCCTTATGAACTAAAATCATTTTATACGGATTATCAATAGGGTGTAATTTGTGAGCAACGACAATGCCTTTTAAATGTGACATAATATCTTTATTTTTAGAGCATTTCTCTAGTCGATATCCTGATAAAAAGTTATCAACAGCATTAATGCATTCTTGATAATCTACATTAATTTTTTCTATTTCATTTGATCGTATGATAAATTCAGTAATGTTATTCTTTAATTGTTCAGGATCTTTGAATTTATTAAGTAGATACTCTTTACAATTTTTTGTATCGTTTTTCTTAAGCTCAAAGTCAATTAAATCTTTATGTAGCCCTTGTTCTTTACATAATCCCGCTAATGTTTCTCCAATAAAACGTCCATAAAGAATGTCTGATGGGAAATGTACTCCATTTTCAAGCCTAGATTGTCCTATTAAACGTGCTAATTTTTTTAATTCTTGCCTATGATTTTCATAAATGCAAGATAACATTTCAGCAAAAAAATATGCAGAAGCTGTATGACCGCTAGGAAATGAAGGATTAAACATGTCACTAATTTCATCGTATTCTTCACCTAAAAATTCTTTTGGCCTAGGTCTATTATGTCTGTATTTTAAGTGTGAAATTATTGTACTTACATCTTTTTTATAATCATCAATTTGTTTCCAGCTGGGCTTTAAATTGTTGTCTTTACAATAATCTTTAAATAACTTTTTAACAGACTCATGAGACTTAGTTAAGAACTTTTCAGGAAGTGTTGGATTATGATAGTAGCTAAGCAATTCTTCTACGTCTTGTTTATGCAATTTACTCGTTGGATCTGGGCACTTTAATTCAGGTAGCAGCTTGTAATTTTTAATGTATTTACAAGATCTTGCCATTCTTTTTTTATCTTTTTTTCTTATTCCGTGATTTTTTGTTTCTTCAAAAAGATCCTGGAGTAAATAAGGCATTTATACATCACCCTCAAATATATCATGATCTAATGCGTGATAAACTTCACCAATGTCATCAGCTATTTGTGCTAATTTTGTTCTCATCCAGTCTTCAAGATTATGACCGTCTGGTATCATATGGTAAAGCTTTTCTGAATATTTATTGACTTTGTATAGGTGACTTTTTGCCATATACGACCCTTTAAATATTTTATGATTACCTATTTTATAGTCTTTTCTTTTTGTTGCATCAACATTGTAACCTGCGTCATTTAAAGCATGTAATGCGTCCCCTACCATTCCCATTGTATCTATTGAATAATCTGATCCGTCATCTTCGCCGCAAGTACTACATGATCCACAACCGCCACAAGCACCCTCGCTTATGTATTCTTTGCGTGTTTCTTCTTCTGCCATAGAATAACCACATTGTTCACAAACTTTGTCACCTTCATACATTTTTGAGCCACATTCAGAACATTTAGATCTATATACATGGCCTTGATCATGTTGAGATTGCATGCCATAGTTTAAATAACCATCTTTTGCAAATATTATCTCTTCGTCTATTGAACTTTGAATTTCTTGTAAAATTATTTTTCTTAATTGTAATCGATTTAATTTCATAAAACCTCTCTAAAAAACTGAACCGGATTGAATTGTCTTTATTAAATAGGATATTCGATCAACATTATTAAAAGGTTTTGCCTCTTTTAGCCAATAATCTACTTCTTCTTTTGACATGTCGCCAAAATCTTTGCCTTTGTGTTGTGTTATTTTTACCGGTACACAGTACTCATGAAGCATTTTGGCAATTTTTTGTGTTTTGGCTTTTGCATCTTCATCGAAGCACAAAATAACAGGTGTACTATTTTTCACAATTTTTTTAAAGATTGCATAATTTTTATCAATCCAGCTACCTAAAATACATGTAGCGTTATCAGGACAATTTAGTAAATCAAAAACACCTTCTGTTAAAATTAATTCTTTTGAAAAATCAATGTCAAATTCACGAAAAATTACGTCTTTTCTAGAAACTTTTGAATTTTGATATCTTCTTTTTTGTTCTGAGTTGTGAGTTCTTGCTGTATAATAATTTAAATTTTGATCTTTGTCGAACGAAGGAAATATTATTCTGTTTTTGTATCCGTATTTTTCACTAATTCCAACTCTGAACCGGTAGAAATCTTTTTCCTTAAAGCCTCTATTTTCAAGGTAAGATCTTGCAATCTTTGCTGAATGTCCTCTGCTTGTTGCAATAAGTCTAAAGTCTTCAGGTAATTCAACAGTCTTTTTTTGTTCAATTCGTACTTGTAAGTCATCTTTATCCGTTTTAAAATAACTATAAAGTTCAGTCGCAGATTTCTTTTGAATTGAATATTTTAAAGCTAAACGACCTATATTTTTACCTTTAGACTCACAAACCCAACAATGATACATACCTTTATCTATACCAATGGCTAGTTTGAATTTATCTTTACCTTGTGATTTACAAATTGGGCAAAACACAACGGCATTTTTATTGTCAGCAGACAGCCTAGACTTACCAAAACATGATTCAATAAGCCTTATTTTTTCTTTAACAGTAATCATACTGCTATTTTACTATGCAGTTTTTTTATTTTCAAGTAAATGTGCTTTTCCAATTACCCAAGCATCTGCTCTATCAAAGCAACAGTCATCATAAATTTCTAAACCTTTTCTAGGGCCACTTTTAAGTATTCTTTTAGGCCATGTTAGAGTTGTATTTAATTGTTGTACTTGCTCCAAAACTTGTTCTTTTGTATTTTTAGTCTTGTCTTTTTTATTAACTTTAATCCCAACAAGCTTTCTTGCGTTATTCACGTTAATCACAGTAGGTTGGATTCCTAATGAGAATACATTATATTGGATGATTCCGTTAAATTTTGCCAGTGTAAACAGAGTCTTAGCAGAAGATAATCCTCGCCCAAAGGATTGAAATGCTTCTTCTATAGCTACTTCTTTAAAATCGTATTGTTTATGCAATTCTTCAATTTTTTCTTTTACCATGTCAACTTTTTTAAAGAAATCTTTTTCTTTTCTTAAGTCAATGTGGCCAATGTGCACGCAATTCCATTTGTTGAAAACACAAAACCCAGTTATTGACGTGGATATATCTAATGATAATAGCAATTTAAAAATCCTGTTTTAATCTTATTACAAACTCATCATCTTCAGTTTTTAAAATAGGCTGAGCGAAATGAGCTTTCATTATAATATTAAAATTATCGTCATGAATGTTAACTGCTGTTATGTAAAAAGATTCTAAATCAGTATCGTTAATGTTATTGCTAGGTGGTAAAGTTTGGAACGTAAAGTTTGATGAAGAATTAAATAATTGTTTTTCAATGGGTACGTTTAAAATAAGTGTATGAATATTTTGTTCACCCTTAAACGACATGTCAATTGAATCTTTACAATAGTAAAATAAATGAGGAGACTTGACAATTACCATACCTTCATCATAAAGAATATCACCTACGTTATTCCATGTTGAATGTTTAGTCAAAGCGTCTGCTCTATATAAACTCCCTTTTTTGTTATCTTTTAATGTAATCTTAACTTTTTGATTTGACCCTGTTAGATTATTGTCAATAATTTCAAATGACCCTGGGTTAATTCTGTTTCCATAAAAAAGGTTTGATATGTCAAATACAGTTATTTCATTACTAGAAACGTCTCTAGTTCTTTGTGCAATTGATAAAACAGATCCTGGAGCCACACCTGGATTTTCTGGCCTAGTGCCTACAATATCATTAAATATTGACCCATCTTGAAAGACTAGGCCGGGAAATAAAGAACTGGTCGGTATTAATTCTTCTAAGTTTATTTTAGAGTAATCTACAAAAGTGCCAGTCTTTTTATAACTATTACTACTAGACGCTGGAGATGCCTGAATTGCATAATAATCAGGTTGAAACAAACCATTATCATTTGGAAGAACAAAATTATTTCTTCTGACTAGCGACGCTGTGTGATAAATGTACTGATCTGCCGTTATGTTTTGAATTGTATTTGCCAGCTCTGATCCTGTTAGTGATTGTAGCCTAGGAAATTCGCCTTGAATAAACTCACGTGTAAAATTTTCTAAGTTTAAGTGTTTACCACCGACTCCAAAAGAAAATTGGACATTAAAAGGATCATTTGTAGTTGACCCTGCTATAGTTTGAAATGGAGTAACTAAAATTTCTCTTTCTTTAGTTATAGGATAAAAGAATACCGGCACATAAAAAAGCAAATTTGAATAAATGTTAGCTGAATCGCTGCCTAAAAGTTTTTCTTTTTTTATGCCGAAATTTTTAATGTAATAGACTTCTGTATCATTTAAATACTTGTTAAAAAGTTTTATATCATGAATTTCGGCGTTTAACCCGTTTTTTAAAATTTCTTTTTGATTACTAGGCTCGTCTGAAGTTGATTCGTTTAGTACAGTTAAACCATGAACAGTGTCAACAGTATTGTTAAAAAATTTACTTGCATTAACTTTATCTGTATTTAAGTAGTTTCCTATGGTAATTATTTCATTTGACTGAAAAAGTGAACTTGAAGGTATGTTAAATTCTGTTGCTACTTCATCAATTACAATTGCGCCATCATAATTATCATACTCATTCGCACCCCATCTAATTGTTACGTTATGCCAATTGTTCTTTTTTAAAGTATTAGATGATGTAAAAATTAAGTCGTTTGGATAAATTAAGTTAGAAAAATTAATTGTGTCTGGTCGAGAGTCAGCACTATGACTTAGTTGCAGCATAATTTTAAAATCAGAAGATAAATTATTTTTATCAGATGAAGAGCCACTGATTAAAGATACACATAATGATGAAGACATGTGAAAAATTGTGCCGGCACTGTATGGTAAATTTTTATTATCTTGACTATATCTAGGATTAACCCAGAAATTCAATGAAAAAGATTTACTAGGTGTGTATATGTCGTTACTATTTGGATAAATTAAACAAGAGTCGTGAGGAGATCCTGAACCGGTATAAAAATTTAATGTATTGTAATTTGTATAATGAAACCCAGCATCTGAATATCTGTGCTGATGAAAAGGTATTAAACTTTTTCTTAAATTATTTTTAATATTATAATTTTGATTATAAGAAACAGGAACATCAAATCTAAACACATTAATTAATTTACTAAATCTGTCATCATTAACAGCATCATTAACAGAATTTAAATAGTTATTTAAATAATTTTCTATGTTAGAACTTAATCCTTGTCTTACTTGACTGGCAGCATTATCAATATATGTTAAAATTTGAAAATCTAATTCGTCATATGAGCGATCATTAACTTGATTTAAACTTTGCTTTTTTGGGTCTATTATCTGTTTAATACATTTAGAAAAATTAGAAACAATTTTCTCAGAACCGGTTATACCTAACGATGATGACACAAAATTAACTTTAGGTCGCAGCAGTAAGGTAGACTGTTCAAAAAAATTGTTTCCTATTTTAATAAAAGACATTAGAAATCTAATCGCACTCTAAAGGTCAAATCTTTTTCATCATTTTTCTCAACAGGTCGACTTAATTTTGCAACTGCGAGAAGTTGTTCATTGGCGTCATAAAGTCCGACAGTTGTTACAAAAGAAAATGCTTTCTGAGTTCCAGCTACTACATTAGAATCGATCACCTTTATTCTACCAGATGACTCTGTATATGTTGGATTTGAAGAAAAGTTAAATTCATCTGCTGTTGCTCTGCAAAATACTAATGTTGAATTAATTTGTGTGTTATTTTGAAATGTTAAAAATGTTTGTGACCCACTGCCAAACCTAACAGTTGAAACGTGTTTTACAATGTCATCAATAGATCCGGATACAATAAAATCAGGTATAAACTTAGCTTGTAAATTACCTTGCATGTTGGCACCTAACAATATCTTTCCTGCTGTATTGCCTACAGCATCTATGGAGCCACTCATTTTTTGTGAGCCGGACGTAATTTTTGCCAAGTCTAAAACAGCAATACCTTGTTGGTAAAATAAAAGTCCTACACTTTCTGATGTTTTTGCTGAGTTAACTAAATTACCTACATCTCCGCCCGTATTAGATCTTTCAATGTTTGCAGATGATCCTACGTCTGTTATAATCATTGAACCTGAAACAGTTCCTCTAAAAATGTTAGATTGACCGGAAGGACCTAAACCGTCTAAAGATGGCGAAGAAACAGATGCAGATTGAAAAAATCTCATTGCAAAAGTTTCTCTTTTAATTCCATCTCTTACAAAAAGACGCTTAAAGTTTATAAACAAGGCTTCATCAATATTGTCTCTATTAGTAGTACTACCAAAAGGAGCCACAAATCTAGATTCAGCATTTCCTAAAAGCAGCTGTGCATATTGTCTATAAATATTGACTTTTTCTCTCATCATTAAAGATTCAGACGGGAAAAGCAACTTATCATTGTCATCTGTTCCTGTAGAAGATCCTGTTACAGAACCACCATTAAAAAATAATCCTACAGTTAAATCAAATAGCTCATTTGCAGTTTGCAATTGAAAATTTTGATCAAAAACTGTTTGATACAAAGAAGATGTAACACCATTGTCTGCTGTTGTTCCAGTTACGAACACTTCGTATGTTTTTCTTGTAGTAGAACCGGATATATCTTCTTCTACAAAATCAATTAATTGATTAAGATTTGATCTAGTTGTTTTTATATCAGCACTAGATATTGTTTTAAATGTTGCCATGTTTTTTCACCTATGATATTTGTACTTCAAAAGTTTTGCTTAATCCTGAATTTAGACCGGTTACTTTAACATAAGTTCTTATGTAACTCTGGCCAGAAACTTTATATGTGTTAAAAGTTGTTTGAGAAAAATCCTTTCTTACAAGAGGTATTCGAGTAGTAATTGTGTCACCTGCTGATTCTTGTTCGGTTGGATATCGATATACAGCAATATTGTCAGTATAAATAATGTCTGGAGCTTCACCTGATAGTCTTAAAAAGATGTTATTTACTTCAACCATTAGTTCTGCATCTAATAAATCAAATTCAATTTCAACACCAGTTGTAGTTGCAATGTCAACTTTAATTTCTTTAAGCGTAATATTTGAATTTCTGTCAAAAGTAACTGGTGATGTTGCATCTATCGTCATTGACGGTAGGTGTGTCATAAATTCGTTTGAAACACTTATTAGCGGATATTTTAAAGCTAAACTACCTTGCGTTAATGCTTCTAACACTGGAGTATTTTTTTCAATCTTTTCTTTACCTACAGTTCTTCCAAATTGTTTAATAATCTCATAATCTACTTCATCATCTGCTAATGCGAACTGATAAATGCTAAAAGATCCATCATTTCTTGCTAACGATTGACGACCTATGTCAGTCAAAACAGCATCAACAATAATGTTATTTGTACTGTGATCTAAAAAACCCATTATTTTCTCCTATTATTTGCTAAATATTAACTATTTTTTTTTATAAGTAAATTTTTTTTAAGTTTTGTCAATTATTGTTGACAATTGTAGTCGAAGAGACTCTCTGCGGCATTGCAGATTCGTCTTTGATTTTAATATTAATTATTCCATCTTTTTGCATATCTAAATTTAAAATTTGAATTGAATAAGTTGAATTATCCGGATTAGCTGCAATTAATTTTAAGTCTTTTTCAATAATTAAGTTCTCTTGATTGCCTGATGTATCATTTTTTAAAACCCTATAATACTCAGGATCAAAAAACAAATGCATTCTTTTATAATTACTTACGCTTATTACATCTTTAAACGTATCGTCTTCTAAGTAAATGTTTGGATATTGCTTTGGTGCACCTTCTCTACTGATTAATTTTGAAATTAATTTGTTTTTAATTTTATCATAGCGAACTTGTATTTGTGTACTTAAGTTTGATGTCATTCCATGTGCGTCGACACTAGCAATGGCATAAATTGGAGTTGATGCAATACTAAATTTTTTATCTATAAAACTAGTTTTAGGAAATTGCATTTTTATTAAATTTTTATCTAGCGCTTTTTCATTTACATTTGTTCTAGATAAAGAATCATCAAAATCATATTCAGCAACTAAAGTAAAAGGTTCATTAATGTTGTGCCTTTTAAAAATTTGGAATCTTTTAATGTCACGTTGTGGATTAACAGGAAATTGCCAATTTATAATAGGTTGCTTAAGTTTAAAATCAAACCTAGGTCTAATCGCAGTTGGTACAGGCGGTGGTACTTTTTCCGTACAAAGCACTGAATTTGTTGTACCTTCAGATGTCATTAAAAATCTTGCTAAGACTATTTCGTCTAAAATAGGGTCATCTAAATTTATTTTAACAACAGGCGTTGTAACTTGGCAAATTGTTCTAATTGTATAAGTATAGTTTCCACCATATCTTACATTATCGTCCTTAACAAATAATTTTTGGGGATCATTAACTACAAAAGGCGGGTATACTCTAACTGATTCATTAGGGAATATTTCGGTCTTTTCAATTAAATAACCTAATAATTTAATTTCAAAGCCTTTATTTCTTATCATGTCTCTTACAGCTTGAGAATTACCAGAATTATCGCCGGCGAGTATTTCAAATGCTGTTACATTGTTTATAAACTCATCTTCATAAATTTTCGTAGGATCATTTCCAATTTTTGACAAAATATTATTTTGATAATCTTCTGTTAGCCTAGAAAATGAAAAAATTTCATCTTGAAAGACTCCTGTAGGCATTCTATTTGCCTTTTTGACAATGTCATTGATAAATAAATTATTAAATTTAACTGAAAATGTTTGCCTACCAACAGGATTGTTTGAAAATTTTGCAACTTCAGGCCTAACATCGGATGGAGCAAAAGTCAATTGATCGTCTTTTAACTGATTTAATGATTCTAAAATAAATTTTTTACCTGACCCTGTTAAACCGTTAGGATCATCAAGCAAATCCGCGATTTTTTTTGCAGCAGACTGAGATGAATCTTCCGGTTCAGCTAGTCTTGTAATAAACCCAGTTACTTTTAAATTGTTATAAATTGCTTTTTCTTCACCTGTGTCTTTTAATTCAATTCCAGTAAAAAACTTATTAGATGCACCGCCTTCTTTTACAATTTTATCTAAGTTTTCTGTCAAGAATTCTTCAACTCGTGATGCTATAGTTGTGTTTGGATCCCTAGGTGGTTTAAAGTTAAATTTAACATACCTGGGTAGCATTTCATTTGTAGCAAGATATAATGCTTCAGATGTTTTTTCTACATCTAAGTTAATTGTTCTTTTATTTAAACTTAAAGCATCAGCTAAACGTTCATCTTTAGTAAAATAATTATATACAAATTCTAATTCAAAATTTTCAACTTCAGGAATATCATAGCTAAAAACTGTTTTTGATAAAATTGACTTGGTTAGATTGTTTGAAGAAATCATTGGGTCAGAGACTCTCTCTGAAGGATTTCTAAGAAGATCTGCTGTAAGTTCTTTTGCAGATTCAATTTTTTTTGTTATTTCTTTGTCTCTAATTAAATCTTCTTCATTTTCAACTGCAGGCATTAATTCTCCCTTGTTACCATTTTTTTAATATTTCTATTTCTACAGAAAAGCCAGACATCGTTGTTTCTTTTTCGTTAAACACTTCACTTGCAAAAGTGTTTTCTTCACCTTGGGGGCTTGTTCCGTTTGTGTAGTTTACTGTACCTTGCTGCAATTGTCCTGTATAACCAAACTGAGTTTGTCCAGAGTATGCACTTGAATTATCAGAATCTATTAAAAAATCTTTTTCATTAACAAATACTGAAAATATTCTCTCAAAACAATTCGCTGTCATCATTTCTTTTAATCGATTATTTGAACTCATCAATAATGAATTGTTCATCATGTTAATTGATCTTGAAAAATATTCTTTTTCAGCTGGGTTTGCATCAACTTCTGGATAGTCTCTTAAAAATTTTCTATAAATAGCTGATTTAAATTCAGAAGCAATTCTATTGTCTGATTTTCCTGAAAAAATGTTATCAGAGTTAATTAAAAAACTTGATTCGTTTAGATCAATATTGCAAGATAATCGTGTATACAATTTTAAATAGTAATCAAAAATATGATTAAGCAAAACTTCTTTTTTAAAATTTTCATCATAATTATTTGATTCGGATGACTTTCTATTACCTACTATACCATTTAATCCTAATCCGTTAGCTTTAAAACCAAAGTTTAACATATCATTATACTTAAAAATCTCCATATCATTTATAATTTTTTCTAAGGTTTTATCATCTGTTGCATTTTCGATATGATTGGCAAAAATTGCCTTGCCAGTTTGATCATAAATAAAAGGCAAAATATGCTTAGACAAATCAAAAATAAATTGCTTAGGTATGTAGCTTAATTCAGAATTTATTTGATTATTTTTATAAATAGTTATTTTAACTAAACTTGAATCTAAATAATCCTGATCTCCTGTTTCTTTAAATGTTTGACGACGAAGAAAATCAAGCAAACCTAAAGGAATCCCAATGTGAAAAACATTTTTTCTGCCAAATTTTTCTTTTTCTAGAAAACCATAGTTTGTTGATGACAAAACTCGATACATAATTTTTAAATCAGATAAAACATCTTTGTCGTACAAAGCAAATGTAGAATCATCAAAAGTAGGGCTTAAAACAAAATTTTGATAATATGATTTTGATATATAGTCTACATATGACGGATTTAATAACGTAACTGTTTCTTCAAAAAAATTATTTTCTTCTAATTTTTCTCTTAAAAGGGGAGAACGACCTTCAGCTGTTGTTATAAAACTCTTAAGTCTTTTATGTTGTATTTCTAATTCATAGATTTTTTTATTGACTGAGCCGATAATACCTAAAATATAATCTTGTCTTTTTCTAATTTTTCTTTTAATCTGATTAATTAGTCTATTCGTTTCGGTATGTGCTCGAATTTCACTGCGCACAGCTCCGCTTGATAATTGATTACCTCTCAATGCATTAATTAATCCTTTCATTCTAGTGATTTTAATTGATATTTTAAATTTTTTCTCTGTATTTATATAAACCTTTAGCCTCTGTGTATTTTGTAATAATTTAACAGCGAAATAATGCATCAAAAAAGAACGATGCACAGCACTGAAATTTTTAACATGGCCAAATTCTCCCGGGTGTTCAATTTCTAAAAATCCTGTTGGTCGACTTGCGCTTGGTCTATTTTTAAAAAAGTAAGAATTAAAATGAGACACCGTTTCTGGCATAATATTAGGCATAGGAAGGTTTTCTTTGTCTTCAACATTGATTTGAACGGGTTGATTTGTTATTGTCCCTAAGGTATAATTAGAAGAGCCTGTTAACGTTACACCCACTGGTTTTGCTGTTTCATAAGATGCTTCCGTAACTGCAGTTGCGATTGCATAGCTTGCAGCGGCGCCGCCGCCGGCAAGGATGGCGATGCCACCTATAGATAAGCCGGTTGCTATATAAGTGCCGCCGGCGGTCACAATAGCACCGCTGGCGCCGATTGCAAAGGTGGATGATACGTAACCAGCAGTAAGGCCGCCTAAACCTATTTTTGCCAGCCCAGCTGCGACAGCCGGGCCTACACCTGGAATTGCAAATACGCCAACGATCAAGAGGAACCCTAATATGGCTAAAGGTCCTTGCCAGTCTTCTTGATCAACAAGGTTTAAAGTAGACATAAGTTCATTATCTATAGTGCCACCGAGTAGACCATCTTGACCATATGAGTATCTTTTAAAAGTGCTATCATCTTCTCCCGCTACATAATTATTAGTATCCCCTAAGAGAATTTTACTACCGGGTACTAAAGTTCCTATGCCACCTTCTTCAGGGTTTAGACCCGACGCTGTTAAAGTTATATTGTAATTCCCTCTTCCGTCTGGATGCTCCCGGGTAGATTTAGGATAATCGTCAATATCTAAACCTTCAAGTATTTTTACAAAACTTTTTTCTGTTTGTGCCTCTGCCTCTGTGTATAGTGTTCCGACTAGACCTTCACCCTTATCAGATAATGTTTGGTCTTCTTTAAATGCCCAAACCGGTTCGTCTGCAGATTGCCAAAGCTCTGCGCCAGAAGTTGAAAGTAAAGTACTCATTAGAACTGACTTATAACTTGAAACAGTTCTGCTTAAACTACTTGCATTATTTAAGAGCATAGCTAAACTAACTAATCCTTTTTTTCTTCTTTCAACGTTTTCATGCATGTAAGTAGCTTCTAAATCATCAGCTAGAAGATTTAAATAGTAATTTAAGTAACTCATAGGGTTAAGTTGGTCAATTGTATTTAAATCTGGGGACGATGCTTTACCGGTAAAATCGAAGTCTAGACCTACTGATTTAATTAAGTGTGTAGAAAAATCTTCCCATTTAGTTTTAAATTTAGTTATAAAATTTTCTAGCTCTTCAAAACTAGTGTCATTGCTTTTAAGTGCTGATGTAAAATATATTTCTTCTCCTGGAAAATAATTATTTTCTTCATACAGTTTTTCAGATATCGTATTGTTTGTCTCATAAGGAATGTATGTTTTTTCGTCATAAGGTGATTGCTTTTCTTCAAATAAATGTTTTACAATTGAGCCACCTTTTTGTTTTCTCGTTCTAAAATAAAATTCATGCCTTTTCATGTGCGAAGGTATTGTGTCAAAATCAAATAAAGTTTTCGAAAAAAGCTCTTCAATTGTTTCAAATTTTCTTCCGTCTTCTAATATGTTATCAATGTCTAATAAAGATTTAACAAGCTTTGTTGCTCCCATTACTTGATCAAAACATAGTGCAGCTATTAATTCAGCTGCAGCTTCTCCATTTCCTAATCCTGTTGCGTTAAAAGCGTTTTGAACATTACTTCCAATCATCCTGTTTTCATTTCCGACTACACTTTTAAGTTTTCTTTGATTGACCCCAAAACAACCAGGAAAATTAATTTGTTTTAAGATTCGGCATGATTCTTGAAGCCTTCCTTTTTTTGTTCCATAAACAAAGCCTTCTTGTCGGTCTATTTCTGCATTGTCTAAATCATCTATAGTGTCTTCGAGGTTTATATAAGATTTTAATTGTCCTATCATGTCAAGCATATTTTCAAAATTAGTCGACTTGTCGACTGACGCTTTAAGCCTTCTATTTCCGATTAAATTTTTAAGATTAAGATTACCTACTTGCTCCATCATTTCAATTGCATTAACGTTCGAAGCGCCAGGCCTATTTAATTCAATAGCTCTTTCAATTTCTTCTTTGTGATCAAAAATTTGACCGGTATACTTAATTAATTCCTTTGCTATAAAATCATTAATAATATAGTCAGTTATTAGTGTAATTGCATCAGCAGAAAGTTGATCTATTTGTGTTCGAACAATATTGTTTGAATTTTCAACAACCCTATCGATTATGTTTTGCCTCATTTTGGTAACACTTTGGTCATATATATCATCGGCGTGTGCTGACATTGCTGTCCTCATTTTTGCAATTACATCTCCAATCCCATATGCAATTTTACCGTATCTTTTAATTAAAGCTTCAGAAGATTTAATTGCATTTTCTTTTAATACTTGATGCAATTCAAGAAGCCTTGCAGTATTTGTTACCTCAACAAACGTATTGTTACCGTATTGTACACTTATTGAATTTTGATTTTCTTCGACACGACGTCCAGTAGCGATAGGAGAAAACTCATTTGAAAGTAAAACCTCAGGCCTTAAAACATTAATGCCTTTTTTAAATAGTTTTTGATGAAAAGAAGAAGTATCTTTATGTTTTGTTGCTTCAATTGTTGCATTACTTCCAGGAACAACAGTTATAACAGATGAAATTTTTTCTGTTGTTAATGCGATTGCTGATACTATAAGAGGTCGAGAAACAAGTATGGGGCTGTTTCCTGGGCTATCTGTTAAAGGTGACGGATCAGGCAGCGGATTGTTGTATACAGTAAAAGGTGATTTAAAGCTTTTAAAACTCATTTGATTCCTTGATCATCTTTGTAGATTGTTTTAATTAAAATAGGTGCCAAAGTTTCACCATTTTTTAATACTGGGCTAGCAAAAAAGCTAATTTTTCCGTAAAGTAACGGTGTTTTGTAAACATAATTAACTTGTGAAGTGTTGTTAGACGCATATGCTAAACCACTGAAATTTAAATTTCCATTTTCTTCAAATGACATTAGTAAAAAATCTAATTTGTCGCTTTCATTATTTAAACTAAAATTTGCTAAATAAAATTCTTCTTTGATGCCAACTCTTTTCTGATTGTTGTCATTTGCTTGATCAACATTGTTTAATTCTAAATATTCTATAGATGCGTTCGTAATATTGACTAAATTTGTAACATTAAAAGGAGATTCTCCCTCGATTAGTAAATATAAAACATCACCAGTGTCTCCGTCGTAATATGAGTCAAAATCTGTTCTGTTAAGATCTGTTCTAGAATCAATTATTTTTCCTTTGGTTCGAGACATGCGAGAAGAAAATTTATCACCAGTAGCTGACACAGCACCTCTGCTTCTATTGCGTAATCTAGTTTTAAAAGCAGCGTTTGCGCTAGGGCTAACAGGTGCAAAGCGCTGTTTTAGCGCCAAGTTTTCTAAATTTTTTGTTAATTTTGAAAGAAGATCAGCAGGAGGAAGAACTCTAGGAATAAGCTTTATAGCTAATGATTGCTTTTTAGGAATTAAAAATTCTTTTGAAAAATTACCTTCATTGTCAACTGATAATTCGCCTAATCTGGTTATTTCAGAATTGTCTCTGTTAATCATTTCAACCAAAACATTAATAGACATACCAGTCAAATCTTTGATTTCTTTAAGATCATCCTCGAAAAGGTCATAGTATTTACCAAATAAGTCTTTAAACAACCTATCTGCATCTGTTTCTTTTCTTTCAACGTTTCCGCTAATTGTTATTTGCCTGTATTCAGAAAAAGAATTATCTGTTCCAGACTGCGTAGCTGTCATGTTGACATAACCTGTTGGTTTTGAATATCTTTCGATTGCACTTGATGATGACATGTACTTATTACCATTTTCATCATATAAAACTGCTTTGTACTCATAAGTATTAAATTCTTCAACATCATCATCAACAAATTTATAAATAGCGCTAAAATCGTTAGACGCAGTAGATTTAAACTTATTTCTAGACAATTCATTACTATTACCTAACCTACCTTTTGATTGTGTGGGCAAAAATTTTCTTTCTTTTTTTGTTAAATTTTTTCTATACAGTTCTATTTTTTTTATTGCCTGAGAAACATTTTTAACCTGAATTGCAATTCGATCATTTTGTATAATCGCAGAAATACCGGCATATGTTAAATTACTTAATCTTCTTCCTGTTGTAATTGAGGCAAATTTAGAGTTTGAGTATTCTTTTTCTGCGAAGACTGGGTTGACTCTAAAAAAGACTGGACGATTTTTCTTAAAAAAATTTCCTTTTCTAAATAGAATAATTTTTTGTCGTGGTTGAACTAATACACCTAGTCTTTTTTCTTCAAACGGTATTAATTCTTGAGGCAAGTAATTATTAAGTTGTCTACTATATACATTAAATAGCCTAGGTGATGACTCGTTGTTTTTGATAGAAAGTATACTTTGACCTGTTGTTGTTCTATTTGCTTCAACTTCAAAATCAAACTTAGGAAAATTAATTTTTTCTTTTTCCTTGGTGTGTTCTATTATGCCAGTGCCTGATTCTATTTTGACGTTTTTATCATTCCTTGCAATAAAAAGTATGCTAATTTCATCAGTTGGATAGTTTTGAAGCAAGCTTTCACTCAATACAATTCGCTGCGATAATTTCGCATCAATATTAGCAAGGGTTTCTAATTCTAATACATAGTCAACACTTGAAGCTTCTGTATTGATTGTTGTCTCAATACCGCTAGTTAGCGAACTATATAGCTTTTGCTTGACTCCAGATGCTGGCGAAGAAACAAACGAAGTAAAACTTCCTCTAAATTTACTTAATGTACCTCTATTTGTATTTGTTCCAAAAGTCTTTGACAACATCGTAGCTGGATCTATGCCGCTATTAACAAACCTTGTATAGTTTGAATTAAATTTATCTCTTTCAATTGTTTCGTTGTTTTGACTAACTGTAGGTTGCGTTAAGTAATCTTTAAATTTTAAATTTGGTCGTCCTGTATTTAGTTGCTCCTTTAAGACTAACCTAGATTTAAATCCAAATGTTTCTTTATCTGGCCGTTTTGTTAACATGTTAGAAGTTATCTTTCCTAGATTTTCGTTTATAAATACATCATCACTAGACATTTCACCAACACTATAAATTTCATTATTTGAATTTATATTTGCAACTTGGTCGAAGTTAATCCTTGCGGCATTAATTGCCACCAAGTTAAGCTCATTGGTATTGTTAGTATCAACATTGTCAAAAAGACTAGGTCGTTGCCTATTTAGGCTGGATTTGTCACTTATGAGATTAATTTCAATTTTTTTTAAATTTTGCAGTATAGCTTGTCTTTTATTAATTTCTAAATAGACATCATAATGAAAAAGTTTTTCATTGTCAACTGTGGTTATATTAACCAATTTTGATTTAAGTGGAACATTCCTAACGTTAGTAAAAATTTTTTTGCTTTCAGGCTTTGCCTCTTCAATAATTCTCATTTGTTTTCCTAATCAAAGACAATTGTAAATAAATTAATAAACGTAGGCGTATTAAAATCATCTAAATAAATTTTACCTACATAAAAAACATGTTTTTCAAATAAGTTATTTGTGTCGTTTTCATCAATAAAAATTCCTGCGTCTACAATGTCAAGTTTTTGAAGTAGGTTTTTGTTTTTTTGAAAAACTTGAATTAGTAAATTATTATCTCTAGATGTCTTATTAAACGTAATTGTTTTGAATTCTTTTTTTGCCCTAGGAGGAGCATCAGTCATTTGTATTTTTCTATGAAAATCTCCAAAAGTATCAACTTTAACATCGACATTGTCATTAATGTCTTGAGAAAAATTAGTAAATGCTTTTCTTCCTAGTCTTTCTTTAATGTTGTCCCAAGACTCTAAGGTTGTGTTTCTTATATCTGTATATTGACCATATGCAGAACCATCTTCATTAACAGGTGGTAAAAACTCAAAATTAGGAAGGTGTGCTAATTTTGAGTCAAGCATAAAAGGTTCAGCATTATTAACATTAATTACTTCAGGGTTTGGACCATTTTCAAATGGGACTGCATTTGTAATTTTATATTCTAAAAAATAATCACTTAACTCAAAAGTTTGATCTCCGATAGTGTCCATGGACGAGATAAAGTAGTTTTTCTGAAAATGCCTTAAGAAAGTTTTTTCTATTTCAGCACTTAAAGATGCAAATTGAGAACCGGTTGCTATTTTTACTTTATGCAAGTCAGTTGCAACTTGAGTTTCTTTTTCAAAGATAGCATTACCAATTATTGAACCGGTTGGGGAATGATCAAATGTAAACAGCTTGCCACTATCATCTTTTTCCATTACTATCGAATGCTCAGGTCGTTCCATTGCTTCAAAGTAAATACGATCAGTAACATCTGAATATGTATAACCTTTTTTATAAAAAGCGTGCATGTCAGTTATTGATGCATACTCAGCCCTTAACTTTCCTGCTGCGATTTGTCTTTTTCCTTCTTGAGTTACAATAAGGTCAATAAATCTTGTTTTTTTGTCTAGTATTCCTGCCATATTATTATTTATCTTGGTTTAAAATTATTCGTTAAAAAAGTGGTACTGCTATAAATTCAGTTTCAATGTAAGATCTGTTTCTAGGCGTATTGTCATCAATAAACGGAATTGAACTCGTAGCAGCTGTGCTTAAATTTGAACTTTGAAAAAACTTTTCATCCAAATAAAGATCAACATCTTTTTCTGTATACAGTCTAAGATTTGGCCCTTCTGATACAGTACCACTTACAAATTTTATCTTAACAGGAGATTGGGAGTTAATTGCTATATCAAACCCTGTTGTAAAGCCTTGACGTGCCTTAGGAACAAATTTTCCATCAAGCCCTTGTTTGTACATGTCAGCATAATACCCGAAATGATCACGATTAAAACTATAAACCGGTCTAGGTCTGTCGATATCAGAATAACCGCTAACATTACCAAAGCCTAATTTTTGTGTTGTACCATAAGTACTATCATCATAATAGTAGACGATATCTTCTTTTCCGGTATTTACATTTGTGCCGCCGGCTCCTGGCTTGTCAGCAAATAATCGATCTTGATCTCTAAAATTTATCGATGTATAACATGATTTATATTGTTGTGCTGCGATACGAACAACTTCTCTTCCAATCTCTTCTTGCAAAGCATCTATATATGCTTGAAGTATACTGGGTATAGATTCATTAAAGCCGTCAAAAGTATCCAAATTACTATATGATCCTGCGCCTATTCGAAAAGCAGGTGGGTCTGTTTGTTTAACAAGTGCCGAGTATTGAGGTGTATCCCACCATTCGTATGAGAGGCCTTTGTTATGCAAAGTAGTATATCCGGCTTCAGCATATGTATGTTGCCTTGAATAACTTCCTGTCAATTCTCCTCGATACGCAACTTGCCATTGATCAACAATCTTTTCATCTCCAATAACATGTTCATAAACAGCACAAGATGTTAAGTTTTGATTCACGGTTTCGTGAAATTCTTTGTTTTCTACAACCTGTGAACCATAAAGGTGTAATTTGGCCCTACCAAAAAGGGTCATAGAGAATTTACCTTTATTATTGCTATCATTGCCCACAGAATGATTAACTGGATCTTTCATTGGCGGATACTGCCAGCCCAAAATTAAATTATCATTTGGTAAAATTAAATAAGGAGAGATTTTTTCTACATCTCTCAAGGGTGCATGCCTTTTTACAACCTGGGGGTTTGAAGTGTTTGTTGAGTCTGGCAATGCTTGAGACAGCTCACCGCTAAAACTGTTTAAATTATTAACAATTGCTCTACTTACCTTAAGATCATCGTTTGATCTAACAGCTTCATTTGGCAAATCCATGACAACAGTGCTTCTATTAGCGCTGCCTAAAAATTCATTAAAATTAAATTGTGTTACATTAATAACGCTGTCGATGGTTTTTGTAGAATATTTTGTATTAAAATTCATAACAAAACTACCGGTTAATTGCCTAGGATTTGTATCAGGTAAAGTTTCATTAACATTTAAATCATATGATAATCCTGCGTCTATAAAATCACTTATTAAAATTTCGTTACCGTTTTCATCTTCTCTAGAGTCGTCAGCGTCTCTATCAGCAGTGTCAGATTGCGCGCTTGATGTTGTAAATAATCCCATTTGGCCAAATGTTATTAATTCTCTATTTGTATTAACATAAATTTCAGAATCTCCATTTTGTCCTGTTTTATAGTTGCCAGGAATAGAAAAACTAGATCCGGATATGACTCGTTGTGCGTTCCACCCACTGTTTTTAATTAAAACTTGTTTTGTATAGTTATCTTTAAATTGTCTTAGCATAAAAAAAGTAGGCGTCACTAAGTTTGCACCAAATGTTGTAATTGCTGAGCCGGCTGTGTTTTCAGGTGCTACGGCTAATCTAAAAGGTTTATGTTGATCAAAATCATTAGATGATGCTTTACTACTAAATTGTTCAAATTTTGATTCAAATTCAATTGAACATTTTTCTAAAAGAAAGGGTTTTGTAATTCCTAAGTCACTTGCTTTTATAAATTGACTACCTGTTGCGTTATATTGAGGCCCATGAGGAAAATTAAATAATGATGTTTTTTTATTGCTAAGCCTTAATAATCCTCGATCATAAAAGTTAGTCTCTCCACTACTACCTCTTGTCCCAAAAGAAGCTAAATTAGGGCCAAAACCTAAGCAAGATTGAGATAACATTAATGTTGATCCAGTATTGTTTAAATCAGACAATGTTGGATTTCTAAGATTATTGTGGTGCAAAGGTTGACCGATTTTTTCCCATCGTTTAAGATTTTGATTCCAGTAGACCATTAATTTTTGACCGGCTCCGGAGGTATCCGTTGTTATATTTTGATTTAAAACACCTAATTCGTCTATATGACCAAAGGTTGTTGGTGTTTCCGGGCTTAAGTTAACCGTAAATTTTGTTTTACTGCGAGCTGGGGACTGAAAACCAGGATAAATGTTTGGATCTAGACCGGTATTAAAAAAGCCAAAATTTTCATTTTCTATTACAAGCGTTTCATTAAATGGTGAGATTGCTTGAGTAAACTCTTGAAATGGATTTGCAACATCTGATATACCGCTGACTGACCTTCCTGTTCCAGTCAAAGATCCACTCTGGTGTGGGTTTGCAATGTATTTATTAGAAATTTTACTTCCTGCGCGATCATTATAATCTAAAAGTAACGGATAATTAATTGTTTGATCAGCATAACTAATAGAAATTTTGGAAATTGCAAAATTTGCAATTGCAAAGTTAAAATTTTTTTGAGCTATGCGAAGATAAAATCCATCTTCAAAAGTTTTAAAACTTGTCATGTCTAAACTAATTCTTTTTCTGCGAGGTACAGGAAATTCAGTTCCTTCATGACCATAAAAATTTCTTTGATCAGGTTCCAAATCAATAAATGCAACGTCGACGGTCGGATTAGAGCCAAAATTTGGATGTGTACTTGCTTGAATTCTTAAACCGTTATATAAATTATCTGCAGATGGTGAAAAGGGGCTTCCAAACGGAACTACATGTCCTAAGTCAAGACCTCCAACTTGAAGATAATTTCCTAAGCTATATGGGCCTTGAATTACATCAAAATCAATGCTTATCGGATTTGTAATTTTATTTTTTACCTTTAAGAATCTTACATTTTCTCCTACTTCTATCGTACCTCTGCCGGCGAAAACTAAGCACTTGTCTTCTACAGTACTACCGTCAGAAGCTTGATATTTGTCTGTCCGTATCGACATATGACGTGATAAAGCCCATTTATTTTCATCTAACTTTTGGCGATTAATACCTGAACCTAGAGGTGCATTTCCTAGATCATCTGTTATGACACTTTCAAAATCATCTTTAATACATGAACCAAATTTTATTGGAAGGTCTTCATAAAATATATTTTGCTTTCCGCTTCGATCCTTATCACCCATTCTATGTTTAGTAGGATAGCAACCTGAGCGATTATCCGCATCTCTTAATCTTACTCTAGGTGGTAAGCTAATGTAACCAGATTTAACGACAGAGTCCTCTAGAGAAGAATAATAGATTGCCTTAATCTCTTCAATTGAAAGTTCTTTACCCCATATTGCAAATTCAGCAATGCTACCATCAGCTATATTGCCTCCACTGGCCTGTGATCCGATGTGTAATCTTTCTGACACGCCATCCATATATGCATATGAACCTCCGTCATCTCTAACTACTGTCTGCTGAACACCGTCGATGTATATTTCCATACCTGCATTTGAGGCTGGACCACCAGTCCCATCATACGTAAATACTAGGTGATGCCATTCTTGATCGATAACATTGCTATTTTCAACTTTAACTTCTTCATAATCAGTTATTGATCCGTTGCCGTAAATTCGAAAAATTAAGTCCCCTGTATACAATAAATCTGCACGATATTCGTAACCAGTTCCTGGTTTACCTTTATCAAATAAAGTCCTGGGTGTGTTTTTGTCCGGCCTATATTTATACCAAAAGCCAATGCTAAAAGGTCTATCCGGGTCTGCGCCAGAGCCTCCGCCAAAAGTTATAGGATTATTGTTGCCATCTAATCCTGGAAATGTTATTCTTGCATAGGCAGATGTACTTCCTCCTACAATCATTTGATGCATTCTGGAGTTAAGAACATCATCTAAAACTGCAGGCGTGTTAGCTGTTCCTTGGTACGCATTGGATGGAATTTTATTTGAATCATAATCTACTAATTCGTCAGGTGCATCGGATTTAAATCTTACCCATAATCTTAGATCATTGCCTGCATTGTAATTATAGCCTCGCAAACCCCTTAAATTATCTCCTGACGCAGGTAGAATGTCATTGACGAAAAACTTATCTAAAAGATTAGGCGGGCTATAATTTCTAACTTTAACTATTTTTGGCATTTTTATCCTTTTAATAATCCACTAAAGGCGATTGAATCTGTCCCAAAAGATCTTTGTTCGGTTAATTGATAAAACGGTGTTATTATAAGGCCGTTATCACGACTTTTAAAACGAGTCCCTAATTCTGAATCATCTCGACTAGAAGACGAAATTAAATTGGATTTCTGGATTGCTGTCAAGTGTTCATATTCATCGATCAAATAATGATTTTTTTCAATAAATGGTGAAGATTTATAAAGGCCTTCCGAAATAAAACCTTCTACTGGTTTACCTAAGATCGATTCGTCTGCGTCGTCAAAAAAGTCGTGTGAAGACTGTTTAATTTCATATCTTTCAGAAACTAAAGGTGACCCCTTTTTACCGTATGTTGTATGTTGAGTTAATTCCCAATTTCCTACCCCAAAAAGACCTCTTGCACCTTTAATTTGTAAGTCTATAAACCCTGTATTCGCTGGAGAATTTCTAACATGAAAAACTTCAATTGCGCCATCTAAAGATGCAGGATCCGGATCTCTAAATTTATCATAATTTCTTTTTTCGTTGTAGGCATAAGGAAACATTCCACTCTTGTCTTCATCATTCAAACCAATAAACCGCTTAAATGCAGGTTTGCCTTCAAAATCTTCAAAAGGAATAAAACTTTCTCTTTTGTAGTCGTATGTTTTAAAAAGACTGTTTTGACCGTAAAAGCAAAGCTCTAAAGAATGATCTATGTAGTCATCATTTGTAATATTTTGCTCTCTACCTAAAGTAATGTTTGGTACTATTTTGTCGTTAAGCAAGTTTTTAACGCTTTTAATGTCTTTTCCGTACCTAAAAGAGTCAACGTCGTTAATATTAGAAAAACTAGTTGTTCTTCCTACCCTAGTACCTTCTATCGATGAATCAGGTACAATAATAGAAATAGTTGAAATTTCTTTATAATGAATCATTCCAATCCTATCGGACCCGGATACCAGTGTTGTAGCTAATGATTTTTCGTAAAAAGTTCTAGAATCTAGCCTTAGCCTTTCTTGTTTAGATCTTTCTTTAATATTGAAAATTGTTGTTGTTTCCATTTTAACCTTTCTTAATTTTGCAAACAAATTGACTTAAAAAAATATTACCTCTAGAAGGATTTCTAGGTAAAGACTTAAGATAAATTTCGTCATGTAGATATTTTAATTTGTTTCGCTCCAACATATGTGACTCATAAACAAAGTTAATTCCTAAAAACCTAGTATTGCGTGGTATAGATTGAAAAATAATATCAGAAAAAGAGCCATCTAACCACTTAAATAATTCTCTATACTTGTTTAAATTTAAATCTTCAATTACATTCTCAAAATAAACTTTTCTTAAATTTTCTAAATCAGGATATCTTTCATTAAAAACTAAGTTAGGTTTACCTAAGGCAGTTTCAATTTCATCAAAATGAGGAAAAACATCGACAATGTTTTCATTGAGACCCTTCATAACAGATAAATCAAAAGATAATCTTGAATCATCAATTACTTCTTCTGCTGGATCTACTTCAAAAACTGGCGCGATTGTTGCGAAAGAATGATTTTCTAAAAGGTCTTCCGACTGCAAACTTCTTACTCTAATTTTATTTTCGCTAGAATTTAAATCAAAATTTGGTGATAATGTTTCTCTAATAAAATTTTTATTTATTATAACTTTTTTATTTGCCTCAAAATTGTAACCAGAAAAATGATTTTCTTCTTGGCTAAAGTCAAAAATTCTTATCTCACCTGAACTGTTTGATGATGTTGTTGCCTGCTTACCAGAAGTATGTATTCTTACTTTTTGATTACTACCTGACTGATTTTGTAAAAAATTATAATTTGATTTAACATTATTTGACCCGTAATTACTAGGATTTTTAACATATGCAGTAAACTCTTTGTCAGTATAATCTTTTGACCAAAAATTTATAAATGAAACATGACCTGAAAAATGTGTTGCTTTCTGATTAGCAGTACCTGCGTTAATAAACAAAGAAGTATCCTCAAAGCTTTGAGAACCGATTGTTAAAATACTACCTGATGCATTATGTGCAGTGCTTACATTTGAAAAAACAGAATTAGTTGACTCTGTCAGCAAAGAAGAAGTTTTATATAAGACTGGATCTAGGCCTGGGTCGAACGTTGATGCCTTTAAATAAAATTGACTTTTTAAATCTGATTCTAAAAATTCAGAACTTTTTCTTCCAAAATTAACAGACCAAATATTTCCATCAGCAATATTAACTCCTGTTAAAAACAATTCAGAAATTGTACTACTTGTAGGGTCGTCTGACACGAATAGGCTTAGTTTGTTTTCTTGACTATTATTTACTAAATTTATAATACAACTTTCTTTGCTCGATGGTACTGTTGATCCTGTCGTTTGAAGCCTGATTAGGCTTTGTAAAGTCTTGTGTTCATGATAGTTTGAGTAAAAATAAGTTGCATGATAATCAAACGAAGAAGAAGTAAAAAGACCATCACTAAGATTATTAGATATACCATTAACAAAAGTACCTTTAATTAATGGTTTTCCTGGTGATACTCTTGAACCTGATAAAAATGTTGATTTTAAATATGGTGACTTATCAATTGATCTTCCTTGATTATTACGACTATTTTCTTCATTACCTAACGAACCTGAAAAATCGATAAAACCAATATTATCATTAATTTTTTGATTTGAACTTTTAAGTGACCTAGCTTTTGCACCACCATATTCTCTTATGTGGAAAATGTTTGAGGGATCAATTCCAGATGCTAAAAATATAGATTTAATACTATCTAACGTACCTTTTGAAGATACATAAGATGAGTATTCAGAAAGAATTCTTCGCCAAATAGTATATTGTATTTTCTTAATTGATAAATTTGATTTTGATGCAACATTTTGATAATCTAACCCCTTAAAAAAACTATCATCATTATTTTGAGAAAATAAATCTGGAACAGGCATTCCTAAATACTGGGACAAGCTTTTAAGAAAAGTATCTGGGGCTGTATTTAAATCATCATAATCAACAAGCCTGTACAACGAAAAGCTATCTATAAACATTTTTAATTGATCGAAGTGTTTTGCCCAGATTAATAAAAATTTCGTCATCATCTGCGCTGAGCGCTGTGTATTAACACTTTCTCTTAATGTGTTAAGGTTGCTAATTTCAGTCTGAATATTTCCTAAGTATTCTTCGTAACCTTCAAAATTGTTGCCAATATCTAAATAATGCTGAGGTATTAATTTTGTTATTAAGTTGGGGTTGGCAGTATCGTAAAGTGAAGCTGTTACTAGCATTTCACTATTAAAAGAAGAAACTTTTGGAAATTGAGGAAATAAAACCGGGCATTTGTTAATGTCTTCAGACTTTAAAGGTGTGAGTGATCCAGTTAGTCGGTTATTAACGATAAAATTTTGAATTAATTCACTTCTTGAATTAACGGAATGATCTAAAACAATGTTGTTTCCTGCATATGACCCATAAGGTTCGTTAAATTTGTAATACAGGACTAAATTTTTATCCCCGCTAACTGATCTATCTTTGTTTTTAAAGATTTCATCATCTGATAATTTTCGATGATACAATCTAAAATCGTCAATGGATCCACTAAAAGTTTGTTGTGGTTCGAACTCTTGATCATTATAACGAAAATTACCTCCAGAACCTATGTCTAAGTCTGCTCCAAAATAATTTAAAGACATAACATTTAAAGCATTACTAGATGACGCTACTGTTTTAATGTTGTCTTGATTAAAAATAATTAATTTTGTTTTTTGATCAAAATCTGTATCAAACATTGCAGTTACATGGGAAAAACTGCCTTTGTCAATTGAAGATGAAACTGCTGTATACCGGGATCCTGAGGTTATTCCAAAGTGAATTTCACAGTTAGATGTACTTGAGGAATTAGATAAAAATAAAGTAAAATTATTTGCTAGGCTAGATTTTTTCTGGAATATTATTTGATTATCGTTTACAATTGATTCTGGATTAATAAAAAATTGAACTGCAAAACTATTTACTGACGGGTCTAAAGTTACGTTTCTGTCTTTTAACGATTTAATTGAAGGAACACGAGATGCATTTTGATCTAATACGTTAATTTGTGTACCGTTTGACAAGCTTTCACCTTTTTGTGTTCCGGAAAAAACTAAGTAACCTTTATTTTTAGGATATTTGTCAAGTATGTATTTTTCAAAACCTGTCAAACTATCTTCAAATGCTTCAATTTGTTTTTCTGTTCCATTAAAAGGGTAAAAGTTAAGTATGTTTAGGAAAGATTCATTAACTTTTGCAACAGCCGAATGAAAAAATGTGTGATTTTCGAACTTAGAAAAATCTAAATTTAGCTGCTGGGTCGATTTAATCGGTTTGTTAAATTCGTACCTAAAAGATGCAGTGCTTTCTAAATTTGTATTTTCAATATTGGCAATTTTTAAAATTTCACTATTGCCTGGTTGCAAATACGATCTAGCATCTGTGTTGGACTTTCTATACTTCGATTTAAAAAGTTTTCCTTTGTTATTTGTTAATAGTCTTTTTGACATGATTGTTCCTATTATTAAACAATAATAAATTTAGAAGCTAAATCTGTTATTACTATGTCGAAATCATTTTCTTGTATTTTAAAATCAAACACATATGTTCTTCCTTTTGGTATTGAACTCATATAGAAATCAAAATACATTGCTTTTGTATCATGTGAAAGTTTAGTCGCTGAAGCGTCAAAAGGTATTATAATTTCACCTGAATCATAGTCTCTTACTCTATAACACATGTTTGAATAAAGCGCACTAGGCGTTTCATATGGTGTTTTTCTAAGAATTAGTTCTCTATCAGCACTTTCTACAAAAACTCTTAAACGGACCTTTTCATTTTGACGATATCTTCCTTTTAAGTTAAGTATTCTTGTAACTACTCTTTGTTCGCCTAAGTTTATTTTATTCCTATTTGATTGTTTTATTTTAAAAGACGATGACAAATAAGTAACAGTTTCGTTTGAGTTTGACCAAATTTCATTGAAAGTAATACTTCCAGATGCTATTACATGATCGTATAATGTAGAATCAAAACTACTAATTGCAAATGATGATGAATATATTCCTGTCAATCGATTAGATCCTCTTGGTACTTGAGAAACATTAAATTGTTTAGAAAAACTACCTGACTCTATTTTTAAGATCATACAATCAGCACCTGTTATTTCATTACCTGAAGATCCTGAAATAAGATTTGCTAACGACCCTCTTTTAAAATTATGAAGATAAAGACTTCCTGTTGTGTCAAATTCAAAATTCTCGTGATTGTCTTGAATTGAGTCATCAAATTTTATAATTAATTTAGGACGTATAGCTGTATTCAATGTGTTTCTAGAGGCAAAACGTTTTACAAAATAAGATTTATTATTTGTTTCATATGTACCTGAAAGTGCTATAAGAAAACCATGATTATTAATCAACCCGACTGTTGATGCTGATATGAAATTTGTCACATCTAATATCAAGTCTTCTTCACCTGTTTCAAAAAGCATTTCTGAAGACAAAGGTATTTTTGAATCTTGACCTTGTATTGTTCCACTTACTATTACATCGATGTCAGTATCACCTAATGAACCAGAAGCATTTGCGCCTGCTTGAGACCAGTCTGATACTACGCCATTAGTGAAAGATGCTGTCACCCAATTAGTTGCACCAATATCTGAGTAGCTGACTACATCATAGCCAGGGCCTTCATCAAAACTTTTTGACAGCGGAAAAGAAATAATTTTAAAATTTTTAGGAGTTGTCTGGCCTCCATAAATGTCATGAAGTTTTAAAAAAGCCTTGAAAGAACTATCACCTACGTCAATTATTTTTTCATTATGCATTTTAGTGACTTCGCTTAAGCCAAATTTAATCAAAAGCCTCGAACTCTCTATAGGGTTTGTTTCGCCAGAAATAGTTGATTCATTATAAAGCTTAAAAAGATCTAAAGTTCCTGCCTGACCTAGGTTTGCGTCAGTTGCTCTAAATTTATTATTAATAATTTTATTTGTTATGTACGTATCTTTACTAGCTGATAAAATTCTATACATTAGATTGCACTCCCTTGAATGTCATCATTTGGGTACCTAATTTCAAAAATACCTCCAGGTGGAGGAAAAAGAAGGCCTCTATCTAAATTTCTGTTAGGAGAATAACTAAAGTTTGAGTATATTCTTCCGTTTTTAGTGCCGAACATATTGTTAAATTTCAAACTAATCAAAGAAACTACTCCTGATGTATTTAAAATTAAATTATCAACTTCGCCTGTTATGATAGGTTGATCAATTTGAAAGTTTTTAATATCAAAATAGTTTTTTAATGCAACATTTATATTTTGGATTGTATTAGTTCTACTGACTCCTTTGTCAATAGTTACAACATAACTTATTGACAAATTAACAATAACAGCATCAACAATGTCTACAGCATCTGAAATTAGTCTAAACTTGCTTAAGTACACAGAAAGATTTTCCTTTAGTGTGTCAGGAGCATAAACTAAAACACCGTTTTTGTCTCTTGAAAGAACGCTTAACTGGGTTGCAAATTGATTATTTGGATTATCTCTTACGGAAGCTCTAAAGACGCGACCAAAATTAGTTGGAATACTATAGACTCTAGACAGCAAATCTTCTCTTGTTACAACTCTTTTTTGATATGTTTTCGATAAAAGTCCTAAATTTCTTAACTGTTCTAGCGTAGGACGATTATCACCTCCAAATCCAGGAAATTCGTTAATTACAGTTGTTGATCTTCTAATCGATGAAATAATTGACGAAGGAACAGCAGAATTAAATTGAGTTTTTAAAGTGTTAACCAAGACCAGTTCACCAGGATCTATGTTATGATTAATTCCTCCGCCATAGGAGTACTTTATCGATAACGTTGTGTTTCTTGGAGATATTCCTAGAGTGTTTGTAGTTAAAAAGCTATTAGGATCTATGGCAACCTTTGCAAAAGTCTTTCTATCACCATACAGAGTAATTGCATGATCACTTGGGTCAGGAATTGCGTCTTCATCGAATGTATCTTCGTCGCCAGACCCGAACCTTAATAAAGTTTTTCCTGTTATTGATGATGTTACCTTTATGAATCTTCTTGGGGCGGGTGCCATTTTTAAACGGTACGGTACTAAGTCAACATCATTACGCGAATTTTCTTCTTTTATAAAGACAGTATCTTGAGAAAGTGAATCAACCTCATAGTAGTCCTCACCTGAACTATCTCTTACATAAATAATGCTATGCACGTTTGGATTAAGTAGCGAAATAGTTCTAAAAGGAACTATGTTGTTGTTGATTGGAAAGTTTTCTACAATTACTCTTGCACTAGAACATCTTATTTCTTTTTCAATAATAAAATCTTGAATAATGCCATCTTGTACGACATTTGGAAGAATGTTATCAATTAATATATTGCCTTGAGAATCCTTTTTTGACAAGTCGACAGTTTCAATTGTATAAAAGTTAATACCAGATTCAGATGTAAATACGGAATTTTCTAAAATTTTAGGTAAATAGTTTTCGTTAATTACTCTTAAACCATTTTCAGTCACAGCTGGAATTACCATTCTTATTTTTGCCAATGCTGTGGAGGGAGTGGCTCCTCTTGTTTCGACTCCGGCTTGTCTTGCAAGTGCTTCAATATTTTTAGGTTCTATTGCAGTTTCCAAATTTAATTCATTAAATTGATGATCCAAATAATATGATAAAGAATCTCCGACGTAAGAGGCTACATCTATAAACATTCCTGCAACTGACGACTCAGAAAAATCTACAATTTTTGATCCATAATGATTTCTAGCGTAATTAATAAGCTCCGCTCTAAAAGAATCAAAATCTTTTGCAAGATAAGAAATTTCTTTATTTTTTTTAATCTGTTTTTTTAAATTTTTTGCCATATTTATCCACCTGAAAAAATTATTACATCAATTTTTTGATTTTTAACAGCTATTTTTTGTACATCAAAACTTATTCTTAAAAGTAATGCTGCTAATCTTGAGCTGCGTTCATCAAATTGATCAACACCATTTGAATAATAATCTAAAATTTCAATATTTGTAATCAAAACAAAAGGCATAAATTTTTCAACCTGGCCCTTTATTATATTAATGACTTTTTGTTCATAATTAGGAATTGCTGTTAAGTCAAAAACATAATCTTTAAGTCCGCAACCATAATCTGGACGTCCAATCCTTTCACCTTTTTCTGTTAAAATTAAATTTCTTAAATTATCTTTAATTTGAAAAATTGGATTATCATTCATGTGAAATAATTGTTTTCTAGATTTTCTAGAAAATTCTAAAGGAGTTTTTATGCCGATCGGTGTTCTTTTAGGTTGTGATTCTTGATCAATAACAACAATGTCATCATATTTAAAACCCGAACTCTTAAATTTAAAAGTTGCCACTTTTACTCCTCCTTTTATTTCTAATTATCCTCTTCAAAAAAAGATTACAATACTCCTTCTACTATCGTAGTTGCTCTATTATTTTGAATATTGTCAGCATATGCTAATAACTCCCCTAAAATATCATAATATTTTTTAGCAACAGCAAAGCTAGGAGGCGACGGAATTAAATTTCCACTAGTAATTGATGCAAAACTTAGGGTAATAAAAGAAATATAGGCAACCATTTCTAATACTTTTTCATTAATTTGAGCCTCAGTTAAACCTGAATTAATTAATTTTTCCTTACCACCTAATATTTCAATTCCTGTTTTTCTCATGACTAGAGGTAATCCTACACCTCCAACTGGAATAAATTCTTCACCTAAGCTAGCTGCTATAGCAGGGCCGATTTCTTTAAAGCTAATAGCCGCTAAAGCTTTTTCAAGAGCCGCTTCTTGTCCAGCAGGAGCATTTCTTATTTCTTCTTTTGCTTTATTTATTGCTTCTTGAATTTTTTGATCTGACGTTAAAACATCTCCCATTTTATTCTCCTTTTATTATTATTGATTTAAATGGCTCACAGTTTATAGATAAATTATTAATTGCAGCTGACGCTGACGCTAATGGAACATTAGGGCCTATTAATGGAGCAAAATTAGTTTCCATGGCTGTTTTGATTGTAGAAAAATTAGAATTGATTGCAGATACTAAATCTTTTAGAATTTCTTCTAAGTCTTCACCTCTTACAAAGCTTTGCATTCCTTGTTGTATAGTATTTTCTGGCGATTTATTTGAATCCTTTGATCCAATTCTTACAATTCCGTCATTATTAATTTCTAAAAAAGTTTCACCTTCATTGTATTTTTTAACAACCCTAAAAGAGCTTGATTCACCTTCAGCAATAAAACGTATGTGTTCTGAATAACCTGCTAGAGTTGCACCAAAGTACTGCTGAAAAGTCTCTTGAGATTTTTCAGTATCTGAAATTTTAAAAATTGCGTCAATATTGCAATTGTTACTCATATAAAGCCTGGCTCCGCAATTTGCAGGATCTTTGTCTCTATTAGTATAAAAATCTTCATTAAATTTATTAACTTCGTAATTTTCAATTCCTGGCAAACCATCCCTGTTGTTCTCAACAAGAGATAAAACATTTTTTTCACTTGTTTTTGCAGAAATTATTTTTTCATTTTTTTTAGCTAACTCTGTGAAATGTTTTTTCTTTCTTGCAATGCACATGTCTATTGCAGGAGATTGAGGTACTCTATAAACGCGTTCAGGTACTACTGAATCTTTTGGTAAAAATAAATTTTTTGAATATCTTTCGTTTAATGATGCAACGTCAGTAAACTTTTCTGTTGTAAGCTGTATTAACGTATTATTAGACCCTTGTAAAACCAGATCTCCACACTTTTTAATGACTTCAGGAACAGGCTCATTTGTAAATTCTTTTATATAAGCTTCTGATTTTTTAAAAGTAGTATTTGGTTCCAAAAATTCTGGATGTTTAGTATTGACAAGTTTAGGAAAATTATGTGCACCAATAATTTCTTCATCATTAAATGCATTTATTCCAGTTTTTAAATCAGTTCTAAAATAGATAGAAACTTCTCTTTCTTGACTAGTTAAATTTACATTGTCATTATGGTAACTACCATGCTTTCTGTTCATCCAGTAAAATCTTGTAATTTCATGAAAAGTTTCTGCTAATATCCAGACCTGTTCTCCTGGTTTGACTGGCAATGAAAGATGTGGAGAGAAAAACGGGTAACACAAAACTTTATTATTTGAATATTGCGCCTCGCCTTCATCAAGTAACTTACAAATAATTGAATTTCTAGGTACCTTATGATGAAAATTTTCTTCAATGTCATCTGGGCTATTTTTTAATTGCCCATAAAAATCATTTCCAATCTCTGAATAAAAGTTTCTAATTGCCATTTGTGTATTAAAATAAAGCTTTGGATCTGAAATTACATCGATTACAACTGCAGATGCATAATTATAGCCTGATGCAATCGGCATAATCTTATTTTGACCTGTAAAACTTATAAACTTTCTATTTTGACCTCTTGCCAAACCTTTATTGTTTAAGTCCATTCCATAATTTTTTGGCGGATTATCCATTTTTATTCCATTATCTTGCTAAAAATTTCATCAGGTGTAACAGATTCATTAGCTTCTTGTTCTTTTGCAATAAGCTCTGCTAACTTTAAGATTTGATCATTTGATTTTGACATTCTTTCAAGGTATTTAGCCATTAAACTACCAAATTGCAAATGATTTGTTGAATTGTTCATTGATACTTTCATTAAATCAACAAGCAATATGTTGGCATTTTCTCTATCGTCAAGTGCATTTTGATACGATTCTTTCCATAACATTTTTTTCTTGTCTTCAGTCTTCTCTAAAGCGTCAAGAATGTCTGAAAATTCTTTAATTTTTTCTTCCTGTTTTCTTTTTTTTGATTTTGACAATTTTATTCTCCAAAAAATTTAAACAAATCATCATTTTTAGAAATTTCTCTATAATGCCTTCTAATGTTAGACATAGCAACTGATAATTGTTTTGCGTTCAAACCAGATAACTCTCGTAAATAAACAAAGACAGCACGTTTATTTAAATACTCTAGTTCATCAATCTTATTAAATAACGTTCCAATAGCAGAAATGCATTTCTTTTCATTGTTATTGCTAAGCTTAGAAGATATTTTTTCTATCATTTCTTTAATTAGTGTTTTATCTTCTTCGTGAATCATAGTAGTTTCTTGACAATTCACAACAGCGTAATTCTCAATTTGGTTTTTTTCTCTAGACGATAAATTTGTATCGTCAATACAAACATGTCTTCTATTTTTTTTAATTTTCTTTTTTTGCTGTATTATGAGAAAATGTTTTGCACAAATATTAAAATATGAAAAAGCTTTTGACCCTTTCGATGCATCAAATTTTTGCAAAATTTCAAATAAAAAAGAAACGCAATCTGCTTTAAGTATTAAAAAACTATTTTTGCATGTAGAAAAGCCATGAATAAAAATTAAGTTTTCTACTAATTTTTCAAATGCAGGCTTTATATTTTCTACATAGATGCTGTTTTTTTCTTTAATTGTTTTAGCATTTTGGTAATTAATAACTGCAGCATGCGCTTCTTTTCCAAAATAATACTTTTTCTTTTTTTTTGGTTTTTTTCCTTTAATCAAAACTTTATTATTAAGCTTTATCTTTTTTTTCATCAATTTGTTTATCCTTTATCATTATTTCTGCAACTTGGTAAATTGCTTCCTGTCTTATTTTTATTTCATTAATAACAGCTCTCACTTCAACTGAATCAAAAAATACTTCTTTTTCCAAAATTGCAGAAACATTTTCGTATCTTTCGTTTAAAATGTCTAGGCATTCTTCTATGGCAGTTTCTGTATTGATTATTATTAATGAATATTGATACAACTTATAAACTAAAATACAACTTAATAAAAACAAACACGACGATAAGATTATTAAAAAAGAAATTAACATTTTAACAACCTAGCAACTTAAACATTTCTTAATTAATTCTTTATAAGTATTAATTATATTTTCTTTTGAAAATTCTTTAATTATAACTTTCTTTTCATTTTCTGCTAAATTTTTAAAAGTTTCAAAATCATTAATTAATTTGCTGAGAGCTTTCTTAAAACTTTCTTCTTTTGGCTCAGCCCATCGAAAACCTGGAAAAAATATTCTATTATCAACGCGAGATTCGTTAATTTCTTTAAGGTCATAATCAACAGCCAAGAAATTAATTTTTTGTAAAAAGTCTAAGTGGCCAGACCAGTTTGTTACAATGATTGGCATTCCTGATGCTGCTGCTTCGATTAGAGGTAAACCGTATCCCTCCCCTCTTGTAGCTGACACTAAACATTTAATTTTTTTATGCCTGTAAAGAGCAGCAATTTCTTGATCTGTCATCGTTCCGTGAATTAAATACAATTTTACTTTTGAATCTTTAAAATGATTTTTCATTTGATTTAAAATGTTTTGTGTTAATTTTTTGTCAATTTTAGTATTCTTTCCCATGTTGGTTTTTATAATAATGCCAACATCATCTCTATTTTTAAAGTTTTCTGCAACCCACTTGATAGTCTTGTAAATATTTTTTCTATCATCATCGGCGTTCATTGCGCCTAATTGACCTAAGATTAGAAAATTATGTTCGGTTTTTAAATCTATTTCTTTGTCTAATCTTAAATCATCATTTATTATGTACTGATTAAACCATTCAGGTACAACTTCAATATTTGTTGTAACAACACCTGATTTTTTAATTACGCCTTTAGTGAATTCAGATGGAACTACTACCAAGTCCATTTTATTGCATGATTCTATCCATGAAGGATTACAGCGATCAGTTTCAACAATTGCAGACACTCCAATGTTTTTTCTTGCAAAACTTGAATCCCATTCATCTGGTAGTTGTACCTGTATTGACAAGTCATAAGGTGGTTTAATTTTTCTTGAATGACTCATAATTCTTCCAATGAGTCCTTCGTTTGTTTCTTGATTGAGCAACCAAGGAGTCTTTCCCCAATTTAGGCACTCTACATCTAGCTCGACGCCGTCGATTGATTCCACAGCTTCAAAAATTTGTCTGGCGTGAACCCCATAACCACTTGAAGTCAAAAGGGGAGCTCTTAAAAGTATTCTCAAAATTTTCTCCTTAAATTTCTATTAGATTCCATTTTTGTTTATTTTCTTTAAATTTCTTATGCGTTTTTAACATTGTATTATGCCATTGATCAATTGTATTTTGATGATTAAACGTTTCTCTTGCATAACTTAAAACCTGTTTACTTAATCGAGTTTTTTCTTTTTTGTTCATTTTGTAAAGCTTCATTATGCCAGCTGCAATAGTTTGACTAGAAACATAGTCCTCATATATATAAGGAACAGTTTGACTACCTACAAGTGTTTTTAAATCAATGTCTAGCGCTACACCGTTAGCTTTTTTTGTTTTAGAGTTCCAAACTTGCTTTGTCAGACCGCCTGTTTTTGCTGCGACAATAGGGGTGGCAGTCATCATACTTTCTAACGTAGAAAGACCGAAGCCTTCTGCATAAGATATATTTAGGCAAAAGTCTGATATATTGTACAAAACGTTCATTTTTTCAAACTCCAGACGGTCTCTAGAGAAAAAGACATTATTTTCTATTCCTAACATTTCAGCTGTTCTAAATAAATTAGGACCTTCGTTATCTGTGGGTTCTGTGTGCATGATTAGCGTTGCTTTTTTGTGTCCTTTTTTTCTCTTTAGATCTTTCAAAAACAATGACCATGATTCCAAAACATCGTTAGGTCTTTTACGTTTAGCATTTCTATTTACCCAAATGCCAACAAAATGATCTTCCCTATCTTTTCCTAATAGTTGTGTTTTGTAATTTTTAATTTCTTCTTCTTTTAATGGGAAAAATAAATTTTCCGGAAGTGAATGCGGAATCCAGTTAGTTTTATCGGGAAACTTTCCTTTAATCATTTCATAAGTCATGTGTGAATGACAATTTATCAAATCTGTTGATTCATAAAAGGCATCATTAAATTCAGGATATGGGTAATTATCCCATACGTGCCACCAAACTATAGGACATATTTGACGAATTTCATCTTCCATTTCAAAAAGCCAAACAAAAAATCTTGGATCTGTGAAAATAAACAATACATCAGGTTTTTCTGTTGCTAGCGCAACTCTTAACATTTCTGGATTTCCAAAGCCGTCAATAGGCTTGATTATAAAATCTTCATTAATGACAACCGTATTGTAATCTGAATGTTTCATTGCGGCGCCGAATTGTCGAAACGACCAACAACCTTTCTCTATAAGACCGTTTAGTAAATGCCTAGTCTGAGTACCTACGCCACTAGTGGACAAAGCATGATCAGACAGAACTAAAACTTTTAATTTTTTCTGCATGTGTCTCCATTTTTTGTTTTAATAATACACAGCAGATTGCTAGAATGTAAACTTTTTATTCTTCTCCGTCGTCACCTATGGCATAGACAGGACATAGTTCTAAAGCTTCGTAGCATTCGTCTTCTTCTTCTTCATTTTGAGGTTGCTTATAGACAACATCATGGGTGCCATCATCACTAATTTTAAAGTTGTTAGGAGCTGCATTCGCACATACATTGCAAAAAATACATTCCTTATCTACGTAAAATTTACCACTAACATTGTCTGGGTATTTATCTTTCTTTTCCGCCAATTACCATTCCTCTTGTTGACCTACCCAATCTTTAAATTGGTCCTTTCCGCCTCTAACACCCCAGTCAGAATCAACAGTAAGTTTTGATGAAATACCGCCTCGAGGATTGCAAACCATAACCAATCTTAGTCTTGTAGGTTCGTATGCTGACATCATGTCGTCATATATTACATTAATTATGCGCTCATATGAATAAATTTGACTTCGAAATGCAAAAAAGTATTCTTTGAGAGATTTTAATTCTATAACTTTGTCGCTAGGATAAAAAGTAATGTATAGATGCGCAAAATCAGGTTGACCTCTGCAGCCTTCAAAAGTTAATTCAGGAACTTTCATTTTAATTTCATAAGCTTCTTTTGAAGGATTAGGAATTGATTTTAATATTTCCCTATTTTTAGCCCAGTTTCTTTTCTTTTTCATTTGCAATGCTCCGTACCTTTATATGGACAAAATGTACAACTGTTTCTATTTTTAAGAAACATGCCCTTACTAGTTGTTTTAATCATGCTTCTCATTAGCTTTAGACCTTTTTCGTAAGTTTTTGGACCAACTGATACTTTTACAATGTCACAAACTTTTCCTTGTTTTGCACCTCTTTTTAGTAAAATAAATGCGCAACGGATGTCTTTTAAATCGATACCGTGCTTCTTAGCCCAAAAATGTTTATACAGAATTAGCTGTGCTGTCATTCCTAAGTCTTGTTTTTTATCTCTTCGCCATCCCCATGCTCCTGCTGTTTTCCAATCGATAATCCAATATTCATGACCTTTACCTCTTTTTTTAGGAACTTTAAGAACACCGTCGATAAATCCTTTGAAAGAAAGATCAACATCTAAATCTTTAATTTTTTCATAAAGTTCTTCTTCTGCCTTAAGGCATTCCCAACCAGGAAATTCAGCATTTAGAAAATTTATTACTTCATCCCACATATTATTTGCCCAAGTTTCCCAAGTTGAAACCGGTTCATGTTTATACCAACCAGGTTGCTTAGAATACCATGCAGGGTTTTCAAAACCAGCTTTCTGCCAGCTTTCTTTCATTACACCTATGATTTTATTACGATCGAGCTCAGTACCCTCTATTAACCTCTCACAACCTTCGTGAACAGCTGTTCCAAAATGAAGATATGGGCTGTCTTCAAACATATCGATTTTATCAACATATGTTAATTTATGCCTGTATGGGCATTCTTTCCAAACTTTAATTTCTGAAAATGATATGTGCGGCTTGTCTGTAGGGAATGTTTTATTTGTCATTTTTAACTCTTTTTAATTTAATTTTAATACTTTTTTCCTAATTTTTCATAAATATTTTCAATAATCTGGAGAGAGTTTTTTGTATTTTCTAACTTAAACATGTTTAAATTTTGATACACACCTAAGTGATTTGGACACGAACCAAGATAGGACCCGTAATTGTTAGGAGGTATGTAAGTAACGTTTTCATGATTACTCATAATTGATTCAAATTGTTTTTTTGCACCATGGCTTAAGAAATTGTAACTTTCGACTAAGTTTAGAGCTTTTCCGCCTAATTTTATAAAACCATTAGAACCTAAAATGGAGATAGAACACTCTAAATTATGAGGCTCTGCTGAAATTGTTACTTCTATCGTACCTCCAAATTCTTTATAATCAATGAGTGAGTATACAGTGTCCTCTATGTCAGCATCTACATGTTTAGTGTTATAAGCTGAAGAAGCAATAACTTTAGGTACGCCGACTAAATATTGCAATATATCTACGTAGTGAATTCCTACTTCGTGCAAAGTTCCTCCTCCGACGTCAGGAATAGATCTCCAGCCGCTAAAATATTCAACAGGCCTTTGCCAGCGTTGTACAAGATTTACACCTCTTAACTTACCTAGCAATCCTTTTTCTAGACATTTTTTAACAACTGTTACTGAATTATTTAATCTTACTTGCAAAACTCCATATGCATCAACTTTTTTATCATTGGACAATTTAATTATTTCTTCTAATTGCCTAACATTTAATGTTGCAGGTTTTTCAATTAAAACTTTCTTTCCTGAATTTATACACATTACTGCATGTTTGTAATGCAAATTATTTGGCGTCGCTAAAACATAAAAATTTGCATTACTTTTTTTTAAACATTCTTCTATAGAATAAAAAGCAGAACAATTATATTTTTTTGATTTATTGTCAGCTATTTCTTTTTGAGAATCACAAACTGCGACTAAATTAAAATTAGGTGTATTTATTATTGACTCTACATGTCTATTAAAAATCGCCCCACAGCCGATTATTGCAACATTATTGTTCATATTACCTCAATAGTTTTCAATAGGTGAATTATTATACCACCAATAAGGGTGCGTTAAAATATACAAATTTTTGTGTCCGGCACAAATATTTTCATAAAAAGAACCATCTCTCCATCTACAGCTACTATCTGATATGTATTTATATTGTTTTAAAAGATTGCTATCGTAAGCTTGATTGTAACTAACATTTTCTAAATCAAAACAATTTGTTCTTGTTGGTTCATGTGGGCAAATTGTTTTGATTTTTATGTTGCAAAAATATTCTATTAAAGAAATTTCAAGATCAATAGACTTGTTAATGCTTTTGTTGTTCAACAAATAAAAATCAGACTCATAATGAAAACCAACCTCGTGAGAATTTTTAATTAATTTTTTAATTTTTGAAAGATCTTTGATGCATAAAAGGTTGTAAGAATGAGAGTGAATCCTTATAAAATATGTAGAACTAACGTTTAAGTTTTTTTCAATTTCTGACATTTCTAAAGCAATATCAAGTTGTGTATCTACGTCATGACGCAAAATTATTTTTTTATCTGACATGTCTTTATTGTTGAAATAGTCATCTAATGTGAAAAAATTATAACCTAGTGATATAGATTTTTCTAGGCATCTTTTATAATTTTTTAAGCTAAAATCATCTTTTTGCATTTATCTAACCCAAAGTGTAAAATTAAATCAATCATGCTGACATTTTCTTCATTGATTAAAATAGACTTATTTTTAACGTTTTTGCAATATTGTAAATTAATTGATTCTTTTAAAAAAAGATCATCTTGTTGATAAGCTTTTGCTCCTGTCCCAGACATATATTTTTTACCTTCTAGTCTTTTAATCAATTCTATTAATAATAATTGCTTGGATTTAGATTGATCATGATCAATCGAAGATGATAAAAAAAATTTTGTTTTAATATCTAAAAAGCTGCATGTTAGTTTTATAATTTCTATATTAAAATCTGCAACTTTAAAATGATCATTAGCACTAAATTTACTGTATGTCTCTATAATTTCTTTAAAATATTCTGACTCTTTTGTTTTTGAATGTCTCATTTTTAAATGTCTTACATGCTTTTGTAAAAACTCAGAACTTGAAACAACATCAGATAAATTTTTTTTGTATGAATCTTTTTTAATTGGGCAAGAAAGCCAAAAAGAATTGTCAAATTTTTTTGATGTTGAAAATTTATTTCTGTTAAAATAAGAATTTTTTGAACATTTGACACTGTCTAAAAAAATAAACTTGTCACTCTCTGAGATTTTTTTAAAATAACCTATCCAAGGCATGAAGTTTGGTTGATGTATTCCTACAATTGACATTAAATGTTTTCCCTAATTTTTTTAGCAACTTTTTCTGCAATTGGACAATTTCCTGTTATTCCTTTTTTCTTGTAAATAGGTTGTTCATAAACTACGTTAGGATAATGTCCTTGTTTAGGTCCTCGAATGCCTAGCTCTGCCTTGATACCTGTCATGTGAAGCTTTATTTGTTCATATGCCATGAGGCAAAGAGGTTCAGCCAACCTAAAATTAAAACCAATATGAACATGATTATACCTACCGTCTTGACCTTGATTGCAAATTGATCTTATTTTTTTTGCATCTAGCTTGGAACTTTTTGGAATGCAAATCATTCCACCTTCGAATGTTGATATGTTTTTTGTTTTGTAAAATGAAAAAGTTCCTGCATCTGACATCATTCCTGCATGTTTCCCACAGTGACATGTTGCTCCAAATCCTTGTGCCGTATCTTCTATTACAACTAAATTATGTTTTTCAGCTATAGCATTAATTTTTTCCATGTCGCAAACTCTGCCGTACAAATGAACAGGCATAATTGCTTTTGTATTTTTTGTAATCGCAGCTTCAATTTTTTCCGGATCAATAAGGTAAGTTTTAGGATCAATGTCGACAAAAACTGGCTTACCACCGGCGATTATTATTGCATTTGAAGTTGCAATAAATGTAAATGGTGTTGTAATTATTTCATCTTCAGGATTTAGTTCCATTGACCATAGGGGTGCAATTAAAGCACTTGTTCCATTATTTACTGCTATGCAATCTTTTAAATCAAATCTTTCTTTTACGTAATTTTCAAAAATGTCTCTTATAATCTGGGGCATTTATTCTCCATAATTACTTTTATACTTAACAAAATAATCAAACAAATTTTCTTCTAAGTCAGGCGGAACTGATTTATGGTAATTGTTTCCAGTTGTCAACTTTTTAAAAGAATGTAAATCTTTATTGTGCATAACTTTTTTTAATGAATCAATTATCATTTTTTGTTCTTTTGCCTGTATTCTTAAGTAAATGTCAATTAATGTATCATCATTATAAACATTTATTTTTTCTTTTACAATTTCTCTACCTATGTCTATTTTATGATCAACAAAATGACAAGTAACACCTTGGTCCAGCCCTTTGATTATTGCCCACTTAATTGTATCTAAACCTCTATTTTCAGGCAATAAACCGGGATGCGCATTAATTACGCCAACTTTAAAAGAATCAATAATGTATTTTTTTAAAATTCTTGCCCCTAAAATTACTCCTAAGTCTAATTTATTTTCTTTTATTAATTCCATACATTCTTTGCTGTTATGTTTGACAACAACATAGGGTATGTTGTAAAATTCACATATATCTTTAGTATTGTGTAAATACAAATCTTTAGGTGTTATTCTAATTTTTGATTTATAAAACTTTAATTCTACTGGGTCGGCACCAAAAACAATCTCAGGTTTAAATCCTGACATACACATATTAATTAATCCTTGCTGAGTTTTAAGGTGAGGCCAGTTATAAGCAAAAACACCAATTTTATTTTTTATCATTTAGCAAACCTATACATTTTTTAAAAATTTGATCACTTTTTTCTTCTACTGTTATTTGATTTTCAAAGTCTATGTTTTTATAATTCAACTGTTTAGCTTTTTCTAATGCTTGGTTGTAAAAGTAAGATGAATTCTGATTGTTTTCATTGTCATACATGATTACAAAATCTTTCCATTCGCTTGGAATTGAAATGTTTTTACCATTACTCTTTCTACCGTTGACTGGATCGTTGGCCCAACCATGTATGCAGATGTTTCTGCAAGCTATAGATTCTCCAACAGTTCTTGCCGGCCCTAAAGCTAATTGATGTGGAGGCTCCATAAAAGGGTTCATTACACTTATCTTTGAAAAACATAAAACGTCGCACAAAAAGTCTGGATGTACATAGTCAGAGTATAGCAGGTCAATGTTTTTCTTTTTTGCTTCGTTTAAAAGATCTACAAAATAGTTTTGATATTTAACTGGGCCTAAAATTAAAACAATATAGTCTTTCAATAGTAATGGATCAATGTTATTAATCCACTCTTTTTGACCTTTCCACCAGACAACTGATCCTACAATTACAACAATGTTAAATTTATGAAAATTAGGTTTTTCTAAAATTGCGTTTGCGCCATTTAAAAATTTCCTACCAGCCGGTGCAAAAAAGTCTGTGTAGCAAAAAGCGTAGTCTTCTCCAATTCCAATGCAATCAATATGATTGTTTGTTTGAATGTTAACTTTATAGTCGCAAGTATTATAAACTTCTGGCAAAGACGATCTAAGCCTTTTGAGCGTGCTTGATCGAGTTATAAGCAAATCATAACTTTTTAGAAATTCTTTGTCTGTCTTAGGTATAGTTTTTTTACCGCTTTTAGCAGACTGTACATATACTTTGCTTCTATCTTGCGTTATATTTCCTCTAGAATCAAAATAACATATGTCTATATTAGTATCTTTATTGTTAAAATATTTAGAAGCATAAAGTGGCATTTCAATAGCTTCCATTTCATATTTAGACAAACTAAAATGTGCAAACAAAACGTTTAGTTTTTTATTGCAAGATTCTTCTGTTTCTTTCCAGATGATTTGATGATCTTTTTCTTTAAAAAAATGTTCTTTATTTTGATCATTTAGTTTTAAAAAAATGTCATCTTTTCTATGACCCCATTTTTTATTCAGGTCAGAAATGTTATTTAAAATAATGTCTATTGTACGCTTAGAATCAAAGCAAATCATTTTTTATTCCTTTTTGAATTACACTAACAGGCCAGTGCTTTTAACAACACTGATTATCTTTTTTATTTCTTTTTGTTTTAATTTTTCATGAAAAGGAATAGAGACTGTTAGTTTTTCAAATTTTTCTGTTTTTGGCAAGTCATAATTTTTATTAAACTTATAAACATCATTATTATGATTAGCCTTATAATGTATACCGCAAGTTATTTTTTCTGCTTTTAGTATTTGAATAAACTTTTCTCTGTTGCTTACGTTTAGTCTGTACAGATGTTCACTAGTATTTTCGTATTTAAACGACTTATTGTAAGATTCTCTAACTTTTTTTAATAATTTTTTCTTTTCATCTAACTTTTTTAAATTTTTCATTGCAATATAGGCTTGAAAAGAATTCATATACATTTTCCATCCAGGAAATTTAATTTTTCTTTCCCAATTGTTATTGGAGAAACTCATTCCGTTCAAGGTAGCTTCTTTATAGTACTTTATTTTTTCATAATCATTTGAAACAATTATTCCACCATCAATACTCCCTACAGGTTTTGTAGGATAAAAACTAAATAGCATCAGATCATCAGGATTTGCCTCTTTTTTAAATTGATCTTTTTCTACTTTTTGAGCAGAGTCTATTACTTTGTAATTTTTAAAATGGTGCAAAACGTAAGAATCACCTACCCAATCAACATTATCTGTATAATCTATTTTATTTCCGGCTTTTATTAAAGCGTTGTTAACAACAGGAGGTAACATGCTAGGAACTTTAACTAGCTCTTCTTTACCTTCGAAAATTAGAAAAATGGCATTAGTCGCACTAGATACTGAGCATGCATATTTTGCACCGACATAATTAGCGAAACTATTTTCAAAATCACTTACTACTTTTCCGTGAAGATGATTTCCAAATTTTGATATATCAACTTTGTAATTGTTAATATTAAATAAATTTATCATGCTCTTAGCACCTCCTTGATTTTACTGCAAATAAAGGTAATTGACTCATCAGTAAGATTTGGAGCGCCAGGTAAATTAACACCCCTTGATGAAACGTCATAACTTACTTTATTTTTTTCTTGATAAGTGTCTTTCATATTAAAAGCAGGAATACTAGAAAGCGGATAAAAGAAAGGTCTTACCGGTATATTAAAACTATTCATTTTTTCAATAAATTCTTGTTTTGTTATTTTGTATTTTTTATCAATAACCATCGCAGTTATCCAAGCGCCATTGACCACATCTTCAGACTCGTAATTAAAAGTTAAAGACAAACCCTTCAGGTGTTCTTTGTACATATTCAAGTGATGCCTTTTAAATCCTATTAGTTCATCTACTCTGTGAAACTGCGCCAAGCCTAGCGCAGCCTGAAGATTAAAAGGCATAAACTTATAACCGACTATATCATTAAAATATGGTTTTGTGTCCGGGCCTCTTCCATGATCTCTTAACTTTACACACCTTTTATATAGTTCCTCATCATCTAGAAGTAACATACCTCCTTCACCTGTACTCATTGTTTTTGTATTGTGAAAACTAAACGTTGATGCTATTCCAAACTTTCCAGCTTTAGTTCCATAGTAACTTGAACCTAAAGCTTCAGCGGCATCTTCAATAAGATAGACATTGTGCTTCTTGCAGATCTCAGACAATTCTTTCATATTTGGCATGTTTCCAAATAAATCAACAGCAATTACTGCTTTAGTTTTTTTTGTTATTGATTTTTCAACTGATTTTGGGCATAAACACCACGTTTCTTTTTGAATGTCACAAAAAACCGGTTTTGCCCCAAGATATGTAATAGGCGATGCAGATGCTATCCAAGTGCACTCAGGTACCAAAACTTCATCTCCCGGGCCTATTCCTAATCCTGCAAGAATGAGGTGTAATGCGCTAGTACAATTTGTTGTCATAAGTCCATATTTTCTGTCATGATAACTTGAAAACTCACTTTCTAATTTTTCGCAGTAATAATATTTCTTACTACCGTACCAACCATTCCTAAGGGCATCTAGTACATATTCTTCTTCTAGACTGGTTATGTGAGTTCCGGCTGCGTATATTTTTTTCATTTTATCCTCAGTCAAATTTTAAATTATTGTTAAATTTTGCTTTTACTCTAGCATTTTTAATTTGTTCTTCGCTCATAATAGACCAAAACATCACTCCTAAAACTTTCCTATTGAACCCAGAAGTAATTGTTGGAAATCCGTGCCAAGAATTTGGAGTACATTTAAAAACATTAAGACGATTAAATTTGTATTTCAACCTGTCGTGTTGCTTTCCGTTGTGAATTAAAAGATCAAAGCTTTCATCGTAATCTTCAGAAATGCAAAGCACAGCGCTGTATTCTCTTTTCCAGTTGCGATTGATACCATGAATGTCAGCATCAATGTGCATGCCTAAATATCCTCCTTGGCTTTTAGAGTTTGGAGTAAGCATCATTCCTCCTCCATAATGATTTAAGTCAGGAAAGACTTTGTTTTCGTTTGGAAAATAATCTTCAGGTTTAAAATTGTCAGAAATGTAGTCTAATAAAGCTAAAGATTCTTTTGTTGACTTTCTAGGTATTTTTGAACAGTACTGGACCTGTCCTCCTTCTTTAGAGTACTTTACCCAATCTTTATCTTTGAATTGATCAAATGATTTTGCTGCTTTTTTAACTAAATCAACATCTGGTATAAAGTCATCAATACTTAAAGCAGGAAAAGGTACATTAATCTTCTTTGTTATTTTCATCTTTTTTCTCTTCAGTTATTTTAATATTAATGTAATATTTTTTTCCTTCATGAATAAAAAAACTTGAAGGGTTACCATTAAAAGATCTTGCCCTTACAATGTTAATTAAATCAATTGCTTTGTACTTTTTTTCTAGATCAATTTTTGAATGCAAGTTTAATTCTTTTTTATAATGAAAAGTACCTTCACTATTTTTAATTTCTTTTGTATTGTACTCTCCTTTTATTATGTTTACATAGTTTTTTTTAAACAACTTGATAATTTCAATTTGCGCCAAACTGTATAGTTTTTCTCCTGTCATTGTTATGTTTTTATTGATTTCTTTTTGGCATATTAGCATGCCTTCATCTATGTTCTTATTTATGAAATGTATTGACACTCCTGCAGGTGTATTTTCAACAATTGACCAATAGTAAGGATGCATTCCACGATTAAACGGCAAAAGACTTGGGTGTAAATTAACAAAACCAATTTTTGCTGTTTCTATTGAAATTTTCTTGACTATAGTTGGCCACCAAAGTAAAAAAACTATGTCAATTTTATTTTCTAACATAGTTTTTCTAAATTCTTCGCTATTTACATTGATGTCTTTAAAAGTTTTTATATTCGCATCATCATAAAGATTTTTAATTTCTTCACATTTTTTATCTCTACCTAATAAGCATACAAATTTAATGTTTTCAATTTGTCTTTTTTGTCTAATAATAAATTTTGATAATTCTTTACCGACTTCGCCATAAGCGCAAATTGCAATGTTTTTTTTAGATTCCATTAATTAACTCTTTTAAAAGATAGGCTTATTGTAGCATTAATTTGTTTTTCAACTGGTAGCGCGATAAATGCTTTCCATAGATCATTTTTTGTAATGTCTTCAGAGATATCTCTGCTTGTCAAAACATAACCGTTATCTATAAAACTACTCATTATTTCTTTTTCTTTAATTACCCAGTAAGGTATTTCTTGAATTCCCCAAACTTGAATTGTTAAAAAATTTTCTTTAATGTCTCCAGCTGCTAAATGAGAAAATACAACGTTATCAGGTTTTAATTCTATTATTTGCCTAATAGTTTTTTTCCAATCATAGATGTATTGTAATGTACTTCTAACATAAAAAACATCAACATCGATGTTTTTAAATTCTTCAAAGTTGCTAAAAAAACTTAGTTCGTTATTATTTTTGAAAAACGAGCTAGCTGAATTTGCAACTTGTTCACCTTCAATAATTTTATAGTCTAGAGTTTTGTTTGTTTTGTATTTTAAAGGCAAATAAGACAGTCCAAAGCCTCCACCTAAATCGACCACACACACTTTTTCTTTTTTAATTTTAGATACAGTGTCTATTAAAGATTGGTTTCTTTTTGAAGCTATTTTGACTTCTTTGTCAAAATTGTTAACTCTATTGATTTGTTTTTCAATCCAGTCACGATTATCATAAGTGCCTACATTATCAGGTAAATCTTTAGTAGTTTTATAGATGACATTTTTCCAGCCTAATGTTTTCATTTATTCCGCCTTTATAGCTTTGCAGTATTCTTCCCAAGATTCTATGTAATCGCTTTTATCATATTTGGTATCTGATAACACTAAAAGAACAGTGTCTTTTGAAGCATAAATCTGTTCATCCCAGATCATACTTCTTATTAATAATCCATTGTCTGGGCTGTCCAAAACATACTCTTCTACTTCTTTTCCGTTTCTACATGTTACAAGGCATTTTCCGCTCAGACAAATTAAGATTTGATTTGTCTTGTAGTGTGAGTGATTACCTCTTATTTCTTTATTATTTACACCGTAAACATAAAAAATTCTTTCAACAGAAATTGGCAAAGAATCAAATTCAATAGGACAGAGGATTCCTCTTTCAGCATCAAATTTTTGTATTTCTATTTTTTCGACTCCTTTCATTTTACCTCTCTTTCTTTTTCATTAATAAACGTTTCATAAAATTTTAAATCTAAAAAGTTAAAATTGTTAAATAGATCTTGACTTTTTTTATTCCAAAAAAATTCGTATTTGTTTTCATTTGCTTCATTTAAGATTAAAGAGATTCTATCAAAGTTAATTAAAGTTTTGTTTTTTTCTTGATACTTTTCCATAGCAAAAACAAACTCTTGACGACAATATCTAAAATCTAACAAATTTAAGCTATTATTTGACAATATATTGTCCCCTAAATAAAAATGGTATATGTTAGGATTAAATCCGCTAGGCTTGGTAGGTAAAACATTTTTATTCATCCACGTTATCATTTTTTTATCTTTTGACTTGATAGCTTTCCCAGAAACGTGCGGGTGCCAAACATTAACCAGCCATTTGTTAAAATCATGCGGATTGCAGCTTTTATATTCATCAAAGTCTCTACCTTCTTTGTATCTCTTTTCAACTAATTGTTTAAAAGTAGAAACCATTCTTTCTTTAGGACACCTAATAAAACTAAACTTAAAAATAGAAGACCATAGCTCCGGAGCAATGTTGGATTTGTAATAATTAAGATCCAAATGTCTATGTTCTCCATAATCACCGAAAGCAATTTTAATAGCATTAGAAACTGCTGTTCCTCCTGTTTTTGGAACGTGAATCATCATTAGATTTTCTTTTTGCAAAAACACTTATTTGTCCTCTGTTTCCCATGTCTCACCAAAGCTGCCTGGCTTTGCCTTCCATTCATCTTTTACATCATATTTTTCATTTAAATAATACAACATTATAGATTCCGGTTGTAACGCTTTATAACCATGCCAAACTCCTGGTGGTATTTCTAATACATTTGGAATTTTGTCTGATAGATATTTAAATTCTACCTTGCCGTCAGGGTGGCGCAAGCCTACTTTAAAAGAACCTTTTACACAAAACCAATAATCGGTTTGTTTTTTATGTCTGTGCCAAGCAACAACGTGTTTTGTAGAATTTACTCTAGATACGTTAATTTGGCCTTTCATTTCATTAAACTCTAAAAAATATCTTTGTGCTCGATCGTCTTCATTGTAATTAATTTTATAATTTTTCAATTTTACACTCCTAGGAAATAATTTTTACTTCTGGTACATGAGTTACAAAAACACCGCCTCTAGCTAAAAAATCTTTTTCTTTTTCAAATATTTCTTTTTTGAAATTCCAGGCACCTAAAAAAGCAACATCAACTGTTTCATCAAACATTTTATCACTATGCACAGGGATATGTACACCGGGTGAATACTTTCCTTGTTTTGCTATAGTAGTATCTGTTATGTAATCTATTAATTTATCATCTATTTCACAATAGTTAAAAACTGTTGTTGATTTTGAAGTTGCGCCATAACTTACAATTTTTTTATTTTGTGATTTAAAATTACTTAAAATTTTCACTAAGTCTTTTTTATTTTTTTCAACTCGTTTTGCGAAATTTTGAAATGTTTCTATTTTATCTAATCCAGCATTAATTTCTTCTTTTAAAAATAAACTTACAGAGTTTTCTATTTTTCTCGTATTTTTTTTGCAAGCAAATATTCTATTTGAACCGCCATGAATGTTTAAACCTTCAACTCTAAACAAGTCTAAGTTGTTTTTCTCTAATAGATTTTTAAGTGATAGGACAGAGAAAATATGAGCATGTTCATCATAAATTTGATCAAAAGAATTCCTAGAAATCATTTTAAGCAGAGAGGGATCTTCAAAAACAAATATTCCTTTATCACTAAGTAAATTATAAACGCTTGAAAATGCATCATCTAAATCTTGTATGTGACACATGCAATTTGCAGAGTATACTAAATCAACAAGACCGTGATTGTTTTTTATTTGATTAGAAGTTTTGTAATTCCAAAATTCGTTGTATGTTTTATAATTTTTACCTGCTGTTATTTTTGCAAAATTACCGCAAGGTTCAACACAAAAAGTTTTTTCTTGATTAAAGTTAAAAGAAAAAACACCGTCATTAGAACCTATTTCAACCACCTTGTCAGGATTAAATTCATTCTTTAGCAAGCTTGAAACATTTTTAAAATGATTTCTCATTGTTCTTGATTGTGATGAATGATAAACATACTGATCGTTAAACATTTTCTCAGGTTCAACAAAATTTTTTAAAGATACAAGATTGTTATTAGTGTCAAAAACAACCTCTAAGTCAAAAAAATATTCTTTTTTTTGCAGATATTCTTTCGGTAAGAAGTTATTTGCAATTGGTTGTTTTCCGAGGTTTAGAAAAGTTATTTTCATATTTTATCCTATTTCTGGTAGCAATTAATCCCAAATTCAATGTATCTTTTGGTAATTACTTGTGTTGTTGTTTTTTCTTTTACATCATTCATAATTTTTAAACCCTCTTTCCATTCTTTTTTTCCAAAAGTTATTCTTGCCTTATTGATCATTTCAGAACAAATTTCTTTATAATTGTCTATGAAGCCTGATTTTTCTGTATTTATTGCATAAGGATAAGATTCATCAATTAACTCTCTAACAGATGGGTCTAAAGAAGTAATAATGTTTGATCCGCATGCGGCTGCTGTTGATACTTTTCCTCCTGTTTTTGTAACCCATTGCTCATAATTTATTTTTTGACCGGCTACAGAGAAAATAGTAGGTGATCTTACACCATAATGACATGAATATCTGGAAGGATTACTGTTTGAACTTTTAAGCTGATTAAGATAATTACAATCTTTCGCGCTAATTAAATATTTTCTAAGATTCTCTTCGCTTTGATTTTTCATGTTTTCAAACATGTGGAACAAGCTATGAAAATAACCTTCATGATGGTCATGGCCACTCAAACCTAACTCTCCTTGTGTTTCAATACCTGAGGGATCCCTAGAGCCTCCGAAAAACAATCTAAAAGTATTAGATCTTTCTTTTTGGTAAATTTTATTTTCTAGAAAATAGTCATGATTTGCTGGTATTACTGTGGTTATTGATTTTATTTTTTGATTTGCATCAATTATTTTTTTAAATGCTCTACTTCCTACAATTATCCCATCAATATTTAACATTTTAACATGATAATTAATTTCATTTCTAATTAAACCATCGCCTACGTATCTTAAAACTGTATTTTTATTGTTTTTCAAAACGTTGATTTCATTCTGTGTCGGCTTAAATTTAAAAATAAAGATTAAGCTATCTTTAATTTTATTAATTTCATTGAGTAATTGTCTTCTATTGATTGACCTCGCATTGATATTTAAGTCAATACATGAAAGTAAAGGTTGATAGCAGCCCATTGTACAACCACCGCCCCATCTTTCCCATACAAAGTAAATAGTTTTAAATGGATTTAAGTTCATTATAGTTGACCTTTTTTAGTTAAAGTCAACAATGTTTGGTCCCAATCAGAAAAACTTATGTTTTTATCATCAATGTAAGCAATTGCTCTAGGTTTTTCTGCTGTTACTTTTGAAACAAACTTTGACATGTCATGTTTTTCTAGCCACTCCCAAACTAGCTCTGTTCCGGTTTTTCCATTCACTAGGCCTCTGTCAGGTTTCGCCTTGCAAGTATAAACAATCAAAGTATATTTTTTTGACAGCTTAGACAAAGCTTCGTAAGCTCCCTCTACTGGATCATCATAGATAGTACCATCATAATAACCTTTTGAGCACTTATGAATTACGCCATCAAAATCAATTCCAAGATTAATCTGTTCATCAGGGTAGCTATGCTTTCTTATCTTACTGCCTTTCCAGTTTAATTTTTTTAAATCTTCAGGGTCGTTTTTCCCTATAGGCGGGCAAACATTACCAGAACCATGCGTTAGTTCATAAGTAAGTAAAAGAGTTAGTACCTCAGCTGTGTGATAATACTCTGCTCCTAGTAAGACCTTTGTCAAATCTTTAACTTTTACTTTAATGTCTTTTGATGAAATCATAGCTATTTCCATATTATTGTCATTTGCCCATTGAAGAGCTTTAATAATGTCAGTAGAATTTCCTGATGATGAAACTCCTAAAACTAGCGATTTTTTCATTTGATCTTTTGTTCTAGTGGAAGTTCTTTGACGTAACCAATTGACCATCCATTGATCAAAGCTTGTGTCATTAATCAAAGAAGTAGCGACAATAGCACTTCCGGGACATATGGCATTTTTTGTACCATTTGACAGGCGTGTTATGTCGACAGCAGCATGGTCTGCTATAGCTAAGTTACCTCCATGTCCTAGGACATAAATGTCATTACATTTGTTGAATTTTTGTTGCAACTCTTTCCATTCTTTAGAGTTGACAACCTTAACAAATTTTTCATCTAAATTTTCAAAATTAAGCATATTTTTCAATTTCCTTGCACTTTTCAATTAAAAAAGTTGTATCCATTCCTAAAGCAATCATACCATAATTTTTATAATTTTTCATTTCTTTTTTAATGTTTTTTGGTATGTGAACTGCCATTTTATTGTCTGGTATTATTTTCCTCACTTTTTTAATTGAATCCTTGAAAGTTTCATTTTCAAAATTTCCAGGATCACCAGCACTTGCTGATAGATCATAAGGGCCTATCATGTAAAAATCAAAAGGGAAAGAAGAAATTTCTTTGATGTTTTCGACGCCTTCTATTGTTTCAATTTGAGCAATTAATTTTGGAGGATTACTAATTAAATTTTTATCAAGACCCCACTTGTTTTCTCGAACTAACCCTAAACCTCTTTTACCGCCAATGGATGGAAATTTACACCATTCATGTATTTTTTTAGCGTCTTCAACATTTTCAACAGTTGAAAAAATAATACCAGTACAGCCTGCATCCAAACAGGCTCTAATTAATGTCTTGTTGACTTCTGTTAATCTGATGAAACATTCTTTTTTGTGTAATGTAACAACTTGTATGCAAGAATAAAGTGTCTCCGTGTTAAAACAGCCATGCTCTGTATCTATTACTACGCCATCTGTGTCGTTAATGCATAAAATTTCTGATATGACTGTTGATGGGATTTGCTGCCACATTAATTTCATCTATTCTCCTGCGATAGTTTTAGCAATACTCCAATCGTCTTCTGTGTCTATGTCAATATTTTCTGGAAAATTGCATGCATAAAAATACGGATTATTTCCGATCCTTGATTTTGTTTTTAAAAATTTATCTGCCTGAAACATGTAAAATAAAGAATTTTCTTCATAAAATTTAGGCAGGTCTTGAGTTTGTTCTAGTTTAATCGGGTTATGATTAACTGGGCAATATCCATATTTTTCTTTACGCCATAGTCTATTTTGATATATGTTACAAGAAACAATAGAATCATATCCAGATTTAAACTTATTAAATGCTGTTGTTAATGTTTTTTCTTTTATAAATGGCGATGTTACATGTATTTGACAGATTGATTTATTATGCATAGATTTTTCAATAATAAAATTTTCAATTAAGTCACAAACAGAAACTTCATGGCCAAGCAAATGTTGTTTTCTTTTGTAAGTACAAACATTTTTAAGTTTTTTGTCATTTTTAACAGCATCTATAATCTTATTGCTGTCAGTATCTATAAAAACTTTATGATTAGTAAGTTTATATAATAAATTTTTATAAAGTTCTATTCCGTTAATCTTTCTAAAGTTTTTATTAGGAACTCTTTGAGATTCTTCTTTGATTGGAATAAAAATAATCATTTTTTCTTTTCATAAAGGCTTTTGTCTAATCTTTCCAACTCTAAAATAATCTTTAACTGAGAATCTAAATTTACTTTTTCATTGTTTAAAAGCGTTTCTTTAGCAAATTGCCACATATTTTTTTGGACGTGGCGCTTTGAATTAAAGCATTGATTTGCAAACTCAGCTTCAGTTTTATTTTGTTCGTTTATTATTCCTTTCTTAACACCGGGAATAAAACCATCTAAGTAAAAACTAAAACCATAAATTGATAAAAATTTTGGATTCATTCTTAAGATGTCATAAATGGCTACAAATCCTGTGTTAGGTCGGCAATCTACTTTATATGCCAAGGCATTATGAAAATGATGATCAACTAATCTGACAGGTATTTTTTGATTTAATTTTTCAATTTTTTCTATGTCAATTAAATCGTGAAATCTTGTTTCGTTTGACAATCCTTTCATGCTAGATGCTGGAGGTGCGCAAACTAACTTAATGTTATTTTCAACATATTTTTCAACATTTATTTCTCCTGCATTTGCCGGTTTTTCAATCAAGCAGGAATATAATACATCTGTTCTACTACCTATGCTCTTGTTATGACTGCTAATAGACTCCCAAGATCTATTAATCCTAACAACTGTATCATGACTGTCAATTTCTTTTCCTAGCGGCAAGTTGGTCATATACTTTGCAGGACCTACTAATGCAACTTTCTTGTTTTCAAAAAGATCTTGTAAAATATTGGTCATTTTAGTATACCACAGCTTTTTCTTTTACAATTCTTTCAAGCTCATCAACGTCATCAATTTTATAGATACCTTTATGTATTTCATTATCGTAATGTATGTGAATAATCCTTGACTCCATATGATCTTCGCCAAATTCTCTTTTGTAATGATTTTGTTTTTCTCTATTTGCGGCGCTTCTGACATTGTATTCAAAAGGCATGTGGTGAATTCTTACATTGCTTTTCCACAAAGATATTCTAAAACTTACTTGATCCCAGCCGTTTGTTTGCTGATAGTACTTATAAAAATACTCTTTCCACATTTTAAGAAAAGTATCTGTTCTTGTAGAACTGTTAAAAGCAATTACACCACTATTTGCCTCAGAAAAAGCATAAGGAATTTCACCATATTCCGGAACTATTTTTGAATATTTCAATCTTTTTCTTGCATAATCATTTACAATTGCAACATCGAATCTTTCTAAAAGAGCAAACATGTCGTCGCAATTTCTTACAACCACAGTATCAGAATCCATAAATACCGTATTTATGAATGGAGATTGATCCATATAATCTACTTTTGCCCTTAAGTGTTTTGCAACAATTTGACCGATTAAAGTAATTTTTAATTTATCTTTTTTTTCTTCTGCTAAATCTTTTTGATCTGTGTAAATTGCAATAGGTAAGTCAGTGTATCTTCTTAAAGATTCTATTGACATTAATGCTTCTTTAGTAAAAGCTTCACCATAGGCAATATAAAGATAACCTTTTTCTGCTATTTTGTTCATTTGTACCTCTTTTTTTTATTTTATTAAACTTTTAATTGCATTTACAAAATTATTAGTTCTATTTTCTTTATTGAATTTTTTATGGAAAATTTCATAGAAAGATTTTGCGTGTTTATTTCTATTTTTATAGTCTATAAAATTTTTAATTTCTTTTTCCCAAGATTCAGCATCATGTGCACAAGAATATAAACCTGCTTCTTGCATGAAAGCGTAGCTACTTGGGCTTAAGTCATGTATTACTGGAATTCCATGTTGATAAAAAACATAAGCACGCCCTGGGTTCGTTTTGTTTTTAAATCTTAAAAAATAATCTGTTGTGTTGATTCCTATTTCTAAATTTTTAAAATTTGCAATTTGATTAAAACTATCAAAAACTCTCATATCTAAAACATTAGGAACAATGCCTACGTCAAATGTTTTAATTGTTTCACTTACGTTGATTTCATCATAATAAAGAATTTCTAAATTATCAATTTCAGGTTTTCCATGCTGCCAATTAAAGTTTTTATCACCAATTATTACTTTTAAAGTTAAATCTATTTCTTTGTTAATGTTTTCAATTGCTGATTTTAAAAATGGGAAAAACTTAAATAGATGTGGGTGATGCCCATGATAACCAAGTACTAGATTATTTTTATCAACATGATTTTTTATCGGAACTTTCATAAATTTTTCTTCAATTAAATCAACGATAAAAACATTTTCATAAAAAGACATACTGGTATATTCTTCGATAGAACCTACTATAACAAAGTCTATGTTTTTGTTTTTAAAATCAGCATCTATATTAATTGCGCCTATGATTTTTGTTGGGTGTTCTTTTTTTATTAAGTCCACGTTTTTATAGCACGACTTTCCTAAGATAATAACATCACAATTTTTATCAATTTTTTTAGAATTAGTTACTATCTTAGAATTAATCTCTTCATTTTCAATCAATAGATTATTAATGTCATGAACCCAGATTCTGTATGATCCTCTGTTAATATTTGTGTTAGAAGTTAAAAAATTTAAATTAATCATTTTACCTCTTTAATTAAGTTTTCAAGACGATCACAATATTTTTTAAAACTAGTTTCTTTCAGCACCCATTCTCTGTGATTTGATTCTAATTTTATTTCTCCTGACAAGAATGCTTTAATTTTTTTAAAGTATTTTTCTGCAGCTGATTTTTTTCTAACTAAGTATTTTGATGTCATTTCGTCTGTATTTAATACATGAAGTGCCTTAGCAGAAGTTATTGGAACATTGTGAGGTGAACCTATGACAGGTACGTTTAAAAACATTGATTCATAATTTAAAATGCCTGGACATTCGTCTAAGCTTAAATTAACAGTAACTTTTGATTTATTTAGTAAATCAAAATAATCTTTTCTTTCGTATTTGCCAAATTTTCCTGCAGGTATTTCACAAAATTTAATGTTATTTTTTTCTAACAAAAGCAATAATTCGTATCTAAAATCCTCAAAATTTACATCATATCTTCTTTTTTTGGAATAAATTAAACAATCATATATTTTTTTTGTATCCGGCTTATATAAGTTGTCATCTAATTCAATACATTTATTAAGACACCTAGAAGTTTTTCTGACATCTTCTCTTAAAAATTTATTGACATGATCAGAATAAAATGCAACTTGATCCAAATGTATGTCAGGATTACAATGATTAATATACCAATTGTCCCATTCATCACTAGGCCCTAAGTCAGGTTTATCAAGTAAAATATTAGGCCCAAAAATTGTCTTTGAATGAGGCATTAGCTGTTTTATAGTATGATATAGTTGAGGCTGAAATGCTTTTGCATAAAACCAAAAAATGTTATAATCAGCTAAGTTAACTTTGTTTCCAAGTGAATGAATACAATCTACCTGATATCTTTTTTGACTATCATTATTTAATGCTTTAATGTGCCAGTCATATGTTCTTACTAAATTGCCACCAGGTTTTCCAATCATTAAAATTTTGTATTTCATCTATTATAATCATCCTCTAATCTAACAACATCATCTGGATAATAAGTGCTTACTTCACAAATTGCAACGTCTCCTTTTTCTGCAGAAAATCTATGTATTGTTTTTGCAGGTATGTGATAACACTGGCCTGGGCCTAAATCAATTTTTTTAACACTTTCTGTATATTTGTTTTTAATGTAGAGTACTAGTACACCTCTCATCACATAAATTGTTTCGTCTTTTTTTTCATGATACTGAAGTGAAAGCCTTTCTTTCATATTAATATTGATTGTTTTTCCAAGGTACTTGCCTGGAATGTCTGCCCATATCTCTTCCCATCCCCAAGGCTTTTTAATTATCTTTGGTTTCATTTTATAAAACCTCTTGCTCTAATAAGTTTGACTGTACTTAATTGATCTTGCTCTTTCCATTCTCTATGTTTCATTGAATTAGAATTTATGCGATAAAGATAACAAACTTCAGGTATAAAAACTCTTTTAATGCTTAGATACATTAACGGCAAATACAATGCTTGATCATAGCCTCTTTTAAACCAGTTACCATCGATGTCTTTAAAATTTTCTTTATTGATTTCTAAAATTAAATTAGATCTAAAAGTTTTTAAATGAGAAGATACCCACGGGTATTCATAAGGGTTAACCCTAATGTTATCAGGTAAATCTTTTGAAATGTTCATATTATTAATGTCCCATTTATGAGCTGTCCAAACTGTACCTACATCGTCATCTTTATAAGCACTTAAGATAAGATCAACAGTGTCTTCATTGCAAAGCGCATCATCTCCATCTAAAATTGCAATGATACAATTTTTTTCTTTGGCGGTATTAATTGAATTTTCAACTACGTTTTTAAGTGCATATTTTTTTTCTTTATTGACAATAAATTTAAATCTTTCATCATTTCCTACGGCATGATTAACCATAAAAATAGTATCGTCTTCTGACATGTCGTCAATAATTACGGCTTCCCAATTAGTATTTTTTTGATCTTGTAATGACTTTACTAATTCTCCAACGTGCGGTGCTGCATTGAACATCGGTATTATAAAAACTACTTTCATTTATCGCCTCTTTATTTTGTCCATTCTTGAGATAGATCAGGTTCTGATCGGTTAATTGTTATCCAAGGAGTAGGTTTAGAAAAATCAATTTTTTGATGAAAAACCCAGCCTCCTAATTCTTCTTCCATTTTTATAGCTAGGTTTCTAATTTCTTCATCTGATACATCAGACCATTTTTTGTTAAAAAACATGTTATTCTCTGGTGTGTCTTCTATTGACTTGTTGTACATTGAAGTCCAATGTTTCGACCAATAATTTTTATAAGTATAGATTTTTCTTTTTATATCAAACCACGAATAATGGTACACACCAGGTAATTGGTTTACAACTTGATTTAAATAATTTTCATAAACACTTAAACTTTTTTCATCTCCTGATAGTGCTTGCAATCTTACTTGATGTAATTCTGGTGTGTAAAAAGTTGAATGTGGTATAGGTTGATAATTGTCATTGTGTACATAATCACAACCGTCTGAACCTATTGAAAAAACATTTCCGTCTTGATCATACCTTCGGTGTTCTGCTGGAATCCCATGTGTAATGTGGGTATCATTTCTACTCAACCTCCATTTCCAAGGATTAACATCTACTCTTACTTTTTTATTCGATCCCCAATACTCGATTACTGGTAGGCATAGTAATTTTAATGCTTTTGGCATTTGCCTAATCAATGGTTTGATTTTTTGGTAATCATCTTCATGAACAATTTCATCAACATCTTGTTGCCAACACCACTCTCCTGTACACAATGTTCTTGCGATTGCCTTATTTGCACCGTCAAACATTGCAAAACGAGGATTATTCCAATCTCTTTTAATTTGTTTTACTACTAGTTTTGGTTCTTCTTTTGACCACTTAAGCAACTCTTTATAAGATCCGTCATCAGAGCCACCATCAAGAACTACAACTTCATCACAAAAACCTAAAAGAGATTTAATACTCTGTTTCCAAGGATAATCACTAGAGATTACATTTTTGATTGTGGTATAACCACTTAATTTTATTTCTCTGTTTAAATGTCGTTCAATCTCGTCCCAAAAACGTTTATGTCCGTCAAGAAGATAAGATTCAATTTCATCAGAGGTCCCACCCCACCATTCTTCGGAGGTGTGTTGAACATTATCATTAATATAAAGCTCTAAACCTAATAAGTTTGCCTCAATTACTATTCTTGGGCATGTATCACCACCCAAAGGCATAAAGCATAATCCTTCGTATTCAGAAAGTTTTCTTAAGAGACTTTTATAATCTAGGCTGGACAATATATCGTAATCATATTCTTCTGGTAGGAAAGCCTCAAGTTTTTGCTTTGTTTCTTCGATTCCTTTAATCCAGGAGTTAGAACCTATAATCGCCCATTTTTTGTTATTTTTTTCACTTTTTTCAATTCTTAATTTTTCAATAAATTCTAAATCTTCTACAGAAAAAACTGAAGTCAATCGTATCGATTTTTCGTCTGTTAAAAATGGAAATCTTTCTTGATACCTTTCTTTTTGCTGGTCAGACATCCAAAAGATTTTTTCAGAGCCGGCAAAAAAAGATGAAATAAATTTACCATAATCTGAATCGTGGCAATTGCATTCTTCTCCTGTTTCTTTTTTATGCAATTCTATCGATCGATAACGACAAAACTTATAATCATATTCTGTTATAAAATAATAAAGATTTGCTACGATCTGTGGGATTAAGTTTAAATTCATTTGTGAAAAGTTAAAAAAGATCCAAGTTTTATTAACACCTTGTTGAACCAGTTGTTCTGTTAGTTCACTTGATTTAAGCTTATAGGTTTTATAGGGGCTAGTTCCAAACAATGCTTCTGTGGTAAGCTCAGCACCACCAGAGTATTCATCAGTGAATAGATCAGCCACAAAGATAACATCTGCTTCTTGAAATTCATATTTATTTCTATTTTTCTTGGTCTCAAACACGCTTTGCGAGAACATAAAAAATCCTCCAAAAATTTAATTATTCTTAGAGGATATTACCCTATTTTTCAGAGAGTTAAAATTTTATTTATTTTATCCCAAAAGCCTTATTTGGAGAATTGATCCTATACCTTCAGATGTACTACCATCGATATCAGTTTGTTGTGTTCCGGCACCTTGGTAAATTGTCACCTTGATTGTATCACCTGAATCCATATAGTGCATAGAAGTACCACCTATTGACCATTGCGCAATACTACTAGTATCTGATGAGAAATTTGGATCAAATTGATGATACATGAATTGAGGTTTTACAGTATCATCTCCACCTGTTACAGCAACTCTATACTCAGATGCAGCTGTATCTATAGATTCTAATTGCAATCTAACTGTCACTAAATAATAGCCATCAACAGGGGCAGTAAAAACTCCTGTCGTATTGTTATAAGCACTTTGATTATCAAAATGTTCTGTGTCAAATACGACGTCAGTTATTGTATTTATTGCTATATTTGTTTCAGATGTGCTTAGTTGTGCTGATACGAAACATGTGTTAGGCATTGTTACATTACCATTTGTGTCAATTGCGAAATCATTATCTGTTTCGAAAGAAGCGTCTGTATTGATTGCAAACACATCTTGTGAATCGTCGATACCAATTACGGATTTTAAAGTTGAATGCCCAAATGTGATTAATCTATCAGATCCGTCAGAATCTCCTCCGATTGTTAAATTATCTGTCAAGTCGATAGTTTGATCTGAATTGATTGTCATTGCCAGGGTAGAAGTAGAAGTGCCGTCAGGAGTTGTATAAAATTCTAATTTTCCAGGAGAATCTGTAGAATCACTTCCATCCCCGTGGTTTGCTGCAGCGATAGCGATGATTTCTGCAGCAATTGCTCCGGCTGCTGTATCATATCCGTAAAAACCAAGGTGTCCTAATCTGTCACCACTTTGTACAGCAGCCTCTGATCCATCTGACCCTCTAGATCTTCTAAAGTTAATAACTGGAGATAATGTTGCTGTATCTGAATACCTATCTAATCTAAGATAACCCGAACCATACAACCTGGATAAACCGTCAGTGTCTGAATCATTGACTTCAAAATAGCCAGAATCTGTAGGGGTATGTAATAGATTGCCGTTGCTGCTTCCATCTATAGTTAAAACTGGATCTATGTCAGTGCCGGCATCATCAACTGCAAATATTATATCATGATTTGTACCAGTTGCCTTAAAAGAAAGATTTCCGTCTGTTGCTTGGATTACGGTGTCATCATCAAAAGTAATTCCTGAATCTGTCAATTGCATTAATGATTCCGTTCCGTCTTTAAAGTCAATTGTTCCGCCGTCTGCATTTAACTCAATATTTCCTGCAACATCTAAGGTTAAAGCGCCAGAGCTTACGTCTATTTCGTTTCCTCCGTTGTCCAAAGTTAAATTACCTAACTTAACATCTCCGGTGAAAGTTGAACCACTGATTGTTGCAACTATACTGTCATTAATTTCTAATTCTGTTGCATCGATTTGAAGGCCTCCAGAAGCCTTAAGGTCTAAAGAAAACTCTGTACCTGCTAAATCTAGGCCATCACCTGCTGTGTATGTTGTATTGGTGTCAGTCCATGGTACATTAACGACTGCTTGATCAGAACTATTTAACTGAATTCCGTATGTTCTACTTGCTGTTGAAGAAACTGCATTGGCAGCCACTGTCTGTTCTGTATTGTCTTCAATTTTTATTAAACCTAATGCAGATGAAGTTGCTGTAGAATAAGTTGTATCAGTATCTATTAAGGTTTGGAGTTGGGTTAAAGTTATTTTTTTAACATTATTAGAATCACTATTATCTGCAATTGCTATAGAATCTAATAAATTACCAGCATTTGAGTCCACAGACAAACCATTTATATCTAAAGAAAACTCTGTACCTGCTAAATCTAGGCCATCACCTGCTGTGTATGTTGTATTGGTGTCTGTTGATGATATTGTGATCGCACCATTTGACCCGGTTGACGTTGATACATTTGTACCAGGTATGATGTATGGTGTACCATCTGATAATTGTGTTAATGAACCAGAGATATTAGTTACTGTCAATGTATCAGTTGAACTATTAAATGTAAAGTTTGAGTCTCCAGCTTGTGCTCCTCCACTATTAAAAATAACCTGCGTGTTGGATCCTCCAGCACCAGCTGCGACACCTGTTGATGTAATTGTGACTTGACCATTCGATGATGTTGTTATACTTATATTTGATCCAGCTAATAAATAAGGTATTCCTTCACTAACCTCTTGCAAAGAACCGGTCAATCCTGCACCTGATGGGAAAACTATTTTACTTCCTTCCTCCATTGTTAAAGAACCGGTAATTTCCATCCCACCTGCTATTTTTAATGGGCTTCCGCCATGCAAAGTACCAGATATTACAACATCACCACCAAAAACTGTTGTTCCTTTTGTTGATGTTCCTCGCGAGCCAATCGATCCAGAAACAAAAAAGTTAGTATCTGTAAAATCTTGCGGGTTTAAACTTGATCCTGCGCCTCCAGACAATATTAAGACTTGATCTGTTGATGCATCAACAAAAATTGCGTTATTTAGGTTTTGTGTATTAACCTTAAAATCAATATTTAAATTATTTTCATTAAAAGTACTTGATTCATTAGTAAATTGATTTGTTAGTGTAATCGGGTCCGGACCTGGTGGATCTACATAAAAGTATGTTCCGCCTGAATTTTTAATTGTAAGATCTGCGCCGGCATCAATTAAAATTCCTCCATCAGTTCCGGAACCAGTAATGTATTGTGCATTTGTTAAGTCACTAAAAAGAAGTTTTTTATTTTGACCCATGTAAGCATCTTCAAGCAGGTAAGAAGATCCGCTAATTACAACATCGCCACCAAAAACAGAAGTGCCAACCACTGCCGTATCTTTACTTCCGATTGTACCAGAAACAAAGAAGTGTGTATCAGTGCCTACGTTTGATGGATCATAATTGAATCCTTCTTCTCCAGAAAAAGAAACAGAAGAAGTTGTAACCATTGTAGTAGGTGTTGGTACATGAAATGTACCTGTCACTGTTGGTGTTGCATCAATTATATTTCCGCTAGCATCATACAAAGATCCACTTACAACCATATCACCTGGAACTAGGACAACCCCTCTTGTTGAAGAGTCTTTTGTCCCTATTGAGCCTGAAAGCATTATTTTAACATCATTACCATAACCAGGAATATTTCTTCCCAATGCAGCATAATTTATTTCATCAGATCCAATTATAACAGAATCATCTCCTCCAGAAACCAAAAGCGTCATGTAGTTATCTGTCATTACAGAAAAATCAAATTGTCCTCTGCCCGTATTTAAACTTTGATAACCGTTCGCACTATTGAAAGTGTTTGAAAGACTTCCGATGTACATGTCAACATTTTCATCAGCCACCAAACTTACAGAATCATCTCCATCAATCCATAAATCATCATTGCCTAATGACCTAATAGAAATATCATCATCTCCAGGATTGTTGAATCTTAAATAATGCAATGGTTGTAGTGAGATATCTCCGTCAACTTGTAAAGATCCTGTTATTTGAACATTGTTTTCATGATGCGTTGTACCACTAACAACCAAATCTCCTGGCATTAAAACAACGCCTCTTGTTGAGCTACCTCTTGTACCAACGGTTCCTGATAGCATAATTTTGACATCGGCGCCGTATCCTGGTACTTCAGAAGCAGTTGGAGTTGAATCAAAATCTTCATGACCAATAATTACACTTTCATCTGACGCATCTAAAAAGAAAGTTCCATAATTTGTATCTCCGTTAATGAATGTGTCTTTATTCCTCCTGGAGCTGTTTATTACTGTACTTGTTGAATCGATTATAAAGTTTGTTGTTCCACCTACTTGTACATTAAAAACACCATCGACAACTAAATTTAAGTGTGCACTATCAGCATCATCATCAACAGTTGTAATGGTAGTCTCTCCATTTGCTCCAACTGCTATTGTTGCAAAATCATTGTTGTTGGCAGTAGACATCATTTTAATGTCAGATCCTGTCCCGTCTGCTGCTTTAATCCTAATACCTTCGTTTGTATCCGCATTAATTACATTTAAATCAATTCCAACATTTTGAGTCGTTCCTTGCGAGTTTGCAGAATCTACGTCAATTTCTAATCCTGTCATTCGAACAGTTGAACTAGCATTATTCGTTGCTGAATCGTCCATTTCTATTAATGCACCGACGCAATCCAAAGTATTACTAGCTGCTACTACACCTGATTTGTCAAAATCAATGTGCAAAGCTCTCTGATTAAAAGTTGACTGAACTGTCGTATGATAATCAACAA